TTCTTTTACGATTTTATTTGTCTCATTCGTATCCCAATTTTCTCCATCTGTGATAAAAATAATAAATGCTGGCACTTCACTTGGTTCAATATCTTTATAATAAGAAACCATTTCCTTTAATACGGGTGCATAGTTAGTCCCGCCCATACTCATATTTGCTTTATTCATTACTTTTCTTACATATGTTGAATAATTGTCTTTTGTAACAGCTGCAAGTCTTTCACTTCCGTTAGAAAATAACCAACTCTCAAGTTCACCATTATCATCAAATCGAAGAGCAATTGGTAACAGCCGAGAAACTGTTTCCTGAACAGATCCATTACGGAAAAGATTGCTCATGCTTCCGGAATAATCCATGGCCAATGCTACTCTCGCTACATGTTTTGTCATGTCAATTTTGTTATCTTTTGACATATTGATCAGGACAGTATTTAAATTCTCTTGGTGTTTTGACATATCAATTGGCATCATAGGAGAATTTGGCTCCTCATCATTCTGGTTCTGTAAATCTTTTTCTGTTGTAATCTGCTGCGTTACCGTATTCTCTATCGTATCATTTTCTTTTTTTCCAAATAACTTTCCTAAAAATCCCATTTTCTATTCTCCTTATTTCTTATTAATCATTGTCTTTTCAATCAAACGTGCAACCAAAATGTCAATAACAATACAGAATGGAAGCCCAAATACAATTCCCCACTGATATAAGCTAAGTACTGTAGTCTGTACAAAGCTACCTACCACATTACATAACAGAAATGTCATTACAAAGATTCCAATTGCAATATAAATGAACAGTTTATTCTTCCCAATTCCTTTGAATAAATTGATGCTATCTGTGCGAATTAAGAATCCATTAAATACTGCCATGATACAAAGTGTGGCAAATCTTGCGGTCATCGCTGATACATCTGTTGTAAATATATTGTCAAATCCAAATATAATAACTCCGAATATAAGAATAAACATAGCAGTTGTAGAAAGTATTCTTGCCATTGCACCATTAATAAATAATCCAGATCCTTTTCTTAATGGTTTCTCTTTCATGTACTCTTCTTTCGGTGGTTCTCCGCCAAAACTCAGAGAATTCAGAGAGTCCATGATGATATTGATAATAAGGATCTGTACTGCTGCTAAGAACGGGCTTCCTCCAGAAATAACTGGATATAACATACTCATAATGAGTAATGATATATTGATTGGCAGCTGGAACTCAAGAAACATCATAATATTATGCATAAATGTTCTACCAAGCTCTATACCTTTTACGACACTTGCGAAGTTATTATCTGTAAGAATAATGTCTCCTGCTTCCTTTGCTACGTCTGATCCGGCCTGCATTGCGAATCCAACATCTGCCTTTTTAAGTGCCGGGGAATCATTTACACCATCACCTGTCATAGCGACAGACATCCCAGCGTTTCCTTCAGACATTCCGACTCCAACAGACATCCCTGTATTCTGTGCAATATTTATAAGACGAAGCTTTGTATTTGGTGAACATCTTGAAATTACTGTAAGCTTTGGAAGAATTTCTCTTACTTTTTCATCCGTCATAGCTTCAAATTCATCATTGGTAACAGCCAAGTCTCCTGTTCTGTAAATACCTGCTTCCGTTGCTACAGCTTTTGCTGTTTCAAGACAATCACCAGTAATCTCAATAACTTGGATACCTGCGTTATGTGCTACTCTGACCGCCTCTGGCACTTCCGGTCTGATCGGATCAACAACACCAATCACACATAAAAAACTCATATTGTTAGGAAGATCATTTTCTTTAAAGCTATCAGACATAGTTAATACAATACAACGCATTGCTTTTTCTGTCATTCCTTTAATATATGATCTGAGTGCGTCCTTTTTAGTTTCTCCGAACTCGTCTATGTAACCATCAGAATGAACAAAATGAGTACATCCGTCAATTAACTTCTCTGGTGCGCCTTTGTAAAATGTTACAACATTCTCACCATTGTCTACCATAATGGCCGAATATTTGTTTTCACTACTGAATGGCTGTTTTGCCTTGACTGTAAATCTATTCTTAACACCGGAAGTATCCGTTGAAGAATACATACCAAGTACAGCACGATCAATAGAGTTACCTCCAGTAATATTTCCATCAGAATCAAATTCTGCACTATTATTCAGGCAAATATTATTCATAATCAAATCATTAAGCACAGATTTTGAATTCATAATATTCTCACACAATCCGTTTACCATTGTCTTCGGAGTCATTACTCCAGTGGTGAGAGTTCCTGTTTTATCAGTACAAATAAGATTTACGTATGCAAGCTCTGGAATCTTTCCTGGATTTTTGGCCAGGATATTAAATTTTTCCATAGTACTTACATTTTGCTTTGTGACAAGTTTAATAATAAGTGGCAATCCTTCCGGGACCGCAGCAACAATGATCGTCAATGCATTTGCAAAGTTCTGTGCAATTTTCTGTACGATTTCAAGAATATCTCCTGAAAAATATGAGCCAAAACCACCAACATTCATAATTCCGGATACAGTCATGACAATAAAAGCAAGAACCGCTGCGATTGTTCCCCACTTGGAAATAAAATCGCACAGATTATCAATTGCAATATCAAGAGCTGTTTTTGGAGCTTCAAGCGTCTGCATTTTAACAAGTGTGTCTCCATTGACTGTATTTACACCAACATCCGTCACAAACATTTTGCCTTCTCCAGAAACTACTGTAGTACCTGAAAAAAGACAATTTTGATTTGTATATGTATCTGTAGATGTTGATTTAGTATAAACAAATCCTTCTATTGGAGTCTTGACGCATTCTTTTGTTTCTCCATTAATTGCTGCATTATTTACAGAAATTTTCCCTTCGACAATATATCCATCTGCAAAAATTTCCTGGCCTGTTCTAATAATAGTAAGATCTCCAACTACAAGATCATTCTTATTAATAGTCTGCAATTTTCCATTTCTAATTACATCGCAATATCGCACGGATGTTTTGGCCCTTAGCTCTGCAGCTGATTTCTGAACACCAAGCCCAGTCTTAATTGCCAAACCAGTAACAATGGCAAGAACTAAGAGGATCATAATTGGTTCGGATAACTCCGCTACACCTAATATTCCAAGCACAAGTTCAAATACAGCGATAATAATCAAAATCAATGTAATTGGTTCTGTCAGTGCTTCCTTTGCAAAATGATACCATTTCTTTTGTTTCGGTTCCGGAAGCTTGTTACTTCCATGTAATCTTCGACTCTCTTCGACCTGTTCATTTGATAAGCCATTCTTCATTTAAAATTTCCTTTCTATTTCTTCTAGTATTCTGTAAAGCTTTCCCAGCTTTCCAGTGAATCTATATATTATCATTACTACTGCGTACATAAAGGTTGTAAGAAACACTATAAAGACTAATATTCCCATTGATACCAATACAAAGTACACAGTAAGTAATGTAATATTTAACAATTCTGTAATCAACATCATGCCTTAAGCATTGCCTGCAGTTCCTCAATAGACTTTCCGGCAAGCTCCTCATTCTGTTTGCATTCGATCAGTTCAAGCAGCTTCTGATTGTATTCTTTTTTGTCTTTTGCCTGAAGACGCTCTTCAATCTCTTCCTGCTTAAACTTAACAATATATTTTGCAATCTGAATTTTATTTCCCTTAAAGAATATGGCGTAAAATATTATACAAAGCTTCTAATTTTCCGGTTTCCTCGTATATAGCCTCTACAATTGCAGCTAACACTCCGGCACATATAAAACACAAAATTAGCAGTAAAATTAATATCACAATTGTCATAAACAAAAATGCTGCAATATCTCCAAGTATTCCCATATATCACTCCTCTAACATAGCTGTCAGTTCTTCAAGACTCTTGCCTTCCAGAGCTTCGTTCTGCTTTCTCTCAATAATTCTCATAATCTTCTGATTGCGCTCTTTCTTATCTTTTGCAGCTAGTCTCTCTGCAGTTTCTGTCTGTTTTACCTGTACGATGAATTTTACAATCTGAATTTTATTTTCCAGCTCCTGGTCCGCTTCAGATTTAACCTGTAACAAACTTTCTTCATCACTCTGTTTTTTCTCTTTATTCAGCAGTTTAAATACTGAATCCAGATCCTGTAATTTCAGATCCCATAAATCCTCTACTGAAATCATTCCTTTGAACGGGAATCTGTATTTATATCTTGTTGCTGCCTCAAAAATATTTGTAAGTTCCATGTTTTTATTCCTCTCTTTCTATTTGTTTAATTAAATTATGTTAAAATTTTACTTTTAATACTCGCTCTGTAGCACCCTTTACCTTAATAATCAAATCATTTCTCTTTGTAAGGGAAAATCCTACTCCTGAAAGCTGATCATCAACATCTTTTACATGTGCTTTTGATCCAAGCGCTTCAAATACTCTTCGGTGCTGCTCAAGTTCCGGTTTCAAGAATTCATTATAATATCCATTCGGCTCTTCTGGATTGATGCAGTCCTTCAGCATAAAGAATAAGTGCTGATGACCAATTCCCTTCTGTTCATCCCAGTAATTTGGTGAGTAACATACAACTGACACCGGTGTAAACTGCAAGGTTTTAATTCCCCAGACATCTTTACTGATTGTTGCACAATTTCCTGGAAGTTTGTCCACTACTTTGAAATTTCCTGACTGATCAAGGATTACTTCTGCAACATCTACATTTCCTCTAACAGGCGAATTGTATTCATAAGAATGAATTTCACCATTTACCTCTACCTCAGCCTTAAATCCCTGAGAATTTCTGAATGAATACTGATTAACATAGAATTTATATGTACCAGGTTTCATTCTTTCTTTTGATGGATATGTGATGTTTTCAACTGCTACTCCACCATTTGATTTACATTGATATATTGGATCGGTAATATCAATATCTAATTCACCACCAGTATATCTTGATATTTTATGACTAAAATAAATATGATCTCCACCTTTTGGTTCAATACAATGTGCATCAAGGTCAGAATTATCCTTTCCATCTTTATCATTCCACTGGATGGAGAATCTTACAATACCTGTGACTGAACCACCAGCAGCTTTTACATTCTCTTTGATATCTGAATCTGTAATATTACCGGTATATGCCCAAGACATTCCATTGTTCCATTTGAACATTGTTTTCGCAGCAGCAACTTCTGGAGCAATCAGAGATACCATATTCTGAATATGTTTATTCTCCAAATATACTTCCAATTCTTTCGCTACAGGCAGAACATTCTTAATGAAATCTTCTGCACTTATTTCCTCTACCTTAGAGAATCGTTTTGGATCAATTGCAACATCCTGTTCCATTTCATCAAACAAATCCATAGCACCGGTAATTCTCTTCGCTGCATCTTTATTTGAGAACAGTATATTGTTCACTGTGATATCATCCAAGGTTGCAAATCTTCTCTGTAATGAATCCATATAACCAAGTTCTGTAATAGTCTTCTTTGCATCTTCAAGCATCTTCTTTGTAAAGATTGCCTTTGGACGTTTATAATTTACAGGAGCTACAATCTGCTCATATTTTCTAACGGCAAGGTCAAGATCCATTCCTTCGGAAATATTCACAAGCAATGTTCCTATACTATGGTTACGAATCTTGCCGATAACGGCACCTGCAGCAATTGACTTTTCCCAGATCCAAAGTTCTTTCTGTTCATCTGTAAGCTTTCCATATTCTTTCTGATAATTCTTAAATTCAGTAAGTTGCTTTTTCCATTCGGCACCTTTATATAAAGAATTTTGAGCAATCAACTCAAGTACTGTATCTACAGCTTCTTTACTAATTTCATCAAGAGAACGTTTAAATACATTACGGATATCTCTGAATTGACTTAAATCACCTTCAAGTGTGTGTCCATAATATTCCTTAAAGATACAAATTTCTGGCAGATCTACGAAGAAATGCTCATATTTATTAATTTTTCCTGTCGGGAGCATTTCTCTATTTTCAGGAGTACCAATTCGTTTCTCTTTTTTGAGGAATACCCCTGATACCGCTTTCTGTTTTACATAGGCATCAAGCGCAGCTGCGACTACATTATATTTATCATCTGATACTGGATTAATTCCCCAAATGGTATGCAACTCACCATTTTTAATAGATACGACGTTACCAACGTCTCTAATAAAATGTCTACAGCAACTACAGTCATATTCTCTTCTTTCTCTGTAAATTTCATTTGTACCTGCCGGAAACGAATCCAGATATAAATTATAAAGCTCTTCGGTATCCACATTTACTGTGAATAATCTTGAAGAATCTTTAGACATCTGCTGTAAATTTTTCTGGATTGCCTTTACAAAATCTCTAAACATATTTTTATCTCCTTATTGTTTAATTAAATTTTTATTTTCACTGATTTTTCTTTTCTTATTCGAGACTGATTCTTTTTGAACAATTCATCAAATACTCTTGGAGTATACTTTTTATCTGGCACAATTTTTTCTATTCTTTTAGTAGCACTTCCAGATAAAACGCTCGCACATGATTGAATTTTCATTGTATTTATAATTTGCATCTTATTCTTAGCTTCTCTTCGTCTATCACAAATCTCTTGCAACTTTTTGCATAATTTATATCCTTCTGCCGCAGAAAACTTATGAAATTCAATATAATGCAAAATGTCTGAAATTTGTAAATCAGTATATGAAATAATAGAATTAAGTTCTTTTGAATAATCAGTAATTTCATTCATCTTACTTGAAAATTCATTTATACTACCGATAATTTCACCAACTATATCATCTGTTGTAATTGCTTCAACTCCATTATAATCGGTTTCACAAATTTCATATGGTCCAAATTTTTTTAATACGTCTGGAATATTATTTGCTTGAATTGCCTTAATCTTTTTCTTTTCAATTTCAGGAACCAAGAGTGCATCAGCAAGATCAGATACTAATTTGATTCTTCCTGTTGGATCTCTTGCGATGTACTCTCCATTTTTTCCCTTTAAATAGTAACATATCATTGTTCATGCCTTTCTGATTGAGTTAATCTAATTCGTTTTGATAGATCAACTATATCACTGTTATTTGCATTTGTCAATAGTAAAAGTTAATTTAATTTGTTTTTGTATTCTTCTTCACTGATAATAGGAATATTCAACTCAGAAGCTTTCTTATTTTTACTAGATCCACTGTTTTTATCATTGGTAATTAGATAATCAGTTGCCTTTGTAACTCCGGACACAACTTTCCCTCCTTTTGATTCTATATCCGCCACAAGTTCATCCCGGTTAGCAAAAATATGTAACTTCCCAGTGATACAGAATTTCTTTCCGGACAATGAATCACTTTCAGAAGATATTTTATCATTATTAAGTTTCGAAAATATGAACTGTTCTGCCAAAGCAATAACGTAATCATAATTTTCCTTAAAATATCTATGGATAGAAATATTTCGCTCCGTCCCTAATCCTTCAATACAGGTAAAATTAAAATCAGAAGCAGCATCTTTAATAAATGTTTCAAATGGATAGAGCATTCCTAATTCCCTGGTTCTTATTTCTTCATATCTAGCAATATCCTTTGCAGCTCTACCACCAATTAACGGAATATTTAATCCTACAATAAATTTTTCTATGGTAGTATTCCTGCTAGACTCAATAGAGTCTAAAATATTCGCAATTTTCTTTGCTCCCATTCTAGGTAATCTGGACAATTCTGTAGAATGATCCTTCAAATAATACAGATCAATTGGTGATGTCACAAGCCCAGTATCAATCAATAGCTGCAATGTAGCCTCAGATAATCCATTAATATCATGGGCTTTTTTCCCTACAAAAGCATTTAATTCACCCAGAAGCTTGCCTTTGCATCCAGCATTCATGCACATCAATACTTCAGAATCGTTCTCTTTTACGACAGACACTGGTTCTCCACAAATTGGGCATATTTTAGGAATTATAAACTTTTCACCGGTATTATAACCTCTTGTTATGTTTTGAGAAATCTGCGGAATTATCTGGTTTGCCTTATACACAGATACGGTATCATCTTTATGGAGATAAAATCCTTTGAATATGCTCACATTATGTAGACTCGCTCTGCTTACAGATGTTCCGTCAATATCAACCGGTTCAAATACTGCTGTAGGCGTTAATTGTCCAGATTTACCCATAGTCCATTCAATATCAGTCAAAACTGTCTCATATTCATCATCATAGAACTTAAATGCAAGAGAATGACGTGGATACTTATCTGTGACTCCAAGTGATAATCCATAAGCAATATCATTATATGCAGCAACAAGCCCATCAATTGGATAAGATAAGTATGCTGCCTTTTCCTTTAACAAATTAATAACCTCTTCAAGATCCTGATTTTCTTTATATACACGAATATAAGGTACAATATCAAATCCAAGTTCTCTTGCTTTTTCAAATCTTGCTGACATTAAAGGTAGTTCATCCATACCGGCAGGTACTTTCCATACTATAAAACGAACATGACGTTTGGCTGCTACCTTACTATCTAACTGTCTGACTGATCCTGAAGCAAGATTTCGCGGATTCTTATATCTATCTTCTTCGTGTTTAATTAAATTATTAATTTTCTCAAAATCTGTATATGTAATAATAGCTTCTCCTTCGATTTCAACGTGGCCTTTCTGATTAATATGCATAGGAATATTTTCGAACGCCTTTGCATTGTGAGTAATAATTTCTCCTGTGACGCCGTTTCCGCGAGTTTCAGCCTGGATCAGCTCTCCATCTTCATACGTCAAAAGAATTGTCAATCCATCCATCTTACACATTAGCAAAGAATCTTTATCACCAATAAATTTTCGAAGCATATTCACATCTTTAGTTTTATCAAGAGACATCATTAAATGTGAATGCTCAATTTTCTCTAATTTACTTTTTACTTCATATCCAACACTATGGACTGGAGAATTACTTAAAATAATTCCTGTTTCTTTTTCCATTTTTTCCAACTGATCACACAGATCATCATACTGATGATCCGTAACAATACTCTCTGCATTATTATAATAAGCATCTCGGTACTGATTAAGTTTTTCAACCAATGCTTTCATTTCTTCAATCTTGTTCATTTTTTCCTCCTGTATTATGTATAATTAAATCGTCAAAATATCAAAATGTACTGACCAATGATCACACATCATATCAATTGTTGCATCCGCGATATCGTTAACGCACTCGTCATCACATTTGACTGAATCAAACTGAGAAATATCAATATAATGCTCTGCTGTTCCCTCTTCAAAAGTGATAATATTATCATTTACTGTAATATTAACTGGATTCAACTGCATATGAGATATTATTGCAGATTCTTTTTCTCCTACAGAGAAATGTACCGCAACAGTTTTATTGTCATATGCTGCTTTTTCAAACATAATATCGATTTTCTGAGCTACTTTACTTGCATTCTTTACAAATTCTCTAACCATTTTTTTGTTCCTCATTACATTTTCTCTTTAATTAAAGTTAATTTAACTTGTTACTTTATTTAAACATGGCGACTATATTAAATAGTCACCATATTTTTTAAGAAAATATGAAGGTCTATTAATCTTAATTCCATATTGGTGTTCAATCATAGACCGAGTTTCAACATCATATAAAATCTTGTTTTTATTTGAATTATACTTCCGGATTAATTCATTTGTCATATGAATTTGTCCGGAAATGTTAATTTTTTCAGCAGTCATATATGATACATCTATAGACTTCAATGCTGCCGCTAATGAATTATACATTTGCCTTCCAAGACAATGCGGATCATCTTTTACAATATGAGATCTTTTTATAATGGTTCCATCGTCCATAAGTTTGGATTTAGTTCCATATGGATATGTTAATTCCATTGTCATATTGCTCTTTTGTGCAGTTAAAATTAATGCTTCACTTACATTTACAACTCTTCCGGAATACAATTTCATTGTATGATTTTCTACGTCGATATCATCAAGTTTTGCTCTAATCGTGTCTTCAAAATCTTTAGACTTGCCATATTCAAAAATGCTCAGAATCATAAATCGATCTCTAGGATTCTTTAATGCTTCGATCCATGTTAAAATTGTATCTCTTGATACAATCTGATGATTTAACAATGTCTTATTTAATAGTGCTGCCAGCATATCAGGTGTGATAGTTGCATAGATATTTTGTCCATTTAACACTAAATTCTCATTAACACACCAGTCCGTATATTGTGTAAGAGTATTATTTACTACAATAATAGACTCTAATGTTGTAAATTTGAACAACTTATACATTTCTGTAATCTCATTTAAATTAAAGTCACATAAATCCTTTTGATACATATGTTCAAACGGCGCAACTCTCTTAAATCTAGGTACAAGAGGAGTAACGCTTGCAACAGTTTTTAACTTAAATTCGTAAAACCTTTGTTTTCTATCTTCGTTATACATTTACATTCTCTCCTCTAAAAAAGGAATTAATCTTTTCCTTATCCTATTAAAGTTTCTCGAAAAATCATATATTATTTTTTCCTCACGTTCCGCATCATCAATAAGAAAACGCTTATAGTTCTCTATCATTGATATTTTATTTTTTCCATCATAATAATGAAACAAGATCGTAAGAATTATAATTTCTTTCTTTGAATATTCTTTTTCAAGATACTTGTCATCTTCTTCTGTAAGCATATTAAGATCTTCGATAAATTCCTTTGATACTCTAATGATTTCTTTTCGTTGCTCAGGAGAATCACTTTGCCTTTTACTGAAATATAATCTCTTAATACATTCTGCCAGGGTTGTTGAATCAATAAGTCCACCTATTTTTATTTCCCCTTGCAAATTACACATACTGCTTTCATTAATACGCTGGACCACTTTATTCTGAGCTGCATATGAGTTATATGTGTCGCTTAACTGTTTGCTCATTTTAGTTTTCTGGTCATACTGATATATCATACGGCGAGATTTATCAATGTCAAAATTTGTAATTCTCAGCTCCATTGGATAGTTAAAATTTGGATTTTTACTTCTGGCCTGGAACATTGATACATATCTATGATATCCATCGTTTATATCAAACGCCTCTAAAGAATGAATAATAAGCTGACGTGATTGCTCATCATAATGAAAATCTGCGTATACATCATCTTTCGGGATATTCAAAGTGATTGTATCCGGAACATAAATATGTTCAAGCATATCTGCCGTAATTTCTTTTACTGCACTCTTATTCAATGTAATACGATATAGCTCATTATTATCTCGTGTTACTTTAGTCATGGCACGTTGTGTGACAGGATTATAGTTAATTAATCCTGATTCTTGCAGAGCGCAAAATGCATCTACATTTAAAGATCCTATCCATTGATCGTCGCTTACCTGAATCATATTGAATACCAACGGGAATTCAATTTTATTTGGTTCTTCGTATCGCATCCCACTATATTTACTTATTTCTCTGTCTGTAAAAAAGTCAGATAACTTTTTGCGATAATCTTTTTTAGTGGCATTTAATATACTATCTGCAATTACAAAAAGTGTATAATCATTTGCTTCTTCAATACTCTTTCTACTAGATAGAAAATCTGAAAAAATGCCTTTTGGATAATTATATTTCTCATATGCATAATTGTAAATTTCTAGTTCGTCACTCTTATTAATTAAGATATTAAAAAACTTTTTGGATAAATAATCTTCTAAAATACTTCTATCGACATTCATTTTTCTCACCTCTTTCCTCAGATTATATCATGCAAAGTTAATTTTGTCTATATTTTTGATGATAAATTTTTCGACATAAACTCCGTTGCTTCCTTTCTTGAGTTATTTTCTTCAACTGTATAAATACTGGTTGTCTGTATATCCGCATGTCCTACGGCATTTTTCGTAGCAACGATATCTTTTGTTTCCTTATAATATAATGAAGCAAAAGCAGCTCTTAACTTATGCGGAGACACATGTTTACCAATTCCTTTCTCGGCATATTTGACTACCATACAATAGATCGTTTGTGGATCCATACGTTTTCCATTTTTTGATATAAAAAGAGCATCCTCTTTAATCCCCATATTATATAGTATTTTATCTCGATCAAGGATCCAATCTCTTAATACACGTATGGAATCATCATTTAATTGATATACCTGTTCTTTATCTCGCTTGTCGATAATAGTCAAATTGTGAGTCTCAAAATTTAAATCACTTAAGTTAATTTCGCTTAATGCAGTTTTTCTCATGCCGGTAACCATAAATAAATATAATATAGCATAATCTCTTGAATGCCATTCTTTTGGCATATAAGAATATTTTACGGCACCCAATATTCCATTTAAATCATCCATTGATAAAAACACTCTTTTAATCGAGTCTTTTCTAATAGGCCGGTTTACATTGTCCATCGGATTCCTCTCAATATCTCCTCTCCGATACAAAAAATCAAAAAACCTATTTAATGTGCAACATACCAATTTAGTATATGCCACAGACGACTTTTTAATTTCACCATTACCATCTTTTACGTATTTAATATGCTCCAGATACCTTGCGATATCATCTGCATCAATTTCGCTTATATCTTCTACATCTATATAATCTAAGAAATGATGAAGTTTTCTAACGTAATTTAAACAAGTATTCGGGCTGCGAACAGCCTGAATACTCATATAAAAATCGTTCACGCATTGTGGCATATCATTAAGAATTTTCTTAACATTCTTATTTAATTTTAATTCATGCTCCAACCTTCCATTCATAATTTCATTCTCCTCTCTAACATAATTCCAGCTTGTTGATACCATGGCAGTATCACACTACAATATTCCTTGACTTTCCATGAATACCACTCTCCAATCCCCATAAACAAAAGTAATCCAATTGCTGAAATAAGTCCTTTGTTCACCACAATACATAATAATAAACATGGCGCTACCCATAACCAATTCGTAGAAAAGTTACACCATCTTACTAGCCATTTTTCGCTCATACGATCAAAACTCGCAATTTCATCTGGAGTCAAAGAGGTCTGTGGTGGATTTGCTTTCGCTCTTCTTTTAACAAGCTCCGCTCCTCCGACATTTTTTTCTCCTGGTTTTATATACTTAGTATATTCTTCTGTTATTTTTGATGCTGCTCTTTCTTGTGGTGTCTTTCTTACTTCCGGTATACTCCAAAAAATCATTTCTATTACTTCGATTGGATATTCAGGATATAATATTGCTAAAGAAAATCCATTGTCCATTAAATAATATAGAAAACTTACCATTTTTTCTGATTCTGTAAAATCATCCATTTTATATCTTGGATCATATGGTGCTACAGCTGAAGAATTGTAAATACGTTCCCTATTTTTAAATTCTTCATATCTTTTTTCAATGTCATTAACACAACGCATATAAAATTCTCCAGTAGTAAGCCTTTCTACCTCCACTTTTTCAAATTTTATATTATTTCCATAGACAATGTATTCCTCATCTCTTTCTTCTGGTGTTAAATCATCATAAAATTTCTTTGCTTTTTCAATGAGTTGCTTAGGAGTTAGAGCATATCCCTTATATGCTCTGGCTTCTTCTTTTGTTAACCTCATTTTAAAATCACCTTACCCCTTTCTAAACAAGTATATCTAATATAATAAGTTTTACCATTTTTAGTAACTATTCCCCAATTACGAATTGGAACCCCTGTATCTATCATCTTCTTCAATTTTTCAATTCGCCTTCTGTCAAAACACCATTCAATCATGTAAGAATTAAAGTTCTCAATAAATTCTTCTTTATCAAAAACAAGAACTCCATTTTTTAAATATGATATGGTCTCTTCTTTTGAGTGACCATCCTCCATAATTATTTTAAAGTCAGTTAATGGTTTTTCCTCTATTATTTCACCTTCTAATGTTTTATAAGACTGCTTATATGTATATTCTGTAAATTTTTGTATTTTATTACAAATCGGACAATACAAATCTTTAATATGCCCCTTTTCTCTCTGTTGTCCAATTTTTCTTGGGATAGGGAACTCAAGTCCACATTCTGGGCATATAAAATTTGATATAGTGCTTCGTTTCTTTTTAGACATTTTAATACTTCCTCCTTATGCTGCAAATCCAAATTCTGATAAATTAATTGTTTCTTTTCGAGGTAAATAATCTGATCCACATGAATCACAAATTTCTTTGACTTCCTGATCGCTTAATACCCTGATTACTTTCATTTCTCCGGCAATAATCCATTCTCCAGTCATTACAGGAGACGTTTTATACCGGTAAAATCCATGTTTTGGAATATAATCTAAGTCAGCTTTTATATAATTAAATTTTCCAGATTCAGAAATCCCATTTACTTCTGCTTCTTCACAGTAATCATGATCAATACAATATTCAACCATAGCCCATACAGTATCCGGCCGCATATAAGTAATCTTGCCATTTACCTTTTGCCCTATATGTGAGACATACGGAGCTGCATCATTAATATGAAAGCCAGGACGATATCTCAATGGCCCAAGTTTGCTTTTTACCTTTCCATTTTCTAATCTTTCTCCTGGTTCTGCACTAATCCATTCTCCAATTGGAATATTCGTATTTGCATTTACATACAGAGGAAATAGTTTCCCCGGATATTTTTTAGACACCCTAAAAAGCTTATAACCAATTGCTGTTTTCATTATACCACTCCTCTTTTACGTTTTCAATATTTTATTAATCATGTATAATTAAATTTTATTTCAGTTTTTCATTGATATATTTTATTTTACTTCTTACATAACATTTATGGCATGTAAGGCAGCTCTTTGCCCCGCAATTAATGCTTACATCATGTGCACTGATATAGTCTTTATCATATACTGTAAAGATCTTATCAATAAAATCATATCCAGGATCGGCCTGATCATTAATGCAAGGGCTACTATATATAATCTGTAAGTTACTTGGCTTTCTTTCGCTGGCATCTAACGCTTCTTCGATAATCCAAGGATTTTTTGTCCATAAAGCAAAGTGCACATGTTTATTCTTTTTACAGATATGAAAATAATTAATCACTTGTGTAACATTAATTAAATCACCAAAACTCTCGAATCTAAAAAAGGAAGCATTGATCATTGGGATCTCTGCTTCCTTTAATATCCTACCAGTTAAAATTTTTGTATTTCGCTCTAAACATGCATTCAAATTTTTATACATTTTCATTTGTCTTTGTGCATAACAATGTGAACATACCAGATCGGAATTGATTGATCGATTCTTGCAATATTTATTACATAAACAGCTAGTTGACAAACTCTGCATCCCTTCCATTTTTCCTGAATGATTCACAGTATAATGAACTCCAGTTGCCTTTTCAGCCTCTGCTACTGTTAAGAATTTTTCTCTTGTTGTTTTCATTTTATCAGCTCCTATATTATTATATTGTTATCGTATTATATTTTTTACAATAAAAAGAGGCAGCTCTTAGCTACCTCTTATATCGTTCTTTTATAACCCCAAAATCTTATCTCCGTGTAATTTCTCTGCTACATTTCATCAAATACTGATCAAATTTCATACCGGTAAATTCAAAGAACATTTCTTTTACCGCCTGCTTGTCACTACTTTTATGGTAAATATTGAATATGTCTTGAGCCATACCAGATATTTCAAAATCCTGCTCGTCCATTATATCTTTTAAAATAGTGTCAGCATCAACAATTTGACCATCCGGAGTATTTTCATTCAATTCTTCTACATATTTAAGCAATTGTTCCATAACATATACCTCATTCTTTCTTTAGCAGAAATTATTATTTCATCAAAATTTAATCTCAATATCATAATAAAAATCTTCCCACTGCCATCCGTGTTCATCACAAATAGCATCCATAAGTTCTACTGGTGATTCAAACTCCACATTGTTTGTTTTCTGATAATTTTTAATTACTTCTGTAACATGTTCTTTACTATCGTCAGATATAATAATCATGTTCCATGATTCAAATTCCTCATTAAATTTCCATTTAATATTTAAAGAATACTTGTTCATAATTCTCTCCTCTCATTAAAAATAATTTAATATCATAACACTATCCACAAATTTCTCCCATAATATTCTCTTCTTATATGAGGAATATCATTGTCAATTTTCGATAATTCAATCTTTTCAAAAATTACATTTTTGCAGCCATCCATAGTTCTGTTTCCAAATCTATTTTTAGTACATTCAATTCCATTTGATGATTTCTCAACCATAACAGAAGTCACTTCTCGTAAATGTTTGATTTTTTTTGTTTCTTCATACGTCATATAGATCACATCCTTTACAATGAAAGCAATTTTTATTTAATTAATCTGCATCACCGAGCTAAATGCCACTCTAATAGTTGAATCTGATAATCGTACCTTCAACCATTCTTTATTCTTTGTAACCCCAGTAACTACACCATAATCGTTTTTGTATGAGCTTGTTTTGCTAATAATTTTCACCCAATGTCCTATGATATTCATCTGTTCTTCAGATAGCAAAACTTCACCTCCTGTATAAAAGCAATTTTTTATCGTGTCATAAATACTACATTTCTGACTAATTTTTCATTTTCCATTTCTTTTATATAATTTTCAATGACGGTAATCTTAACCAAATCATCTAAATTTGTATAAATCACAATCATTGGAATAGGTAATCCTTCGTTATCTCTTACTTTTTCTTTTAAATCTTCTATTACAAACTTACAGAAACTTATAGGATCGCACTCTGTATCATACGTTATATAAGTATCCAAATAAATTGGACAGAAGTCACCATAAGAATAAATAGTAGATTTGTTATATTTTTGAATTGCATAAGCAATTTCAGATTTCTGTTTTTCTCCTGTTACTCTAATCATCTTTTCACATCCAATCAAAAATTTATAATTTACCGTTCATAAAATTCATCATAACATATTTTTTTTAGAAACACAATTTCATCAATTATTTCTTTGATTTCATTACGTTCATACATAAAACTCTCCTCATAACAAATTATTTACAGTTATTCCAAATTCACACACCTTGCTTTAATTTTTCCATATTAACCTCCCACGCCCTCTAATTTTACTCCGCAATTAGGACAATACCCTTCAATATCTTTAATTAAAATCTGCTCTTTACAATTTGAACATTTCATAAAACTGTAAATATCGTCATTGACAAACATCCATCTTCCACCATGATTTTCTATAATCATTCTATACCCTGTATCTTTTACTTTTGCCATTTTGTAACACCATCTTTCTCATAAAATGAAAGTCGAAATTCATTTATTTTCTTCGTACCACAAATCAGAAATTGCATGAGTTAATTCTATTTGCAACATCCATGTCGTATTTGCTCCAAAATCACAGCTGTAAATTTCTCTGATTCCACCCAAATCTGTCTCAGGATCAAAAAATCCAGTTTCTTCTACTTTAAGAAATTCACCATACAATTTTATTAATTCTTCTTTTGATTTTGTTTTAAAAATATTAACGTGTCCCATATATCATACCTCCATTTTAATAAATTCAGTCTTTCAATTCCATTATATACACTCCAAAACATCCAGTTTTCCACATCTAATCATCCTCCTCGTTATAATCCCATCCGAATATTTCCGCAACTTCTTCTCTTATATCTTCATCAGCCCTCATAGCACTGCAGCAATTACAAACTCGAATTGTTTTCTGTACTCTTTTCCCTAATATCTTGCCATAATAAGTATATTTTGAATTAGGTGACTTAATTTCACTTGCTCCGCATAACCAACAATGTGTCATATTATCACTCCATTTTTGATACTGAATTACAAATTTTCTGATTAAGTTTCTGATATATTTTCACTGATTCATCCAATGCTTTAATTATAGATGTTTCACATGTTAATTTTTCTGCTTTGTAAGCATTATCAATTAAGCAAATCAATCCATTTGATAAAATACTTATTTCTTCTTGTGTGAGTTCCAATTTAATTTTTTTCGACTCTGTTCTTTTTACATAAAACTTATGATCAAATCCCCATTGTGAATATAATACTTTTAATGTCTGATCATAAGTTCCTCCAATAACACATCCATCTTCATAACAAAATCCTTTACTGTCATCAAAATAAATATATTCATCTTTTTCTAATCCATCAGAAAATAATTTATCTGTATTTCCTAATTGGACAGAATTAAGACCTGTTTGTAAAGTAACTTCTCTATATTCATTTGTTGGATAAAATTCCATATATTTCACCTTTCTCAATCTGAAATCATCATTTCATTTACTTTAATACCATTAACTCTGCTTCTTCGACATATTTCTTTGCAGCATTATATCCATTTCTATTAAGTTCACCTTCAATACTAAACCAAAGTGAATCTAAAAAATTTGGAATAGATGCAAAATCTTTGTTTGGATATTTTTCTCTATATCGTTTATACGCCGTTTTATATAATTCATCTACTAAATCACGCTTCATTATATTTCCTCCATTTTCAACCTGAAACTTTTGTTTCAAATACAATTCTTTAGCATTTCTATCGCTTCATTTAACGCTGTCTGTTTTTCATTCAATTCTTTTTGTAACCTCTTTATCGTCTCATCTCTGTCCTTCACCATAAGCTTTAACTGTTCTTTTGTAGCATTATGTATATTCAAATGCTCTCCATTTTCATACTGTTTATTTGTCATAATTTTCTACTCCCATATTCTCCGTCAATAAATCAACTTTGTTCCACATTCCGGACAATGTTTAGGCCGTAACTCTTCTTTCTCATCATTTCTAGCTAATGAATAACCACATTCCGGACATAAAATTTCATCATCAGCATCATCTCCCTGGCGTTTTACCTTAATTCCGTCTTTATATTGACACCGCATTTCTGCAAGAATAAGAGCCACTATCTGAAATAAAATTGCAGACTCATGAATTTTCTTTTCTAATTTCAATAGTTTATATGATTCATAACAATCTTTAATTAAATTATTTTCGTTTTTTCTTTTTGCAAATCGTGGAACAAATCTCCCAAAATCATTTTGGCTAGCAGAATGTTTTAAAGAAATTGCATCACGATCAATGTTTCTATAGATTCCTACATAGTCATGCATAAAATCAGTATCAGCAGAATCCAACCAAGCCTCTAAATCAATATTAAATACCTGTGTGGCATAATCAATATCCATAGTATGATTGAGCCGGGAACCATACATAATTCCCAGCTCATATGCTCTATTGTTTATTTTATTGATAAGATCCGCTCTTTCTCTTGCTTCTTTTGTATTTTTTGTGTTTTCCATTCCACTTACCTGCCTTTCGCTTATAATATCTGCTATTACAGCAGATCCACATTTTTACGCCGAATGCACCAGCAGATACTTGAGCATACTTAAAACTTCTGGATATAAATGAATGCTCATAATCATAAAACGGTGCTTTTCGAATTTCATCTACGTATCGCTGTTTCATATATTCTGTTGCATCACTAATATTTAAACACTCAATCACCTCTGCCCTTTTATTGCTATGTATAATAATTACGCTTATCTTCTTCATGTTATCCTAGCCTCCCAGTATATGCGAACGTTCGTTCTGTTTTTTGATATTATTGTTATACCATACTGAGAGGCTGAGGTCAATATTTAATCGAACATATTTTCGATTTATACAGATTTTTTAGGATACAGCTCTTTCATCCTCTTATTGAAATCAAAATTATTTGCTTCAATAACGCGTTTCATATAAGCGAATAATTTATAGTACAAACCTCTATACTGCTCTACTGCACTTTCTACATCTGCAAGAGAATCCTTCAAAGACATCATATTACCTTTAACACCAGGAACTCTGCATCCATGAAACTTAATTAAATTCATAAGTGTATAATAAGAACCTTCTCCCTTGAATGCATCTTTCCATTCTCTACATTTAGGAGTTTCATTAGGCAGTCTATACATATTGGTACAGAACTTTCTTAATACTCTATATAAATCTTTATATGAAAATGTCATTGAGTGGTGGTTTCTGATGTTAATAACTACTCGTTTTACATCTGCAAAGTTGCTTTTCTGTGGATAATATACATATTTGTTAAGATCTTCAACAAATATATTTCTACCAAAAACCTTCTTATAAGGAACACCTTTACATTTATGCATCGGAAGTTTATTAACATAAATCTCAAGTTTATTTATATAATCATTACATGTAGCAGAAACAACATCCGGAATAAAGAATCTTGACCTTTCAGCAAAAGCTTCTGGATCCCTATCCTGTAGTTCAGCTAATACTCGAATTTCTTCTAACATCATTTCAAACTGATACTGATATCCATAGTGATCGTTTAAATATGCGTCATATCCAGATTTACCTGTATAATAACTCTTGTAATTCAGCATTCTAAACATTTGTGCCATAACCCATCTTCTATGAAGACGAGTATTTCTTACATATCCATCTTCATAAATCTGAGATAAGAAAGACTCCTCTTCTGAATTAATTCTTTTCTTCTCCGGATTTACAATGACAGGACTTCCATCTTCGCTGATTGTTACATTAATTGTACTGCCAGGTTTTAAACCTTCCGGTAATGTTACGCTGAAGTATTTTCCTGTTTCAATGTTTGCTGCCTTTAATGCTTCCATTCTGTTCTCTCTTGATTTTTTCATAGTTTTATTCTCCTTTGTATTTGTTTTATTTTTTGTAATTTCTCTCCAACCAAGTACAGCGCTATCTGTATAATTACGCCATTCATAATTGTCATATTTACCTTTGATCATCATGTCTTTTTTGGTAGTTCCATTTTTTAAAAGAATTTCTACTTCCTTATATAATTCTGGGGTATTACCATAATTCCAATTCATAATCTACATTCTCCTTTTAATTTAATTTCAAAATTCTATTTGCTGTAATTAATTACCTCATTATTCTAATTTCAACCCAAGCATCTCTTTCGCTATTTCCTTCACGGCTCTTCTCGCTGTCCAGTCAGTATACTCTTCCGCACAGGCCACGCAGTGGTCATACATAAACCTCACCAGGTCACCGGCATCTTTGATACTATCCTTGATTTCGGCAATCTTTTTTCTTTCTTCTTTTTTTAATTTGTTTTGAAGTTCTTCTCGCGAAGCATACAAATCTTTCAGCAGACAGCTGCTGTCTCCGCCGTCATCCCAATGTATATCTGCGTATGGATACTTCTCCGGGTTTCTGGCAGAAACCTCTGTTTCGCCAAGCGCCGTGATTTTTGCACTATGGATGTCCTCTGCCCACGGTTCGAAAAACCATACTTCCTGCCCAATTTTTGGATTTTTAATCATTTTTCGTTCCTCCTAACATTTGATCCACTTCTTTAGTATAATTAAATCTTTATCTTTCCCCTGATAAAACCAATGGCTGCCCATCTGCTCTTCATCCCAAGTCAAATATCCTGCCAGAGAAGCACAAAGAATGAATGCTTCAAGTGCGGCTCTTGCATAATTTCGATCTTCACCAGTAACCAACTGTTCATCTGTCATTTCGTCTGGCTTTAATGCACGAAAATATTCTCTTTGTCTGTACTTCTCACTTCTTTCACTTGGAATGGAATATTTATATTTGTGATACAGATTTTCAATAATCTCAAAACATATTTCATTACATTCCTTTCTTGATGTATCAGAGTTAATTCCGTCAATAACAATTAAATCGTGACGAATATCATACATAGAAGATTCTATATATTTTTTACCTTCACAAATTAATGTTTTATTCTTTAAATCCGCTTTCCATCTTTTGGTTTCGCTAATTTTAAGATCAGATAAAAAATCTCCGTAAATACTCATTTTATCTACTTCCTTTCATTTTATTGTATATTAACTCTGTATTTCTGAGACATTCCTTTAATAGTTTCATATATGAAGGTTATCCGGAGGATATCTAGCTCCGTTAGGGGCTTGATTTCCTCCCAGTTCATCACCTTCTTATTAAATATTAAATACCTTGTTAATATCCACTGTCTTGTGGTTTTATATCAATTCAACATTTCTGAGGTATCACTATAATCATTTCATATCTCCAGAGCAAGTCGTGAGGCAATTTATTGCCTCAGGTAGTTGTTTCTGAAATTAAATTAAATGTCTTATTGATACTCGTTACCTTACGATTTTTTTATATTAACTCAACATTTTTAAGACATTTCTATAATTGTTTCATATTATGGAAGCAAGGGAGGTAGCAGCCGGAATGATAAGTCCGGCAGCTTCCTCCAATATTTGCTTCCATGATTAAAATTAAAATGCTTTGTTAATATTTCACTGTCTTGTGATTTTTTTTGTATAAGCTCTACATATGTGGCATATTTCTTTAATGGATCAATATTAGGCGGAATGCGATGACGCATTTCTTCAGAGATATCTGACAGAATTGGGTCATCGTCATGTACCGCTTCATTAAATAGAATATATCTTGCTTATACTTGGTATGCTCCTAAATTAATTTATTATGCAAACTCAATACTTACGGTATATTTCTATAATTGTTTCATATAATGCAGGTTACTGGAGATGTAATCTTCAGGAAGTGCTGGGGATACCCAGAGGTTCCTGAAGAAGACATCTATCTTAGCCTGCATAATTAAATCTTAAATATCTTATTTGCATTCCGTTATACTCCGGACTGAATATACTCAATTAATCTGGCACATTTCTTTAACAGAGTCATATTGAGCTGCGATTCTCCTGGTGGAGGATCTTAAAGCCGGTTCGGTAGACCGGATTTCAGATCCGTAACCAGGAATAATGGCAGCACCATTAAATCGTATTAACCTTGTATATTCCGAGTGTGCTCTCGTTTAATTAAATTACTTATTCAATTACTTTCCAACTTCGTAGAAGTGACTCTAATGAATCTGAAATAGAATCATAATCAGTGCCATAAATATTAGCATTAGTGTTACCATCTAATTCCATTTCATAGCTTTTTTTAGGAGGCTCCAAAGTCACACCCTTTTTATCTAAAAAATCTTCAAAGATATCAATAATACCTCCAATAAGTTCTGTTTTGTCATTCTGGCCAGTCATGTTTTTTGTATCTCGTATTACGAGTTCTGTTTCAATTGGCATCACAGCATCGTCTGATAATGTTGCAAATTTGCATGTATTAAGATTGTATGCATTATTATCCTCACCAGAAGTATCTAACTTTAAATAAATATCTCCTGAATATTCGAACACATTTCCGCACACTAAATCTTTAAATGTATATTCTTTTTTCTCAGTTCTTTTATCTATAATTTTCATATTATTAATCCCTTTCCTAATAAACTATTTCCATTACATCAGGATAATCTTCTCTATAATCTTCATCATTTCTTGGTTGCCATACAACCAGATCATCCAGATCATATTCATCAGTACCGAAATCATTATACATTCGCCAAACCTTATGTTCGGCTTCTGTATCCGTATTAGCCACAACAAAACCAACTGTCTTCAGACCGTTGAATCCATCAAACCCATACAACCAAATATTATCCGGCATACCTTTATCCCTCCAATTCTTCAACCAAACTCCAATAACTTTCGTTTTCATCAAGCCCATCTTTTTTATTCTCTTCGACAATTTCATCGGCCTTCTGTTCTGTTGTACAAATAGCTATTGTTTCTGTTACATTAAATCTAAATTCATCGTCATATTCATGAACTACTCTGTAAACTTTTTCGCCTGCTAAAAATCCTGGAATCTTTGTTACAAATCCGGACCATTCATGCACATCATTCCCAGATTCATCTGCTGAAAATATATCAAGCTGTCCTTCAATACTTAAAACCACACACATTCCATTATATTTTTTCAAATAATCAATGCAGAATTCCACTCCGTAGAACTGTAATGTCCCGGCATCTAACTCATCCCAGCTTTCCCATTTAAAGAGATCTTTTCCGCAAAATGTTTGAATGTTATTTTCTTCCACCTTCATGTTTTTTATCCTCCTCCATTAATACAAGGTTAACTGCTTTTTCAAATTTCGCACGTAACTCTGGATTGCTATCAACGACCTTTTTTCTACTATACCCAGCACTTCCATGTTTAGAAACATATCTCTTTTTCAGATTTACCCAATTAATATTAGGATCTGTTTTTCTAAGCATTGCATATACCTTTCGATAACTTATAGTGTAATTTGCGCTTTCATCATTTATCTTTTTTATCAGAGGCTGCATAATTAAATCTATTTTGCATGTATTTTTATACTTTTCAGCCATATCTGCCAGAGTACAATCGAAAATTGAACGCAATTGTTCATCTTCATAAATAACATCAAATGTAGAAACTTTAGAAATATTGGAATGTCTTCTTCTGTACTCTCTCTTCTCCTGGTCCCATACAATTCCATATGTTTTATTTATATAATCATATAAATATTTTAAAACACTATTTCGATCAGTAAATTTAGAACTTTCTGAAAGCTTGTCGACAAATTCATTCGTTCTTTTCTTCCAATCGTAATATTCCTGTTCTGCTGAAGATAAAATTTTCTTTCCACCTTCTTTCTTAACAGGTGTTGTATTGTTTAATTTAACTGGATCAGCATTCGTATTTATCATTGCTGTTGCAAACTTTCCCATTTCAGCATATAGTTTATCGATTTTGTTATTAATTTCGTCGAGTCGGTTTGAATAATCCGGAATTGTAGGCATCTGAATATCCGGAAACTGCAGCTGAATCATATTCCCTTGTGGTTTATATACCGGGATAATATCTTCTGTTGTTTTCTTGTTTCCTAAGAATGCAGCTGCAAGAACATCTTTTGCCTTTAACTGATAATCGATCAGTTTATTTACTAATTCCGGATTTTCTCTCTGCATTGTCGGTGTAATGGCAATTTTTGCTAGCCATAAAGGGACATAGTCAAGATCAAGGCATAAAACTTGCGTGTCAGAATTGCCAGATCCCAAGGGGTAAAATTTTACCCCTTCATTTAATACAATATCTCTTTGAATTTTCTTTCGCTCATTCTTCATGCGCTCATTATCAAATCCCATCCCCTGGCACACCCATCGAACACCAACCCAAACTTTTCCGTCCGAATCCTGCGCTGCTCTTAATATATCTCCATGAAATTCTACATCTTTTACTATTAATTCGCTATTCATATTCGCTTTCCTCGCTTTTATCTATTTGATTAATTAATCCCAACCTACAATTGTTCTACCGTACTCATCAGCAGCTGCAAAATCCCATTCAATATCACCATGCTCCATCTCCTCGTCACTAAATTCACTTTCAAAAGGATTCTCTCCTCGTCTGAGAAATTCAATTTCTTCTTCTGTGGCCTCAATCTCTTTGCATACTCTAAGTCGTTTTTCTACGGTAACTTCAATTAATTTTTTCTCTGGCTCTGGCATAATCTCAGGCTCCTTTCTTTATTATTTCAAATTCTTCTGGAATATATTTTGAAGGATAATATGTATTATTATCCGCGCGATACCACCAAGGACGATTGAATTGATATGACGGTCTCATTTTTTCTAATACAATTTCTTCGTTATCCCATCTTGTGAATTTAATAATAGATCCAACCGGTAATGTTCCTTTAGTTAGTTTCATTCTTTTCTTTTCTAAATGTTTTTTACATTCTTTACGCCACTCTAATTCATGTTCATTATCGGTATCCGTCAGAAGGTCAAGAATCCCTTTTGGACAATCATAATAATATAATCCGATTTCTTTATAAGCAAAATTAAAATAATCCTTCATATTAACTGAGGTTAATACAACCATAGGGATTACTTGTTCTACAATTTCATTTCTTTTTACTTCAATCGCAGCATAATACACACTTCCAACTATACTAGATTTTAAAACATTCAACTCTGGATATTTTTCACTTTCTTTCTGAGTCCAAAGTTTATCCATTTCTTTTTTACGATCAACAGTTCTATTTTTATAGAATTCTGCATGATATGAAGTCCATCCCATAAAATCACCTCCATTTTGTTTAATTAAATTTTAATAACTCAACCTTACAACTCTTCCATCACATAATTCCATAAAGTATTCATCATCCTCAACTAAGTTTTCTCCAAATTTCTCATAGTCAAAATATTTAGAAGAAATTGGATCATCATCTTTGACATATCCTAACTGCCAAGCTTCTTCGCGTCCAGCTTCTTCACTATTATCGTATACACAACTTACAATACTGCGATCTCTAAAGTCTTCTGCGTATTCATTAAATATCTCTTCAATATTACGATCTGATAAATTGTATTCTTCTTTTAAATATTCCATTTCGCTTTTCTGAATATCTTCAAAGAAAGCAAACGCTTCATCAGACTTTAATTTATCATAGATATGTTTAATAGAATCAATAAGTTTGATCCCTGCTCTGTATCGACTGTCACCCTTTGTAATGCCATAATCAAATGCTTTGATAAATATATTGAATGAAATAATTTCTTCATATTCATCTTTTGTGAGAATTGTTTCAATTTCTTCATACTCAGGGAACTCCCCCACCAAAATAACAACTCCCGCATATATTAATTGAACTGAAATAGTGGTTACATTCAAATTTTGGACCAGCTGCATCGACATAAGCACAACAATCACGATCATCAGAATCTTTAATTCTATATAAAAATAAATGTTCGCTCATATAATCACCTCATCTAATACTTCCAGAAGTAAGAATTGTTGCAAGTCGTTCTTTCGCTTCTTCTTCAGTTCCCCTCATAATTCCTAATGTCATATGGCACTCTTCATTTTCCCTAGATGTTAAACATAATTTCCATCGACATGTACCATCTTGAAAATACTTAATTGCTAAAATATACGCATAAAACAGCTTAGGATTTATTACCGCTGGATAAAACGAATAATATGCAGTTCCGGGATTCTCACCTCTTGGTATATCTTCCAACAATGTTTTCTTTTCTTCGAAATACTGATTCATGTCTGAATCCATTGTTGTAGCGAAATCTGCAATGTCTTCCGCTTCCCTTACTTCAATTTTCGGTACAATATACATATTTACATCTCCCTTACAATCGTATCATATACCGGCCTGCAGATATTCAAAGCTTTCTGCATACACCGAATACTGTAATATCCTTCAATTTCTTTTTCTGTGCTCTTTCTATTGGCAGATACATTTTTTCCGGTTCCTCTAAGAATCGTGCAATCTTTTCGATTAGTTACAGTTCCTAATCCACCAATATTTCTTTTACCTGTCTGGCAGGCTCGGATACAATCCATAACAAATTCATTCAATGTATCAATATCTTTCTCCACATTGATAATCGGAAGTACCTGCGTTGCCCAAGAATAAGTTCCATCTCCTTTATATAAGTATCTGTTAATAGATTTCAAAGCAATTTTACCGCCGACATGATAATTTAAATTGCCAATGCTTCGTTTTGAAATTTCTTTCTGAAATTGTTTTACACGATTTGGTGATAATGTGATTTGACTTCCCTTTATCATAAATCCCAGGAACTTAAACCATTTATCACCTGTAAGATATTCTACTTTTTTCGGATTTAATTTCATCGACATCTTATTTAATTCTTCTTCAAGAATACTCATGGCATTTTCATATTGATGTCCAATATATAAAATATCGTCCGAATATCTTACATACATACTAGCCATGTTAATGCGTGACTTTTCATAAAGCTTAAGATCAACATGATGCAACATTACATCAGCTAAAAATGAAGCTACCGCACATCCTTGCTTTAAACTCTGGTAATGTTTAATTAAATTTCCATCTGGATCAAAACAAAGGTCTGTATGATAATATTTTCGTAAAATTGTAATTACCTTTGATTTTCCAGTTCTCCTTTCCACACAATCAAATGCGTCATCGATAAATTCAATCGGAACAGAATCAAAGTACTTACTTAAATCTGCTTTGAATCCTAAAATATCATTTAAATGCTGATGTAAATCTGGTTGAAGTTTACGAGATATCTCCTGTACGACTTTGCCGCAGCCGATTCCCTTCTGATAACTTTTGCAAGCTGGATGAATCATATCTGAACACAATTCAAATAGCAAATCATTTACGATAGATAAGAAGATCCTATCAATATTTTCGTTTACATATACTGTTCGAAACTCTCCATTGTCCTTTGGAATTAATGCCTGATGTGGCGGAGCAATTTCATAATTATCTTCCAGAATTGCCATTGCCAATCTTACTCTTGTCTCTGGACCACAAAGTTGACGCAGCTCTCCTTTATCAATTCCCTTGAAAAACCCTTTATTAATTGCTGCTTCCCATCTTTCTGCTTCAAACACTTTCTCTAGCAAAATATCCTTCATCTCATCACCTCATTTCTCTTGAATACATTTTCCATCTTTAATAACCAACACATCGGCTCCATCATCACAATTAATGAAAAGGTCAGATCCGTCTTCTAACACTGGTGCAAGTTCTTCAAACATTTCCATCATGACAGATTCCCATCCATAAGTGGCGTCAAATCCATTAGAGTAAGTAGTCCAACCATTATCATCATTAGCAACATCGAACATTCTTCCTATACCAATAAACACAGCAATCAAATCATCAATATCGTTAATGTCTAAGTTCTCTGATTTTCTATATGTATCCAGTCCATAATCAGTATGCTCTTCTTTTCCTCTGCTGATTTTTGCTTGCAGTATTTTAATTGCTTTGTTCTTATCTTTGAATTTCATCTGTGAATATATAGAATATACTGATCCCATAATTTAACTCCTTTCAACAAAAGCTCCATTTAGCAACTTCAACAACATAATCTGAACCAGCATCATCCTCAAGTTCAAGTTCCAACGTCCCTTCATTAAGAATATCCTGAAATCCATCATCGCTTGAGAGATAAGCGGTATTATCAAATAATAAAATATCGTTAATCATATGTAGATAACACATATCCCAAGTCATTGATAAATACCCGGTTACTGTATCAATAGTGTATTCAGTACAATCCCTGTCAATCGTATACACATCTCCAGATGGTAATGTTACTTTCGCTGTATTTACCATTACGTCATCTCTATTTGTTTTACCTTCAATAATTAGTCTCATCTATGTCATCCGCCTTTCCCCAAACTACTATCGCAGTATTATAACTATCCATAAAACCTCCATACTTACTGGTATCAAAACACCAATCATAATCACATCCATTTTCAATGGCTCTTCTAATATCTCTAGCAATTTCATCTACAATGTCGTCATTATCCGCAGCCTTTTCATATTCAGGTTTGTCATTTTCCTTACTTAATTTCAACAATGTTCGTTTTACTTCTTCTTTGTAAATATCCAACTGCTCCTCTCTCAATTCTGCATCCCAGGCAGCCCAAGCTGCCTTAATTTCATCCACTGTGAGCTGAATCTGCTTTCCATTTCTGGTAATATACACGTTTTGCATAATTATTCATCCTCACTTTCTTCGACCAATTCAATAGAATACGGAATATCAAGTTCCGGAAACGACTCTACCAATCTACAACCGATAATATCAAGCATTACACTATAAGCTTCGTCAGCAGAATTTTCGGTCACACGCATTTTCCCAAGGCACGAACCATCTATTCCGTCTGGTCCCATAAACACTTTGAATTCATATTCTTTTGCGTCATCCGACAGTTCCTTCACATCTTCTGGGGTAAATCTAAGATATGTTCTTGGATGAACATATGTAATTTCATCGGAACACTTTTTATACTTATATTTATAAACAGTAAGGCTGTCACCCATTCTCAAATTGATTGCTGGAAAATCTCTAAGTAATCGAATCTTACATTTTCCATTAAATTTCATTCTTCTACCTCTCCAAACAACGCTTCATATTCATCACATTCCAGATGATCCATAGCCCAGTTCTTTGCCCCTTCTTCAGTCAAAGGAATAATTCGAGATCCACCAGTACTTCCGCCACATACACTTCTTGCATATTCAGTTAAAGCACCACCTTCTCCGTACAGGAAATATTCTCCTGTTTTCTTAAGATATAAGGTTTCCTCGCAATGATTGAAGTCAGAACATGGATATCCATTGCTCCAATAACCAATTTCTTTTGCCGTTTCTGTATCATATTTTCTTCCGTTAATGATTTTTTTCATGATTTAGTCCTCCTTTTTAACAAAAAATCTCTTGTATCGCAGTCCAATTTGAAATCTGCAAGTAAAGCAATCAGAGTGCAAGGTCTTCCTTGTACCAGTATTTGTCGCCGCAAGAAACGTTCTCCAAGTACCAGTCTTCCACCACCGCTTCTCCAAAATCAGCATCACCGAACTGCATTTTTTCAAGCCCTTTTTTGTATGCTTCTTCCGGGGTTTCAGCAGAAATTGTGAAATACATTCTTGCATCCCTTAAAGAATAGCAGTTGTAACTTCTCAGTGTTCCATTGCATTCCAAATCTCCAATACTGGAGTCCTTTTCCGGAATATCAGCATACACTACAAAAGCAACTTCGTATTTTTTAGGCATCATCTACAATCCCCTCCTCTACTGCCTCAATGTATGCATCATCCATCAGGCGCGTCACCTGGCAGCATGAGCATTCATCGTTTTCGCAATATTCACAAAGTGCTTTTCCTGCTATACTAAGTTTTTCGTAGAGTTCTTTTGTCATCTTTGCCATATTTTTTACTCCTTTCTTGGGTTAGAATCATACAATTTTTCAACATAAAAAATCCCTTTCTTGATCTTAAAATCATCATTTCATGCCAATTCTAACCAATATGAGTTTTTTAATCCTCTTGCTGTTTTTATCGTCCCATTACAGATTTTAAATTTTACACCTAATAACATTGCTGTATTTCCATTTATCTCATATCCTTTACTCTTTAAGTGATGTAAAAATTTATTCATCTTTATTCTCCTTATATTTTCTTAAAATAGTTTCAATTTTATCCGCAAATTTAGATGTTGTAAGTGTCGGTGTACCATTTAATGCGTTCATAACTATCTGAATTTCTTTTTCTGTTAACATGATTACCTCAATTTTCAGCATAAAACTCTTGTTTCATTTGCATTATATTGCTTCTAAAAATTCATCTTAAATTAATCATCACTCAACCACCTCATATCCTTTCAATTCAAACAATCCTATCAATCCTTTCAATTTTACAAACGCCGGAGTGTATTCTTTTGTCCGATCACAATAACCAAACCATTTACCATTTGTATCTTGCTGAATACGGTAAATATTTCCATTAGTTTTATTTACTGCTTCCATTGCATTACTCCCTTCCGTGATATCGAGGTATCAAACCTCAGCATCACAAATTGCGTAAGCCTTATCGATAAGTTCATCTCCGTCTACTACTTTCATGAACATGTTTTCCTGATAGTATTCGCTTCCTCTGGACGGTTTTCTATGTGTAGAAAAGTCAGAAACAGCATTCACAAATCTATAAGCAGATGGCTCAAGCACCTGCAGATCCGGAGCATTAAGATATCTCATCATAAGTTCATTTCGCATTTCCTGAATGTTTGCTACCTTACGATCTCCATCTTTCTCGTTGATAGGAAGTAACATCTTAACAAACTTATGTACCTTATCAACATCAAGCTTTTTCATCTTCATCTTTCCGAATTCTGCTTCCAAAGCTTCAAGATAGTGCTCAGTGTTCATGAGTGTGTATTTCGCCTCTACGAGTTTCTCATCAATGCGTCCGGTATGTTTGCACACCCACTGTCTTTCAGCTTCTTTAAGGGCCAGATTGAGTGTATTTTGGCACCATACACGTACCGGTGTAATAGCTACTCTGACTGATCCTTTTCCATCATGACTGTTCGTAAACACTAAGAACGGATCAATCTTTTCATCAGTAATCATTCTGCCTTCCAGTCTTGCAAGCATCCACACTTTCTTACCGCTCTGAAGGGCACCTGCAGTTTCATATCGTACACCTTCTCCAAGAAGTGCATCCGTAAATGAAAATGCCTCTTCATTCTGCACAATTTTGTAACGCTCAGTAACAATACCTAACGTTTTATTATCAATATCTCTTACATTTGCCTTATAACCAGGAATCTTTAATCCTGTAGCTTCAGAAATAATATCTGTTGGAACTACATTCCAGTCCAGACCTGCTAATCTGATTGCATCTCTTGATGTAACTGCCCCGGCAATTCTCTTGCCAAGTCCGTCCCATGGAGTTCTTCTTGCATCAAACATTGTCTCTACCTGTGTAAGATTATTTGTTCTTCTTTCGATTGTATTGTCCATCATAATATACATCTCCTTTGTTTAATTAAATTTTTATTCTGTTTTATTTATTTACTTTACTCACCGGCCACTCTTTTAGTAATATCAAAATCTCTTCCGTCCTTCTTACCGGCTTCATAATCTGATTTTGATACTTTTGCAGCTTGCTTAGATCGGAACGTAGTTGTCTTTAATCCAAGCTCAGACATTCTTTGCTTTACTTCTGGAGGAGTAGATAACACTAAGCCCCAATTTGCCTCTGACTGTGCAGCTGCTCTTTTTTGTTCTTCAAACGCTTCATCAAGTCCTTTAATGAAACCATAAGCATATCCATTGCACATGGATGTAATCAGTTCGTTTGTATAATTAAATAGTTTATCTTTTTGTTTTCTCTTTTTAATTTCTGATTGAATACAATCAGTTGCATATTTGAATGCAATCATACAAATTTCAACGTCTTCATTTAACCCACAAAAATATAATTTATACGTTTGTTTACCTTTTTCTCTACGAGAAAAACTTTCACAGCAGTAATTCTTACTAATAACTTTAGACAATCTCAGCACCCAGGGATCTCTTCTAGTCGAATAAGTAATTCCAGCTGAATGTTCATGCGCCTTTCTTTTTTCTTTGTCTTCGACCTCTGCCATAGAAATTTTGTGTTCCGCCATAAGCCGTTGCGCTTTTGCAAGAGCCGACTGAGCCTCATGTTCATTCGGACTCTTACTTAACGCCAAAAGTTTCTTAATTTTCTCTTTGTAATCTACCATTTTATATTTCTCCTCTCTCATTCAGATACAGGATCTGCTGTAACTCTTCATGCGTAATTCCATACTGTTGTTCCAGAAGCTCTTTCCAGTCTTCAAAAGTATCAACTCGTGGATCCTTGCAGTATTTATATCCGGCATTAATCACGTCTTCTGCGATTTTCTTAAGGCGCTTCGGTTCAATTCCCTCAGTCCAAAGTGGGCACTCAAGCTTTACATATGTAAGGATTTCGATTGGCTGTGCGATATTGCTAATCATTAAAGCTGCATTTGCAACCTTTTTATTTACATTCTCTTCCGGTTCGGTATTATATTTATTGCATAAGGAGATAACATCTCTCTTATTACTCCATCCGATCTGCATTAAGAATGTGACGGCAGTATTAAATTCCAAGTCTCCCGTAATTGTTCTTACCTCATCAAGTTTCTGTTTTACTTCCTTATAATTATTTAATGCTGACATTTTATTTCCTCACTCTCTTATTTTCTTCTTTCTTCACAGATTGACAAAGCGTCTTCATATGTTTTGATATCATAATGTCCACCATTCAGTGATTGTGTAGATTCATTCCAAGTAGTCCATACAACCCATGGTCCACCACCTATAGATGCTTTAAGTGGTGGATAATTTTTATGTTTTGCAATTACCATATACAGGTATGAATCCATTGGATCTTTATAACGGATTACATCCTGAAGATCATATTTGTCATCCAGAGATTCTTTAAAATATTTTCTTACATTGTTCCACACAGACATAGGTACTGTTGCACTCATAAAATTATTTCCTTTCATTTTCATAACTTATCCATAGCTTCCATTTCCTCTACATCATCAGATGTTAACTGAAAGCTGCCATCGACATAGATACCATCTTCAGGAAGTTTGATATGTTCCGATTCACTATGGAATTTTTTCATAGCTTCTTCCATATTGTTAGCTTCGATATCAATGTACCCGCACATTTCCCAGGTTACTGCTACTTTCCATGTTTTCATGCGATATTACCTCCATTTAATTTTCTTCTTCCTCAAACTGTGCTATTTTTTCTCTGTTAAATCTCATTGCCGGATAAACACAATATCCACTTCTTTTTGTTCTCCCTGTCTTCTCTGCCAAACCATTTTCCTCAAGGAAAGCCACCGCCCAAGGGCAATTATTTGTGTCCACATATGCCACATCTTCAGGTAATGTAGGATCACACAAGCAAGTCGTCAGTCTTGCAATCTCTCCATCCTGTCTGTTGTAAATCTCAACAGCCAGACTTTCATCCATCATATATTTTCCTAAACGCAGCATACAATTCTTGTATACTGAATAGCTTGTTTTAACATTTAAAAATCCCATACTTATCTCTCCTTATTTTTATGTGATATTATCTCCATTTAAGCTTCGCTTTTATTAAATTGAACAACATTATACATTTTTCATTCATCTTCAGTGTCTATGCATGAATCATATTCATTTACATCAAATACATCAATATTATAATCACGAGCAAAATCAGCTGTTGCACTCATATTATTCTCCTTTCTTATTCTATATAACATCCTTTCGTTTTCTCTTTTGGTCGTCCGTACACTGATTCATATAAATATTCTACCAGCCCAGGTGTTACTCCATGGTATTCACATAACTCTTTAAATACTTCATGTGATTCCATTTTATCGACTTCTTTGATGAAATCGTCTGTTATTTTTTCTGTTTTTGTATGAACAGGGTTGGGATATATAGGACTACATATTTCTTCCATGTCACGATATACGTTTTCATCATATTTCTGTTTATCTTGCTCGTCCTGAATATCATTTAAATTAAATTGAACAACATTACACATGTGCCATTCTTCACCGGTATCTACACATGAATCACCTTCATTTACTTCAAACACATCATCATTTGTTATATCTATATCAAAATCATTTGCCGTCTGAGCTGCTGAATCTAACATTTGGTTTCTACATTCTTCAAATGTTCCAATTTTCTCAATGCAAAAACCAACGCCATCATAAGCATGATGAAAAATGCATAGAAAATCTCCATCAGATACTTGAATTTCAAAGACTTCAAATACTAAGAAATGTTCATTTCCATAAGAATAATCTATACGCATTCTGCGATTTTTGGGAAAACTTATATCCATAACATATTTAATTTCTCTATCCGCACCATATTTATCATCTTTAATATCATTCGCAATATAATCTATGACAGATTGGTGAGCTTCAGAAAGACTCTTAAAGAATTCAAAGCATGGACGTCTGTAATCTTCATCATTAAGACTACATAATAAAAATACTTTCATATCTTCCTCCTGTTTGTTTAATTAAATTTTATAGTGTTCCATCAAGAACTCTGCATAAGCAGTTACTTTATCCTTATCACCACAATAGAATCCGGTAGTAAACTTCTCGATAAGCTTATCTCTAATATCCTCGTGAGTCTCCCAACCATCATCTAAATAATCACGATAATCACGATCCATAACCTCTAACATAGATTTGTCATCTATTCTCGCTTCGAATTTTATATTGCGCATATCTTCCGGCAGATCATCCGGCAAGCGTAAGCGCGCAGCGTCAGCGGAGTTAGGAGCGGAAGCGACGACATCTGGAGCGGAAGCGACCTCTACGAGCGATCCGGCTACCAGACCATCCAAGCGGTCACGCTGGTGGTCACGGTACCGGTCGGTACTATTATTATTATTATTATAATTATTATTAGTATTATAATTAGTACCAGTACCGGAACCAGATGGCCATATCACCTGCCCCGTAGGATCATATTCAATTTCATTTATGAGCAAGTTAAAGTCAACAAAACCTGCATACCCGCCATCTCTGTATTTTGTAAGCACTTTATTGACTTTGCCTTTGCTCGTCTTCAGCTCTTGCGCAATCTGATTCTGAGAATATTCTGGATGATCACGCTTCAATTCCAAGATGGATAAAGTGACGGTCATGTTCTCACCGAATGCTCGTGACCGCTTTTCTTGGGACGAGTCGATTGTCTCAAGTAAGGTGTCTCCTACATATAATAGAAGTTCTTTGTCTATTGGTTTGGCATACAGTCCATAATCTATGACCGCCTCATAATATTCCAGAGCTTTCTCCGGCCCAAGAATTTCTTTTATTCTTTCGCCCTGTTTCCTATAAGAAGCAAAGAATGTAAAACACTTACCGCGGTCAAATTCTTTTTCACTCATGATTTTCCCTCCGATTTACTTTCGTTAGTTATCCCTTCTGTTGTCTTTATTTTGGATATGTGTATCAAGAGCTGTGCATAACTCCGGTGTTGCTTCAAATATATAAACATCCAGATTTGGACGTCTTCTATTTGGCGTGATGCCAAGAATTTTAAATCCCTCTTTCCTCAACAGCCATGCGATTCTCTGGCTGCGGACTGCCTTTGTCTTCATTATATTTTTCTCCTTATATATAGTTAATTTAACTTGTTATGATTAATATATCATTCTTCTCTCATATTGTAAAGTTAATTATTGCAGTTATTTAATCTTGATAATGCTGCCTTAATATAATCTTTTCCATTCAGAATGTGTTCAAGCAAATCCCAACCGGTGTTTCCCAGTTGGTTCCATGCCTGGTCAAGACCGTGACCGCGTGTACTGTCCATTGGATCTAAGACTGTTGTAATTATGTTTAGCATTTCGTTTGCCTTAGACCAGTCTGTAATATGATAAAAGTAATCATACCATTTATTACCGTTCTCATCTGGTAGGACATCATTATCTGTATAATTCAAATACTCTTCTCCTATATATGGAAGGACATCTGAATTTACCGCGTCTTCGAAGAACCAATCTGCGCTGTTATCTTCCGAAAGATCCTTTAATACTTCTGGCTTCCAATACTGTGGTAATGGACACATATATAAGCGGAAACAAATTGTTTTCTGATCTGATCCAAACGCCTGCAGATCCATTGCTTTAATAATATAGCGATATTCGAAAGCCGGCATATCTTCATCTGCTTCTGCCTGATAGATTTCTTTTGACAGTAATGTTAACTGGCCTCCGTCGCTATATTCTTCATCGAATTTCTCTTTCCACGGGATGATTTGATCCGGATTGCCTGGTCTCCATCCTGCGAATGACAGTGTTTCATTCATCTTCACCCACCTCTTCCTCAATGACCGTGAACGGATGACCGATAATTTTTTCAATTTCTTTTACAGTCATTGTAGTTGGTTCTTCCCAATCAGGATCCATGTATGTTGGAGCATTGTTTTTTGTATAGAATTCATCAATTAAAGCACATTGCCTTTCAAAATTTGATTTCCATACTTTGATAATGTCAATGTTGCGATCATTATTATGTCTGTTTGACTCATAATTACTTAAATATTCTTCACAAGATACACATGTAGTATTGTTAGTATAAATGGCAAGATGGTTATTAGAATTCTTATTTCCTAACACAATCCCAATTTTTCCATTTCTTAACTTTACAATATCTGTAGCTGCCAGCTCCGGCATTTTATTACTTGTTATCATGCGATTTCCCTCTTTTCTCTTTTTCCTGTAAACAGATTGATTAATTTAATTTTTTCTCTACGTCGTTCACGCTTACGTTCTTCTTCCTGGCGCTTACAGTCTGCCATGATTTTATCGAATTTTGTTTCTTCGTATGAGGCAGAAATTACAATGTCAACCAGTACTCCATTGTGGGCAACGATTGTTTCCACATGGAATTTTTCGTAATTTTTATGATTATCTACTGCTTCTTTAATCTTTGTCATTACAGTTCACCTCTCTCTTTCATTTTTGTTTTCAACTGTTCCACATAATCTCTGGCTTCTACCAATGTACATTTCTGCGACTCTGTGTTGTGCATGTGATAATACAATCTGATTGCTTTCACTTTTTCGTGATGTTTCAAGAAATTCTGTACAGTAATTTCTGTAGGAGACATTTCCCTTACAATGTTTCCAAAGAATGTACGGATATAGAATTCAAGATCCGGATCCCATTCATTAATTTTCTCATCACCTGTCATGAGATAGATCGCATTGATCAGGTCTGTGACCGGAATAATACTTCCGTTTTTATGAAGAAAGTATCTTCCCTTCATTGGAATTGTTACTACTGCTTTTGCTTCTGCTTTATTCATTTGCTTTCTCTCCTATTCTTATGCTCAATAGCATAATTCAGCTACGATTTAGAAGGAGAGCGGCTCTAAATTTCACGCCGCATATGCCGAAGCTGAATTATGATATCGAACATTCGTTTGTCTTTGAGCAGAGTATAGCACTTACGGTACTAAAATGCAAGTGCTATATTCTGTATAATTTAATTTGTTTTATTTGTTTTCTGTTCCAGTTGCTCCGTAATAGCGCTGACTATTAATTGCAGAAGTAACTTTTCTTAAGTCTCCTCCAGTATATAATGGCTGAATTCCTAATTTCTTAGCAACTTCTTTTTCCAGATGCATTGTGAGGTATTCCGCTGGTCTTCTGCCATGATATTTCGAAAGTGCATCAGCGAAAAATGTGTTCGGTTTGATTGGCTCAAATATTCCAATAATTGCATTAACAACTCGTGGATCATTATCATGCATGTTCAAAACACTTTTTACTGGGCGAATAACATTTGCTGCATATCCATTTGGCTCTGTATGCCATCCAGCTTTTTCGATAATATCGAAGATATTATTGAGAGTCTCTTCACCATTAGTAAGAGCTGCTGCATCTCTTGCTGCTGCATATCCTGTGAGGACTTTGTAATCAGCTGCTTTTAATGCATCTCGTTTCTCTTTTGGAAGATTCTTCAGTTCATGCACACTTAAAAGTAATCTTCTTCCTTTAAGGCAATTGTCAAGAACGCAATATTTTTTGACACCCATAGTGACATTTGCTCTGTGTTTCTGAGCAAGCGATAATTTATCAACATCATCTCCCTGTTCGGAAAATAATGCGGCTTCTTTCATTTTCCTTTCCATAGGATCCACAGGTAATCCTTCTGTAAGTACCGCAATAACATATTTCTCTTCCCGAATGCCTGCTGCCAGCATTCTATGAGATCCATCAATTACTGCGAATGTTGCTGTTTCTGGATGTGGAGATACCAGAATTGGTTCGCATTTATTGAAGTCCCATTTGCGTACCAGAGAGTATACTTTCTCCATATTAATACAATATACTCTTTGGTAATCTTCATCAATTTCCAGAAGCTCCAATGGAATACAGCAGAATCTTTTGCCTCCGATTCTCTGGCAGTTATTCATCACCGTGTTGTATGCTGTCTGATCTTTGAATACTTCCGGTCTGATTACTTTGCTTTCTTTCTCTGTTTCTCCTGTAAGTAATTTTTCGATTGCTTTGTAGTTCATCATTTTAATCTACCTCTTTCTTTTATTTAATTTTTATTTAGTTTTTAACCGATCAATGTCCAGAACTTTCTCCAGGCATGATCGTACTTCATGTCTGCATTTTCATGTGGACATTCGATTTCCGTTGTCCGAATAACAGATTCTATTATATCTTTTGGAAAACTAAAATCTCTCATTAAGGTTCTAATTTCCATCTTCCAATTAATTCGAGATTTGTATGTTGTATTAATTTTTCTACATGGGTTTACACATCCATATAAAGGAAGATTTCCCATAGTTGTAATGGAACCAATGCTTCCGTTTCCTTTTGTCATTGTATACACCTCGCTTCTGTTTAATTAAATTGCATAGAGCTTGCGACCGTTGATATTTGCACAACACTCAATGAGATTTGCTTCCTTCATGCCAATAAGTCCAGGCAGACTACAGATTGCAATAATCTTGTCTTCATAGATAGCATCTGCCTTGGCGTAATAGAGTTTGATCTTCTGGTAATTTGCCTCAGCCAGATTTTTAGCCATCGCTTTTTCATTGCTCCACATCTGCTCTGCTGTCTCATCATCATTTGCTTCAATGGCGGCCTTTCTTTTTGCCTTGAAGTCTTTGATTGCTTTCACCATTCCTCTGATGTCGGCATTAAGTGCATCTAATTTCTTTTGTTTTGGTATCATATTTTTCTCCCTTCTTATGCGGCTGATGTAATAAACATTCTCAGCCATTCTTCATTTACTTTTTCCCATGCTGTAGGATTTAAAGCATATTCTCTTGGTTTAAACAACTCTCTGTATCTTTTGTTCATGGCATCAAGGGAATCAAAGAACTCTTCCCTTTTCAAGTTCCCTTTCTGCGCACCGGATTTAAAATAGATCCGGAGTTTGTATCTGTGTTCCATGCAATCACCTCGTTTCTATTTGCTTATAACAGACAGGATGTTTCCCTGTTTATCTAATTTCACTGTTACTTCGGATCCGCTTTGGAATCCGGATACATCATATGCTTTTCCATTCTCATCAAGGATATAGTTTCCTGATGCGGAAACAATTCCCTTAACAGAATGGATCCCGGCATATACGTCAGAATCAATATGTCCGACAATACTTGCGAACATTAAAAAAGCAGCTATTCCTAAGCTGCCTTTAATAAGGATTGATCGTTTTTTGCGTGTAATCACACGCTGATTATATTCTGTTCTTGTCATTTATTTTCTCCTTTATGTGTTCAATTTAATTTGCATACTGTTCGAAGTGTTTTAATCCACCTGCATAATGGGCCAGCAACACTTCGTCATCAGTTACATATTTAGTTCCCTTGGAATCCATGATACAGGACGCAAGGTCATTAATCTCGTAATCTCCGGTATCTGCATACCATGAGAACATATTTCCGTTGGAGCAGGTGATTGTTACAAGATCCACTTCCGGCTCTATGTCATATTTGATTTCTGTAACAATTCCGGTAAGTGGATACAGACCATTTACATTTGAAAGTTCCGGAATTTCATTTTCTTCATGATAGTATCCGGTTCCGTCTGTAAATGTATAGAGTGTACCGGTTTCCGTAGTTTCAATTGAAACAAGTTCGGATCTATCAGTAAAGATTTCCGTTTCGCTTGCAGGAACTGACTGGCAGGATGTGAGTGTAAGTGTTGCTACTGTAATAATTGCTGTGAATAATTTTTTCTTCATAGTTTATTCTCCTTTTTATTTCCCTGTACATGGGGGTATCCCGTCCAGAAAAATCGATTCTAAAAAGTTTCCCTTTTTTCAAATCCGCCAGTCAAGGAAAATCATATAGACTGGCAGATAATTTAATTAGTTTTTGTTAGCTGCAATGATAAGCTTGAATTCATGCAGACTAATAACGCCCTTAAGATATAAATCAAGCGCATCATTTGTAAGAGTCGCAAGGCGCTCATATTCATGAGTAGCCATACAGTAATCAATGTAATCACGAGCATCAAGTGCTCGGATTTCAAAGTTCGGATCACCAATGATAATGCAAGCCACATGACGAGCAATATCAATATCTTCCGGTGTATCCTGGTTAATAAATGTATGCCAGATATTGACATACACCCATTGTGATGATACTTCTACCGGATATGAATGGCAGAGTTCCTGGTACAACGTGTGTGCACTGTATCCGAAGAAGTTACGGGATACGAATTCATTAAAAGCTTTGATTATTTCTGATTTTTTCATATGATTTCCTCCTGTGCTTTTAAGGCTGAAGCATAACCTTAAATTATTATTATTTAAACGCATCGTAAAGGATTGGGATTACTACCATGAGTACTGGTCCCAGTCCCATGGCTAAATCAAACATGGTTTCATAAATTTCATCGACTCTTTCTTCTGTGAAAAATTTCTTTAATTTCTTCATTATCTTACCTCCTCATAGATGTCTGTCCACTCACCGGACATGAAGTTGATGTTATACCGAGGAGCTAAATCTTCGTAGTCATCATCCTGTATGAATGATACTTCAAAATTGAACTTACCCCAGTTCTTTTCGAACTGTTTGTAGATTGGGATAAGTTCTTTATTTCTGGTAAACAGCACCGGAATAAGTGCATTTTCGTGTGTGTCGAATTCACACTGAGATAATACTGCTGCCAATGCAATTCTGGTACGAATTGACAATGAACCATGTCTGTTAAGAACAAGGTTGCGCAGCTTTCTCACTGTATATTGAGGGCGGTAGCAGATTGATTCTGCAAATGTCATCTGGACATTAAAACGTCCGGACAACTCATTACCCTCTGTGCGGTCATAGAAGATTTCTTCTGAGTTCATAAGTGCGTTGATAATTTCTTTTGCTGTGTTAAGGGATGCGTTAATTCTTGTGTTTGTCATGATAATTCTCCTTCTCTGCCTTTTGGTTTAGGCATAACCTTATATTTTGTTTCCGTTGGTAAAATCTATACTCTTCATGGGCATTATAGAAGAGCATAGAAAAATCCCTTATCAAGGTTCGACCTTGCAATTTCCGATAGGGAAAAGTCTGCTCCTCACAGGAATAAGGGATAGCAAGTTTAATGGTTAATTAGTTACTTATTACTTATGTGCTGTTATGCACACATGTAATCTTTGATGTTACCGCGTTCGTCTGTCTCGCGGTAATGGCAGTCGTATTCAGACTGGATGAACGCGTCTGGATACGGCAGATTTTGTAATACTGCTGTCGCCTGTTCATGTGTGTAATTATTAGCATGATGGCGACTGAAATATGTCGCACCTGTACGTGGTGATGTATATAGGTGACGTAAGATTGTACCGGATCTGCCCGCTGGTGTGATGAGACAAATCTGGTATTTAGGATGTGGTTGTGGGTTTGATAAAATTTGTGATAACATTTATTTGCCTTTCTGATTTTTGTGTACTAAAAAAGAGAGCTTACGCTCTCCTTTTTAGAAGCTTTATTATTTTGTAAACGCTTTTGCTATGTCACTGGACCATGCATATTCATCTTTAGCAGTCATTGAGATGTAAAATGCCCAAAGAGCTTGTATAAATTTACTCTCATCTTCTGAATATTCTTTGTATTCAGAAGCTATTTGTTCTGGTTTTTTACCCTCACTGCCGACGGAATGCCAAGACCAATAATCATAGGTTGACGGTTGACAGTATTTTTTCACATGTTCATCCATAATATGCAACGCACGCTCGCGGCGTTTGGAATCCCACTCTGAAAAATTATATTGTTTAGTATCAATTATCATATTAGTTCACCTCCACGACATCATCTCCTCTCATTATAGGTGGCATTGTATGATTAGTCAATGATTTTACCATTAATTTTTACTACAATTGTAGCACGTTTTTCAACTTTCTCAGGACGGCACTTAATCTGATTGATTTTCATGCCGTCTCTGCGACGTGCTTCATAGGTATCAGTGTATCCTTCAAAAGGTCTGAAAGATATAGATTCAGGACAAATAATATCATTGTTATATGACACTTGTTCTTCATCATGTACTAATTCATCCCACGGAATACGCGCCTGCTGTGGCGTTACATAACTATCATATTCTGGTTTAATACGAACGCCATTACACGGAACCGGACGTAAACCATATTGACGTGAAACCTGTTTATAAGCTCTGTCAATGGCTTTTTCGGCGCGTTTTTCGGCTACTTTTGGGTCTTGAAATGTCTTGATTTTAGGTATTCCGCCTATTTCGTGACAAATATTTGCGACTGCGGTAAATGCCGGATGTTCACGTCCTATGAGCATTTCGCGCCATCTGTTGCTTACCCATGACGGTTTTAAAACATAAATTGGCATAGTATCCTTGCGAATATTTTTAGGTTGAGTACAGATAAAAAAGATATACTCTGTGCCTTTTTCATATGGAATTAAAACACGTCCGTAAATCGCGCCAACTGGCACATTATATCCCTCGAATTTTGTCCCGTATTTTGACGCAATACGAGCATATTGTTTTATACCTTTTTTACCCATTTTATACCTCTTTCCGCCTAATACATTTTGTACTATGATATAGGCATATTATTTTTATTGCACTAAAAAAGAGTCCTTGTTAGGACTCTTTTTCCTCTGTTTTCGGTGTTTCCGGTGTTTCATCTGGTCTATTGACTGCGATTTTTCCACTGTCGAAGATGACCGCAAAAAGGTCTGTCAGTGAAGACAGTACTTTTTGTTTATCATTTTTCACCTGATAGGTGTAGTTATCCCATACGGTTGTATCGCCATCTTTATGGCTATTTCTAGAAGCTGTACCGCCAAAACTTGCAATGAAGTGACGGACACATTCCTCTGAAATATCAGATTTTTTGACGTTTACGCCATAGAACATAATACCGGATTCTGCAAACATTCTATGGAAAATACTTGTAAGCATTTTCTTAAATGCTGTTACCCCTGTCCCTTTTTTATAGTATGCTGTAATCAGGGTTGAGAAATCACACATTTTATCATTGCCATTTTCATCTTTACCGTCAATCAAGCATTTTTCATCAAGTTTAATTGATGAAATACAAGTATGTGCCTGAAGCATCAAGAATGTTCTATCAATTTCTGATAAAGCGTTAAAAGTTTCAATATTAACGCCTTTACTGTTAAGGGCGGCAAGTTCGCTACGTGCGTCAATTAAATTTGTACGTGCGTCGAGAAATTTGTTAATGTCGAATTTCTCATCATGCACGCTGTACAGTTCTTCACGTGTCACTGTCTCAAAATCAGCGTCTTTCAACGTTGTTTCTTCGAGGATTTTTGTATATGTATCATAAGTCTTTTTTGCGCTGTCGCGTAAAGACTGATATACCAGAAAACGAACATGGTTGTAAACTTCTGTCGCTTTTGCCGGAATAACATTAACTGCTTTTACCTGAATACGTGTGGAATCAAATGTTTTTGCCATAATTATCTACCTCTTTTATTCTAAGATTTTTAGTTGTTGTCAGTTGTTCGCCATGCTTTATTTCAGCTATGGTTACTATACCATGACTAATATGTACTTGTATAAACGTGTTTTACCAACGTTCTACACACTGTTGCGTGTGCTACATCAAGAGACAAAACACGGTGAAAGTTGCACTTGTCGTAAACATGTACAATACTGCCATAGGCAGTAACTCTAAACAAGACGCCTGATTGAAATTGTAACGTTGTTTAGAAACATTCACCTATATGTGAGTTGTGTTCTATGAGCCTGATTGACGAGTTGCAAGTCCGTGTCGACTACTGCCGACTATACCGCCCACCTACGGTACTTTAACGCTTTTCCGCGCCCCCCTTGTTAGGGTTATTGCCTACCATGCTTTTCAGCGACTTTCAAAACTTTTTTCTTGCCTATATTAGCGCAAGCCGTCTGTCCGTCCGTCACTTAAGATTGAACATACCGAATTCACATAGAAATTTCCATGGGAACGCCTTTTCGACAAATGGTAACATTGATATAGGGTTGTTATTCCCTGTCGCATTTTCATTTCTTGACAGCGACTGTCACGAACCACACTTTAGCCCTGTATGATAAAGGGGGATGGACTGCTGAAAAATCAGCGTCCTAATTGCGATACTACGGAATACTTTGAAAATGCTTTTACTTATGATATGCGCCCCACATGGGCATTGGACATATCACATGTATTTGCATGTTCGCGATATTCAATTGAACCAATCAAGTGTTTACCGTCCCTTCGGACAACTATATAATACCAAAACTATTTGTCTAAAAATGAAAATGTATAAAAAAAGTTATAGAATATTTATTCATATAAATACATAATTCGTGCATAAAACATGTATATATGCATAAAATTAGCTATATTATGCATAAAATTAGCAGTAATTGGAATTACTCAAAAAGGGGGTACTTTTAACGCCAAAATGGGCTAAAATTACCCAGAAAGACCTAAGCCGGTTAACTTCCACACTGGCTTGAAAAATACGCCCTCTCTTCCTATTAAAATGTAACGCTCCCCCACATCGCCAAACTCCTATAATCACCGCCCATATTGTTCCACGTTCCCTCAAATCTCACCTCACACTACCCTTCAAACCCCATCTACCGTCCATATTCTCAATCGCATAATCTCAAATGTTTCAGTTAATTTAACTTCTTTTCTTGACAAATCCATCTTCCTATGCTATTATCTCATTATCAAAACAAGCTAAATTAACTCAGTATGTAAAGAAAATCTACAAAATCCAAATATCCACAACTTGTTTTGATCATTCAATAACATTAAATAACACATCAATAACTCGTAAATCTTAGCAATAAATAACAGGAGGACAAACCAAAATGTCACATCAAACAGAATACGATCTCAGAATGAGATCCTACAAATCAATTACTGATGCTCATCTAATCCCGCGTACTCCAGTGATCATCCAAATCGATGGTCGTGCATTCCATACTTTTACCAGGGGGTTCAAAAAACCATTTGATCAGGTACTTATGGCTGCTATGCGCTATACTGCAGAATACCTCTGTAGAAATATCCAGGGCTGTGTCCTGGCTTATACTCAATCAGATGAAATTAATCTTCTTCTTATTGATTATGAGAAACTTGAAACTTCACCATGGTTTGATAACCGGGTCCAGAAGCTTGCTTCTATAGCAGCATCTATGGCCACTAATTATTTCAATCAAAAATTTAAAGAATTAGTAAAAATTATCGGCAGAAGATATTATTCTCCAAACCACAGCTATGATCGTGCATTACTCAAAGGAGCAGAATTTGCTGCATGTGTATTCAATCTCCCACGAGAAGAAGTCACAAATTACTTTAACTGGAGACAGCAGGATGCAATTCGTAACTCTATTCAAATGGTTGGTCAAGCACATTTTTCTCAGACCGAACTAAATGGTAAATGTAATCAAGAAATCATAGAAATGCTTATTCAGCAAAAAGATATTGACTGGAACAAACTTAAAATTTACAAACAGCGCGGTACCTGTATCATCAGATCTGCTCATAGTTCTTTCTTATTAAATGGTAAACAAATTACAGCAGATACATGGTCTCATGACTTCGATATTCCACGATTCATAGGTGAAGGTCGCGATTATATAGAAAGATATCTGTATCCGGATGATCCAAACCACACTACTTCTCGAAAGGACGGAAATAATTAAATTATGCAGAGCAAAGAACATAAAGATAAAAAATATGCTTGGCAGTTAGAACGTGACAGTGATTACACTTCTGCTACAGCATTTGACTCCATAGAAGAATGCATTGCAGACGCTCAAGACTACTTTGCAGAAGAAAATGTAAAAATCAAATCAATTACAATTCAGGAACTTAGACCATATGAAATCTCTGTTGATGCAGAAAGAGTTCTTGAGGTTGTCTGGGAGGAAGCAGAGGCAAACGTTGGTGATCTTGTAGATGACTGGTTAGATAGTAGAACAGCTTATACTACCGAACAACTGGCTGATCTTTCTGAACGCCTAACGGGGGTAGTTAAAACCTGGCTGAAAGAAACACATAATGAACCGGATTTCTTCAATATTATAGGAGAAAAAGAAATTTCAATATGTAATATACCACAATAGGGGGATAAATCATGGTAATACTTATATGTATTCTTTTATTTGTATTAACCGGTATTGGATGTTGGGCTTTATGTGCTGCATCTGATACTGATGAATATGATGATGAAGAAATTAAATATGATCAAAATGATGATAACAAATTTAATTAAACAATAAAGGAGAAAAGCAAAATGAGTACTTATACAACAAACACAAAACCAGAATCCAAATTTGAAGATGTACCAGAAGAAGTTCTTACAGACCCAACAATGAGAACAGCACTTGGAATGGATCCTATCCCAGGGATGAATACTCCGGTGGATGATGATAAGCAGATTTCAATGTTTGATTATATGCAGAACAAAAACAACTCTTCTACATCTTCTTCTACCACCACCACTGCAGCCCCAGAGGTGACAGTTTTTAAGAATCTAGTTCATCCAGAGTTTGGTGAGCTGAGAACTGTTGAGATTGATGGAGAACCTTGGTTCGTTGGTAAGGATGTAGCTACTGCGTTAGGGTACTGTAATATAAACAAAGCTGTTGCTGCTCATGTAGATGAAGATGATAAAAAAGTTCTTGATTTTAAAGGCTTTTCCCAAAATGGGAAAAGCTCTGGATTATGGGTTGGTCATGATTTTTCAAGTAAAACTATTATCAACGAATCCGGACTCTACTCTCTCATCCTCAGCAGTAAGCTCCCATCAGCAAAAGAGTTCAAGCACTGGGTTACATCAGAAGTACTCCCCTCTATCCGCAAGAATGGTGCTTACATCCGTAATCAGGAAAATATGACACCAGCCGAGATTGTGGCTCGTGGTCTTATTGCAGCTCAGAAGATTATTGAAGAAAGGGAGAAAGAAATTGTACATTTAAATAATCGTTGTGGCAGGCTGACTCAGACAATAGCTGAAAAACAGGATGTCATTAATGCTATTTCCAGAAATGTACCGGCTCCAACAAAACGTATGATGCTGAACAGAGTAATGAGACGACGATCCCCAGAGCTGGCCCAGAGTCGATGGTCTTACTTATACGCAAGGTTTGACGAGATTTATCATAAAAATGTTAAGATCCGCATGAAAAATTATAATGCAGAACCAGGACATAGAAAATGCTATTCTATTCTTGATTTTATTGAAAAAGTACTTAATATGCTTGATGAATTATATGACTTGGCAGTAAAACTTTTCGAATCTGATTTTACACAGCTTATGCAGGAAATGCATTTATTACGTATGACTGATGAAGAATATGAAGACGAAGAATATTGAAAACGTGTACTTTAAGATAAGGAGGGAATGGTAAGAGTGCCTGCCGGTGCTCTTACCTATTAAAAATATGAGTTATTTACCAATCATAAGATTTAAAAATAGATGGCAAACATTCGATTTAAATTTACATTATCCATATTCAGTAAATGGGAAAATTATTAATTATACTCATTTAGGATATAGAGGTGATGCCTGTTATATTGTTGATAATGAATATAATACATATTATCTTCCTCATGATTACGCTGAAATTATTAATGATGCATTAAAATTACATAGCAATATCTATCATGAATGTGACACAGATTCACATAGACGTCAAATAATAACAAAACTCGAAAATATGAATAGACGTGAATATGGCGGGAATGATTTTGAATTACTTAATAGTGTATTGGCAGAACAAAGTGGAAACAGCAATTATATTCATGACAGAATTTTATACGATACTACTTGTAATAAAGCATGTGTATGCGACTGTAATGCGATCATAATTGATGTTGTGGATTTGCATCAAAGTTTTGTGCCATCATCTACGCAAAGAGGTCGTAGATCTGAAATAACTTCTACTTCTTTAACTGTAGATGAGGCCGCCAGATATAATAATAGCATTTCATTCCATAGTAGTGCTATCACATTTAATAATAGCGAATGGGATAGAGGATTTATTAATAATATTATCTTGAACAAAACAAAAACTTACATTCATCAATTTAATTACATTCCTAAATACATAAAACATTTTATGCCTGGAGAATCAGAAGATACTACTCTTCTGCTTGGAGCAGAGATTGAAGTAGGTGGAAATAATAATATTTCCTCTGATAATGACAAAAATTCCACAGTAAAAAAATGTATTCAGATTATGAATGGATCTGATAGTGATGAAGAAAATCTTATTTACAGTACACATGATAGCACTGTACAGATTGAATTTGACACTATGCCATGCAGTTTGGAATTTCATAAGAACAAAATGAACTACCGTGAAATGTTCGAATATCTTGATAAAGAAGGATATAAAGGTCATGATTGTGAAACTGCCGGATTACATATTCATGCGAATCGTAGCTATTTAGGGAAATCAAGAATATCACAAGAGTTAGTTATATCTAAGATCCTTTATATTCTTGAAAAATTTAATGATGAAATTTGTGTGATTGCAAGGCGCGACAATGACTATAGTGAATTTGCCGGTGAAAAGCAAAATGAAGATTCAATAGTTGAACTGTATGGTAAGTATAAGGATAAAGGTAAACGTGCTGCATTGAATTTACAGCATAAGGATACCATTGAATTTCGTATGTTTAAAAGCACTTTAAAATATGAAACATTTATTCTTACATTAGAGTTTGTAAAGGATATTATTGATTATGCTAAGTCTGTTGATATTGAAGAGATTGAATTAGCAAAATGGTCTGATCTGATGAATTGTTTTTCTTCTGAATTACGTAAGTATTATGAATTTAGGTATCAGAAAAAAGTAAAAGATATAAACGGATCGACTGTGAAACAAATTCGTAAACGAATCTCTAAATTAAAGTCAGAATTAAAAAATAGTAAAAATTTCTTCCAAAAAACTAAGTTACAGCAGGAGTATTGTAATTTGAAGAGAGAATATAAAGAATTAAATAAAAAAGAGAAGAAACTTATAAAAATGAAACGTAGAATTGTAGAATCTGAAACAACTTCTATCTGTATACCTGCAATTTCTAATAATAATTATGGAACAGTCAGTACTAGAAATCTAAATCCTATAATTTAAATAAAATACGAAAGGATTACTATTATGCAGAAATATACAAAACCATATCCTACTATTGGAAATGTTATTGATGCAATACAACATAGAGGAAGGAGAAATATCATTTGTCTGAATTCGGATTAAAAATAAAAAATATAAAGGCCGGTACTCTCTTTGGATATAACCAGGGAGTCAGAAACCGGTACGATTATACTGAAGCAATGTTCAGTAACAGTCTATTCAGTGATTATATTATACAGAATGGACTTAATGTTTGGAATGATACCAGTACACGAGACATTATTTGTCTTGATTTTGATTTTGGAAGTCGTAGTTATGAAGAAGAAATGGATCACTTGCTAAAGCAGTTTGGACCATTTGAACATGATAAATCTTTATCTGAGGAATCCAAGGAACGTATTAGAGCAATATTTCGAAATGTGATTGATAATAAAGACAATTATATGAAATGTTCCAAAGATGAAATCCGGGAAATATTCTATGAAAATGGTGTAAATGTTGAATACATTTCTTCATATACAAAGAAAGAAGGTGAAAAAAAGACTGTTATTAATTATAAAATGCTATACCGCAACTCTTCTAAGGCAAAAGTCGGACAGGTGATGTTTATTAACTCAAAGCTTTATAAAAAAGCATATAACTGGCTGACAATGGGTCTTGGAAAGAAAATGCCGATGGAAAATGCTAAGATTGTAGAGATGTCGGCATATGCTCCTCTCACAACCAGTACAATAGTTGGAAAGTTCTATTGTCCTGTAGAAGCCATTCTTATTATTAAAGATACGGATAGTTTCTACAAGACAATAGCCAAGATCGTAAAAGCTGAGGATTATGTAGTTCAGGAAAAAGTTATGGATGAAACTGCTACAGAAATTGCAAAGCAAAGAGCTATTGCTGAAGGAAAATTTTTAAAAGACGGTGTTACTCCGAAATATACTAAAAGATATAAACGAGTAAATGTTATAAAAAAGAAATGTGTCGTTCATGATGAAGAAACCGAGGTAAAAAATACTCTCTGGGATGGAGAAATGCTGATTGAATCTGATATTTTGCCGGAATGGGTTAATGGTATGGCTCTTTTAAGGCAGCATTTCTTTAAGGCATGCGGAATTCGTACTCATATTCAGTTATTCTTTAAAGATTGGTGTGAAAAAACTGGACATGATTATGAAACTTATGCAATACAGGACATGTTCGGAGTTTGGCATAAACTCAAGGATATTCGCATGATCACAACTGATAATGCTATTAAATGGAAGAAATTCATGAATTTAATGGGTAATACTCCTGCTGAAGCTTATAAGTATTGGTGTGATCGCGTAAATGCCGATGGATCTTACTGGGGGATAGTAAAAACCGATCATCCAAGTAAATTAGGCGGTGTGCAGCAGATGAGTTATCAGATGGTTAATACTCTTCCCTCCTATAATATAGATGTTCCATCTCCTTGCTCTACTGATGATGTGCGTAAACTGGCAAAAACCAGTGTGGATTATGTAGAGGGGATGAAAGATGATAACAATCTTTATGTACAGTATCTTAGGAAGAATGCTACGATAATAAATCATTATGAGATGCTGGCAGATTTATATGATTGGAATGAGGATTTTGGAAATAGTACATGGTTCCGATTAGAGAAACGTAAAATTATCAATCAATATGTAACCAGGCTTAGAACAGGCAAAATTACAATTGATGGAGATAATCTTACAATATTTGGAAATCCATATGCTCTTCTACTCAAATCTGTAGGAATGGATCCGGAATCAGATCCTACTCTTAATATTGAGCCAGGAACTATTCAGTGCTATACAAAACGTTTTCAGGACGGAGAATATCTTTGTGGTATTAGAAATCCACATAACAGTCCAAATAACATTTGTTATTTACATAATACATATAGTGACGAAATGCAGCGATATTTTGTATTCAGTAATAACATTATGGCAGTGAATTGTATTCATACAGATATTCAGGATCGTGCCAACGGCTGCGACTTTGATTCAGATTTCTTTTTTGTGACAAATAATGAAGTAATGGTTAAAAGTGCTAAGGCTGCATATGAACAGTATCCTACTATTGTTAATAAACTCAAAGAAAGTGGCCTTACATATAAGAATACAATGAAAGAATACGCTCGTATGGATAATAAATTCGCCAAATCACGTATTGGTATTGGAGAATCAAGTAATCTCGCACAGCTTGCAATGACTTATTATTGGACTAACCCAAGTCGTGAATTATATGACAACTTTGTTATTCTTTCGGTACTAGCTCAGGTTATTATTGACGGATGTAAACGTGAATATGAAGTGGATGCTATAGAAGAAATAAAGCGTATTAAAAAACTTCCTTGTATGCAGCAGTTAGAGGAAGTTGAGGACGAATTTGGTAATAAGAAACAGGTGCGTCGAGATTTTCCAGAATTCATGAGATATACGCGTAAGATTCAATATACAAAGAACGGTAAAGAGGTGGAAAGAGAATTGGTTGATCAGCAGAAAGAAAAGTTATCTGGAAGAATTTCTTCCTATTATATATGTCCGATGAATAGTTTACAGATTGTTATGGATGATATCAAGCCGATACATTCTACTAATACTATTCCTACTGAAGATCTTGTAATAAAAGTAAAAGGCAAAGCAAACGCTAGGCAAATGGAAAAAATTTTAGGATATGCAAAAGAACTTGAGCTTTTAAGTAAAGATAATATGTCTGATGATGAAATTCTTGCATATACCGAGAGATTCGATCAGATTTTAGCGGAATTAAGAAAAATAAAAATAAAAAATCCAAAGACTATGAGCAGATTGATTGAAATTGCTCTTAATACAAGTAATATGGGAAGAAAAAAGGATTATTCACGTTATACAAGAAATCTTCTTAATCTATTATATAGAATGGACAGAGAAGCATTCTTACAAAATTTCTCGAAAAACTGCAGAATGTCTGAAAAAAAATCAGCCTAAAACCCTTTAAAAGTAACAAAAATCGTAAATACAAATTCGTCCGGTATATGAGGGGAATAACTTTTCGCTTCGTTGCATCTTCAGGCACATATTTTGCGCAGGATATGTGTACATGTATGCAGACAGCTGTTTGAAGAAAAGCGAAACTCTCCGCGCTGTCTCCAATGCGTGTTTAAATATGGGATTCGAATTTTTTTGTGTAGTAGCCTGCCGTGGGCGTTAAATACACGGCTAAAAAAATCAAATATATTTGAACAAGGAGAAAGATCATGAGTAATTATAGAATGTCCAAAGGGACAACAGAACACTTTACATCACTTGAAGAAATGAGAACTGCATGGGGAATGAAGCCCGTGACAAAGAAAACTTCTGATAAGAAGAAATTAAAAGAACAACAGGAAAGATTTCTTAGCAAACATAAGTGTAAAGCATGTGGCACCCCAATGACATATATACATGGTAATGTTATGGCTTGTAAAAATCCTGAATGTAAAGGGATTGAAATCAAGCGCGAAGATAAAGACGGTAATGAAATGGTATCATATATCAATTCCTTCTGTACTTTAGACGATCTTGGAGCTGAAATTGCATCAAACATTTTCAGCGAATAATTGAAAATTAAATATTGATAATTCAAGGCAGTGTGCTGGTCAGTACACTGCTTTTGCTTTATATAACTATTATTTTTATGAGAAAAAGGAGAACTAACAATGAATAAAGTTGAATTAATTAAGGCTGTTGCAGAAGCAACAAATAATACACAGAAAGATATTAAAGTAATTATGGAAGCTGTGCAGGACGTAACATATGGTGCGCTGGTTGAAGGCGACGAGGTAAAACTGATGGATGGTGTTACTCTTTCTGTTGTACATAAGGATGCACGTATTGCACGTAACCCAAGAACAGGTGAATCTGTTGAGGTCGATGCAAAGAACGCAGTAAAATGCAAATTTGGTAAGGCAATTAAAGACGCTGTTAATGCGTAAATAATACTTTGAGCCTGTAGAAATACAGGCTCTATATTGGAATGTAGGATAGTTTGGCAATCCGCCTGGTTTGGGACCAGGACATCGCACGTTCAAATCGTGTCATTCCAACTGCGGGATAGAGGAGTGGATCCTTGCTAGGTTCATACCCTAGAGACGATGGTTCGAATCCATCTCCCGCTATTTGTCATATACAAATGTATATGCCAACCCTTTCTGTTTAATTAATTACATTATGGAGGCTTGGCTCCGATAGTGCGCTGTGAGGCGTATAAAGGCAGATTTACACACTGTCGCTGCGGTATAAGCAATTATACTGCAGTCAATCTAAGCAAAACTGACATGCCAGAGACTCAAAAGGTCTCGTTTCGTATAGGTAAGTGAAAAGATTAAATCCTATGCGGAAATAGTATCATGAAACAGGGAACGATAAGGTGGTCCAAGGGCGACTGCTGAGGAACACTTTCCGGCCGCAAACTGGATAGTTCATGCAAACTGTGAAGATATGATGGTGAATCAGGAGGTTATTCAATCTGAGCATTTATTAAGCAAAGGTGATAGCCATTTGTATAAGTGAATTGGTATGTGCCAAATTAGCTTGTATGGACATTTAGTAGGGATAATAACCGAACGATATGAAGGTGTGATGTATTCTTATCCTCAAAAGGGATCGGAGCGTCTGGTGTAGCACATCTTCAGTAGAGAAGACTTTTCAGATAATAATTACTTATACTTATTGAATTTTAAAAGGTTAAAAGAATTTAATAGAAACTACAAGTGGGATATTATATTATACAGCGAAAGTCTACACCTCTGCATAACGAAAGCAGCCTAATACCATAGTATATTTTATGCAATATGGTCATTGATGAGTCTCGCAAGACTCTGATATGTTTGTCCGATTCTGCACAGTGTTCTTAGCGGAACTTTGTGGCGCGGCAGCGTCAATGGAATGATGACAACAGAGTAGTTATGCGGCTAAAGAGAAGTGCCACTCTTAAACAAGGCGGTTGTTGAAGCTTACTATATGTGCGCGAAGCGGCGTATAGTGGATAAGAAAAGAAACCATAATGTTTCGAAAGAGCTTCTATATTTATGTGTAATCTCAGCATAAATAAAAAATATTGGAAAATAGTTTAACTGGCAAAACATGATCTCGCGAATCAAATGTAGGTTCAACTCCTGCTTTTCCAGCTTAAATATATGGGAAGTGCCAATACGAGGCTACTTATGATAGAAATGCGGCATTTTTTGAATAGGTCTGAAAGAACACGAGCCGCGGATAATTGTGTTTTAGTAAGTAATAAAATAAAAAGAGGGGCAGCACCTCTGCTTCCCAGATAAGTCCGGTTAGTCTAGCGGTATATGACACTGCCCTTTCAAGGCGGTAACATGGGTTCAAATCCCGTACCGGACATTTTTTGCTACTTTGGCGTAATTGGCAGGCGCAGCAGACTTAAGATCTGCTTCCAATAATGGAGTCTGGGTTCGAGTCCCAGAAGTAGTATTTGAAAGTATTATACTTTCTTTTGATTTGTTTGGTTACGCATTTTGTTTATGAGAAGGATTGTATAGTCCTTCTCTCCCCTCCTATTTTGGCTCTATAGTTAAGCGGTTTATAACACCTGCCTGTCACGCAGGAGTCCGGAGTTCAACTCTCCGTGGAGCCGTCCATTTGCAAAGTAAATTCACTAGGTGTGGAACCGACCTGCTAAGTCGTGTGATCCGACAGGATTGAGTTTCGATTACTCTGCTTTGCGTTACAAGATATGTAGATTACAGCCCACCTCCTGTGGGAATTAGTAGGTGAAAATCCTACCATGTAACTCTAGGTTATGTGATTGTAGCATATCATGAATATAAGATAACCGGATTGATTCCGGTTGAAAGGCAGGATTACTCTCCTGCCTTTTACTTTTTATTGACTGGTACCCGGTCTGACAATCTGGAAAGACAGATATTTAAGGCAACGTGGCAGAATTGGCAAATGCTCCTGACTTGAAATCAGTGAATCCGAAAGGGTATGTGGGATCGAGACCTACCGTTGTCGTTTATTCATTTAATTGTGGTCAATTAGTTAAATTGATAAAGAGAATTATAAGGATATTCCTTGTCTCTGCCTCTAAAATACGAGGTGATATAAATGAAAAATATAAATGAATATAATCAAAATCCACATTATTGTAAACAATGTAATAAGCCTATTCTATGTACTGATTCTTCTAAACTATCACAGGTTAAGAAGAAGATATTTTGTAATTCTAGTTGTGCTGCTTCATACAACAATAAAAATATTGTTAGAAATCCTAAAGGAAATCCAGAAAATTTTAAACATATGGGGAAGAAGTGTTTGATTGATAACTTTACTGATAAAGAAATTATTGAATTGTATACAAGTTCCTCCAATTTACTTGAATTTTCGAAAAAGTTAGGATATAAAACAGAACTAACATCTTCTTATACATCTGTAATTAACAGACTTAGTTCGATTGGTATAGATATCAATTCATTACCAAAATTATCTCAGAACCCTAAAATTATATATAAGCCCAATAAAAGTAGCAGGACTTGTACGGGATGTGACACTCAAATATCTTATTACAACAAATCGGGTATGTGTCCAAAATGTTTGAAAGAAAAACAAGATAAAGAACAAATTGACAAATGGTTACAAACAGGAGATACCGGATATTCGATTTCTTCTACGATACGTGGGTGTATAAGAAAATATATATATGATGAGCAGAATGGAAAATGCGCAATTTGTAATATGGACGATATATGGAATGGTAAAAAAATTAATTTTATTTTAGATCATATTGATGGTAACGCAGCAAATAATGATAGATCCAATATGAGATTAATTTGTCCTAATTGCGACAGTCAATTAGATACATATAAATCAAAAAATAAAAATTCTGCTAGAAATTTTAGACATAATTACAATGAAAAATATTCCGCTAAAGCATCTTAGCGGGTTTTATCCTTATAGTTTAACTGGTAAAATATCTAACTTTATATTTAGAAGTTCAATGTTCGAATCATTGTTAGGATACTGTGACTATGGCAGACTTGGCAATGCAGCGGATTGTGGTTCCGCCTTATATGGGTTCAAATCCCATTAGTCACCTTTATTTGCGCCTTTCGTATAATTGGTAGTACAACCGGCTCCAACCCGGTTAGTCAGAGTTCGAGTCTTTGGGGGCGTGTTATCTGAAATGCGGAGGTAGCGCCTCTAGCCTCAGATTACGTTTTGACCATTTAGAAAGTGAAGTAAATGGCAGACTAAAGTACACAGTCTATATCTTAGAATGACAGGCGCAAATCTGTATTCTGGATGAATTATAAGATAAGTTCCAGATATCTAGTAGCGTGAAAATCTGGCGGGAGTTTGACTTAGGACGAAACGCAGTCAAGTTTTTGTGATTTAACCATAAATCATATGGGAAAGTTAAGTTTCCAATAAAATATATGGCCTCCATTTATGGCTATATATTTAATAAGAATAGCTGTTCACTTAACACAAGGGAGAGTAGCCTAGCGGCGAAGGCAAGGGACTGTAAATCCCCCACAAAGAAACATCGAAGGTTCGAGTCCTTCTTCTCCCATGAGGTTGACAAATTAAATCAAAATTCCATAAAACAAGTAGATAAGTTTTACCATGGAAAGTGCTTGCACTTTGATTGGGTTTATTAAAGGTTTTTGTCTCTGATTGCAACAGATAATGAGCCTTTGAGTCTACAAATAAATAAAAGTGAGGAAACTTAATTGGTTAATATCAGTCAAAAAGAAGCAGAATACTTACGTAATCATGGAAGAGCTTTTGATGTGCGTGTACGTAATAAACACCATAAAAGTAAAGCAAAAAGCTATTTTCTTGTAGAGCATGTTCGTAGTGTCGAGATGTTAAACAGATACAGAGAATCAATCAATCAAACCGATTTTCTTACTGTAAAACCGAGAGATAAAGATTTTCGATTTTAAGCAGTAAAATAATTTGAAAGTTGGTGTTTGACATAGGCAGGAAGAAAAAAGAAGATGGCATTTACTTTATAGGTCAAAATGCTGACGATGTTACAGGTAGCTGCACTTATATAAAATATAATGGAAAAAAATATTACTTGAATGCGGATTATTTCAAAACAATAATTATCTGGATTCATATAATATCAATTCTCAGAAATTTCCATTTAAACCTTCAGAGATCGACTATGTTTTTGTAGGACATACACATGTTGATCATATTGGTTTACTTCCAAGGTTAATAAAAGAAGGTTTTAATGGAAAAATTATCGCTTCACATGCAACTGCTCAATTAATGAAGCCATTATTATATAATTGTGCTTTTATATTGTTGAGTGAAGCAAATGCTTTATCATTTAAATATAAACGTAACTACTCTCCTATTTACACAGAAGAGGATGTAGCTACGACTTTAAATTATATATATGAATATGATAATGTACATGAATTATATGTTCTTGATGAAATAGTTTCTTTTAAATGGTTTGAAAATAGCCATTGTCTCGGAGCTAGACAGCTTCAATTAATTCTTAAAGATAAAAATGGTGTATCAAATTCTATATTATACACTTCTGACATTGGATCCCTGAATACAAAAAATCATTACGTTCCAAATACTGAAATTCCAGATACTTTTAATAAAGTAACTATTATGGAATGTACGTATGGAGAACCAGGCAGAATTAATAAAAAGACAAGAAAATTTGATTTAGAACATTTAAAAGCAGCAGTTGATACGGTTACAGAACGTGGCGGAACAGTAATCATGCCATGTTTTAGTTTCAGCCGTACACAAGAAATTCTTACCAATTTATATAATATTTTTCATGATGATATAAATTTCAAATATGACATTGTAGTTGATTCAATATTATCATGTGATATTTGTGATCTATATACTACTCTTCTATCTGAAGACGATTTGAAATTATGGAATAGTGTATGCAATTGGGAGAATGTGAAGTTTATAAAAGAAAAAGAAGATTCCTTAGCATGTGTAAAAAATCATTCACCAAAAATTATATTAAGTAGTTCTGGATTCTGTACAAACGGCAGGATCCTTTCTTATTTACATGAATATTTGAATGATGAAAAAAGCATGGTGATTTTTAGTGGATATACGGGAGCAGACAACTCTTATTTATCCTATCGTATTAAAAATTATAAGGAAAATAAATTTATAAAAATTAGTGGCGATAAGGTCGAAAATAAAGCTGACTGTATTTCTTTAGGTACATTTTCAAGTCATGCCAATAGAAATGAACTAATTGAATTTGGATCGAAGGTAAATACAGAAAAATTAGTTTTAGTTCACGGATCTGTTGTCGCGAAAAACAGTATAAAGGAAGACTTAAAAGAAGCCATATCTAAAGAAAACAAATCATTTAAAGTGATTGCTTCATCAAAAGATATGGTTATTTATTTATAGGAGAACAAGGAATATGGAATTTTTAGACATTTTAGAAGACGATAGTCTCTATCAGAGCACTATTAAGGAGCATTTAAAAGAAAGAAAAATTATTGTCAACGAAACTATTGATGACAATGTTATTGAAAATATATGTTTAATGATCATGAAATGGAATAAAGAGGATAAGGCACTTCCGGCATCATGTAGGAAACCAATTTATCTCTATCTCAATTCAGATGGTGGTGATGTTATTTCCGGGTACCAGGTATTAAGCTCTATTAAGACGTCTGTTACTCCAATTATTACAGTGGGATTTGCCAAATGTGCTTCTATGGCATGTTATATTCTGGCCGCAGGACATAAACGTTACTGCTTCCCAAATACAGTAGTTCTTTATCATGATGGACAGACTGGATATGTAAGTTCATCTAATAAAGGTAAAGATATTCAGAAATTTTATGATAAATTAGAGCAACATCTGAATGATTTTATGGTAGAACATACAAATATGACTGCAGAATATCTTGAGGAAATCAAGGATCGTGAATATTATATGTTCCCAGATGAAGCAAAAGAAAAAGGAATTGTAGATAAGATTATTGGTATTGATTGTGATTTATCAGATATTCTTTAATACTGAATATTATTTTAAACTTTCACAAATATCATTTTACTATTATACGTTCAATATGTCAAGGAGAATAAGGAGAAAATAACATGGAATTAAAAAAAACTGTTAAATATGATGGTAAACTCAAAGGTCTTCATATGGTAGACGAACAACTTGTAGATATGGATGGTGAAATCATTGATATTTTAGATATCTTTGAAAAGGCATATGGTGATAAACCTTTTGACATGTCTACTACTACTAAGACTGAGGAAATCATCAATCTTGATGAATTAGATTAAGGTATTTTATATGGATAATAACGAATTTCTAAAAGAACAGCTTGATCTTATTAAGAAAAAACAAATAGATACATCTATTGAGTGGCAAGATGTTGCAGATTTTCGTTCTAGTCATGGTAAAGAGCCAGAGCACCGCGATACAATTCGTAAAGGGTCTAAATTGCTTTTAGAATATATAGATGCAGGATGGGATTTATTCCCATCCTCTTCTATTCAATTAGGACGATTTTCTGATGAGATAGCTTTAAAAAAAGAACGTATTAAATTACAGACTGAAAAGCAAGAATTTAATAAATGGATTCGTGAGTATTCTAGGGATGAACTAATTGCCGAACATATTGTAAATGCTGTTAATCAATTACAGCCATTAAATGTACCAGGGTACATTCCTCCAGTACATATGAATAAAGAATATCTTCTTACAATTTCGGATGCTCATTTTGGAGTTGAGTTTGAGATTAAAGATTTATATGGAAATATTTTAAATGCATATAGTCCGGAAATATTCAAGAATCGTATGTGGGATTTATACAATAAAGTTATTGAGCAAATTCAAAAAGATCATATTCAAGTTTTAAATATTTTTGAACTAGGCGATGCCTTAGATGGAATTCTTCGTGCAAATTCTCAGCTTATGCAGTTGAGATATGGAATAATTGACTCTGCCATATTATATGCTGATTTTTTATCTACATGGCTTAATGAATTAAGTAATCATGTTCGAATTAAATTTCAAATGGTAAAACGTTCAAATCACAATCAGCTGAGATTAGTAGGACAGCCTAAAAATGCTTTTCCAGATGAAGATATGAGTAAATCCATATTGGTTTTTATGAAAGAACGTTTGAAGGATAATCGTAATGTTGAAATTATAGAAAATTCAACCGGTCTTGTATATGCACAACTTGCAACATATACAATTCTTGGAGGACATTTTGAGACAAAAAATTTAGGTGATTCTTTGAAAGATTTTTCAAAAACATATCAAGTGCCTTTGGATTATATTATTTCAGGCCATTGGCATAGTTTAGCTACTGGAGATGTTGGAATCAATTCAGAATATATTTCTGTACGTTCAATTATTGGCGTAAATCCGTATAGCTATTCAATTAATAAGGTGTCAAATGCAGGAGCCTCTATGTTTGTATTTGAACAGGGAAATGGTCTTGTAGATGAACATCATTATAAATTGTAAAGGAAAATATTTATGGAAACAAATAATGAAGAACAGTTTGTCGAGTTCGACGAAATATTAAATTTTATACATGAGAATACTGGATTTGATAAAGAAGTTATTGAAAAAGTGCTTGATGCAGAAACGAGATTTTTAATTAAATCTGGTATTGCTACTGAACTTAAAGAATAGTATGAGTGGCGTTGCTGCTTATATTATACATTTCAGGAGAGCGTTCTTGCTCTCCTATTTTCTGGGCGTATGGCGCAACTGGCAGACGCGCCTGACTTAGGATCAGGTTTTTGTAGGTTCGAATCCTACTACGCCCATTTTTTTATTATGAGTACAAGGAGGAGTTGTTTATGGCAACAACTAAGAAAATTGAGCCGGTAAAAATGACTCCGACTCAAATGAAGAAAAAAATAGAGGCACTCGAAGAAGAAATTCGAGTATATAAAGAAGATACCGCATGGTGTTATATGTGCGGAAAACCCAAAAAGAAAAATAGAGAAAATTTTTATAAAAATACTGATCCTTTAGTTAAGTCTGGATATGCTGCTATTTGTTCTGAATGCGCCAGAAAGATTGCATTAAGAACAGATGAAAATGGAGAAGAACATAAACCGACGAAAGAGTCAATTATTCTTGCTCTGCAGTATCTGAATAAACCGTTTTTAGAAAATGTCTATAATAGTAGTGTTCAAGCAGCTGAAAGAAATGCTGGTATTCCAGGAGCAAAACAAAATGCATGGAGTACATATATAAGAACCATTGCAATGCAGCAATATTCTGGGAAACAATTCAAGGACTCTGATTTTTTTAAACAAAAAATTATATATGAAGATGAAAAGACTCCTGCAGATGTTATAAAAGGCAAGGAGTCCCAGGATAATTATGAAGGTTTTGAAAAGAATAAAGCTGATGTAATCAGGTTGATTGGATATGATCCATTTGAACAAGAAGCATTGTCTGATCAACCATTTCTATACTCTCAATTAATTGGGTTGCTTGATTCTAGTGAAGACGCAAATGATGATATGATGCGTACTGCTTCTGCTATTTCTATTGTAAGAGCATTTTTACAGCAATCGAAAATTGATAATGCTATTGCTACTTATATGTCTGATGTTCAAAAACTTAGAACAAATTCCGCTACAATAAAAACACTACAGGCGAGTAAAAAAGATCTTACTGCCATTATTAAGGATCTCGCTGCTGAAAGTTGTATTTCTTTAAAGAATAATAAAAATGCTAAAAAAGGTGAAAATACTTGGACTGGTAAAATACGTAAAATCAAAGAAATGAATTTGCGTGAAGGTGAAGTAAACGGATTCGATATCGGAACTTGTCGTGGTATGCGTCAGGTTATGGATATGAGTAATGCTTCTATATTGAAGCAGCTCCGACTGGATGAATCAGAATATTCTGATATGCTAGCAGAACAAAGAGAAATGATAACAAAGCTTCGTGATGATTTGGACAATTACAAAGAAATTTCTCGTATTTTATTACGTGAAAATATTGATCTTAAAGATTATATGGAAGAACATAATTTAATAGAGCCGGATAATTTAGTCGATTTAAATGAACTATTCTCCTGCTTCTCCTCCGATGAAGAAGAAACGGAGGTGGCCGATGATGATGAATCCGGATCTGATTCAAGAGCTTCCGAAGCTTAATTATTGTGAACAGGGAAATAAGATTTTTGTAAAGCCTGGAGTTTACCCATTATCTTCACGCAAACTTGAAGGTTTTATGAAAATTGCAAATCTTCAGAAATATTATCAATGCAATCCTGTAAGATTTATAAATGATTTTTTTAATATAGAATTACTTGATGCACAGGCATGGGTAATTCAGAGAGCCTGGAACTGTCCGAATGTTTTGTTAGTGTGCACCCGTGGATTTGGTAAGTCTACATTGATAGATATTATGATCATGGCAAAAGATATGCTATTTAATAACTATTGGACATACATTGCTTCCGGTTCTGGATCACAGGCTGAACAAACGTTTACGACGCTCGAAAGGCTTGCGAATGATAATATAGATACTATGCTTGGTTCTACAGGTTATATTTTTAAGGCAGAAATTGAAATTAAAAATGCTGCTGGAGATGGCTTCAGTCACTCTTCTAATGGATTCTCATATTCCCTTTATAATGGCTCATTTACTCAAACACTTAACAGTAATGTAGATAAAAAAAGAGGTATGCGTGGTAGTGTTGTATTTGATGAATGTGGATTCCTTGATGAAGAAATGATGTCGGTATATGCAGCTTTTGCAATTGTAAATAAAAGCTTTAAGTCCGGTAAGGATCGTGATGGCAAATCAATCGATCGTAACCGTCTAAGATGTATTCCATCAAATATTCCAAACCAATTATTTTATATTTCTTCCGCTTCTTCTACAGATACAAAATTCTATAAGTTATATAGAGATTTTAGCAAAAGACAACTCATGGGAGATCCTGATTATTTTGTAGCTCATATTGATTGTGAAGTTGCATTTAAACCAACTATTCGTGGAGAAACAATGGAACCTTTGTTAACACCCGGTACAGTAGCTGCAGAAATGCGTTCTAATCCAGAAAAAGCGCGTAGAGAGTATTATTGTGAATTTACTTCTGATGCAGGTGCTAATGCGATTATTCGTAGAGGCGTTATTGCACGTAATGAAGTAATTCGTAAACCTGTGCTGTATAATGACACCGGACAGAGAAAGATTGTTATTGCATATGACCCGGCTCGAAGTCGAGACAATTCAGTAATTTTGGTTTGTGAAATTTACTCTGAAAAAAATCAAGACGGGGATCTTGAATATAAAATGAGACTTTTAAATTGCATAAATCTTATTGATATAAGCAATAAAAAGAAAAAGAAACCTATGCAAACACCAGCTCAGATTGACTATTTGAAACAGGTTATTCTCGATTATAATCAGGGCGGGGATGAAAACTACAGTAATATTCTCGGAGTTTATATTGATGCCGGTTCTGGTGGTGGTGGTGTTAATATTGCTGACTATTTAATGCCTGATTGGAAAGATAAATCCGGTAAAACTCATAGAGGACTGATTGACAAAGAATATTCAGAAGAATATGTTAAAAAATTTCCAAATGCAGTCAATAAGCTTCATTTAATGGAACCAACTAAATACAAATCAGAAATGTATGAAGCCATGATTGAGATGATGAATCAGGATAAAATTGAGTTTACGGCTACATACGATAACAAAGGATATCTTACAATATTTGATATTGATAAGGATAAATACGAAAAAACTAAAAAAGATCTAATTGCCAAATATAAAAAACAGAAAATGACAGATGAAGAAATTGATTACAATGTTCAGAAAGAATTAGATAAACTTCAAAATGTTAAGAGCCATATTGAAAAATTAAATTGGCAAGAAGAAGCTTCTCTTTCAAGTATCGATGCATTAAAAGAGGAACTTGTAAATATGATCCGTATTCCACGACAATCAGGAAAAGATTCATTTGAATTGTGTCCTGAAAAAGCTAACCGTCTTCATGACGATAGAGCTTACGTTACATGTATGTGTTCTTATGCTCTTCAAACTGAACGCCGGAAAAATATTACTGCAAAACGTAAACCTAAAGTTGACAAATCGTTAGTTCAAAAACTTACGATTAGAAAAGGCGTTGTACGTTCTATGTTCGAAACTTAATATAATTATATGATATTTCAAAGGAGGTGCTGTTACTTGGCTAGACAACAAGGAAATATTTCTGCAAAAAAAGTTTCTACTGCAAAAAAAATTGATCCAGCACCTTCTCAGCTGAATAATACGGCTGAAATGCGTGATTGGTATCAAAAAAATAAAAAAAATATTGAAAATTATGCTGCTGCTATGGAAGGAGCAAAATCTCTTCGTGATATCACTAAGACAAGCACTAAAGCGGTGACAGCTTATAGTAAGGACAGTCTTCGTACTTACCTGCAAAATATTGGAAGTAATGAAAAGAATTTAAGAAATTTATCAAGATATCTTTATTATCGATGTCATGCTTATTATAGATTAATTGCATATAATGCAAACATGTTTTGTTTAGATGCAAGATCTGTTATTCCGGAATATGATATGGTTGCAGGCGTAGATACGAATGCCATGCTTAGTTCTTATCAGGACACATTAAATGTGTTGGATAAGTTAAATCTTCAGTATGAGTTCTTAAAAGCTTATACTATTTGTTTTAGAGAAGATGTTTTTTATGGATGCGCTTATTATGATGAAATAGGAATGTTTATTCTTCCGCTTGATCCAGATTATTGTAAAATTTCTGGTATATACAATACCGGTGATTTCGCGTTTGTAATGGATATGAGTTATTTCAGATCCAGACAGACTATGTTGGAATTATGGGGTGAACCCTTCCAGTCAATGTATCGTGCCTATGAAAGTGATACTACAAATGGAAAGTGGCAGCCTATGCCAGATGAATATGCTATTTGCTTAAAAGCCAGAGCTGAAGATTGGGAAACTGTAGTCCCCCCATTCTCTGGTTTGTTATCTGGAATTATCAATCTTATTGATTTAGACGATCTACAGGCTATTGCTGACGCTCAGGATATTTATAAAATGATCTGGTTAGAACTTGAAACGATAACTGGTAGTGAGGATCCAGACGATTGGAAAGTTAATCCGGATATTGTTATTGAGTATTTTAACAGGATGATTAATGAATGCCTCCCTGACTATACTTCTGCTGCTATTGTGCCAGGAAAATTAGATCAGATTTCGTTTAATAATGATAAAGCAACAGATACGAACAAAATAGCAAAAGCTACAGAAACTCTTTTCAATTCTTCTGGTGGCGCTCAAATTCTTAATAGTGCTACCATCTCAGGTACAACAGCCTTTGGAGCAGCAATTCGTGCCGATACAGAATTAGCTATTTCTATGCTTCTACCACAGACTCAGGGATGGGTTAACCGCTTCCTTACATATTGGGTCTCTAACCCAGCCAAGGTAAAATTCTTTGAAGTTTCTGCTTATACAAAAGATGAATTTAAAAAAGAACTTTTGGAGGGGGCGCAAAATGGTCTTCCTACAGCTCTTGCATACAATACTCTTAATCAATTTTCTGAAAAAGAAACTCTGGCATTAAATGTATTAGAGCAGCAGGTTCTTGGAATATCGAATTTATTTGTTCCATTGCAGACTTCATACACTCAAAGTGGTAGCTCAGATACTGGTGGTGCCCCAACAAAAGATTCTACAGAAATCACAGACGACGGAGAAGCATCAAAAGATAAGGCTGATAAAGCTAAATAAGAGGATAATAATTATGGATAATAAGAAATTTATAATTACAACAAACGATGAATCAGCTTCATTGCTTATTCAGACTGGTTTTCATCTTGTGAGCCAGAATGGTAAACAGTGGACTTTTTTAAATGACAACAAAATGCTGTTTAACAATTTAAGCGATGTTGTCTATTCAGATAAATTATTTATTTGATTACTCCTCTTCTATTTGAGGAGAATTACTCAAAGAAAGGAGGAAAATCTTGAAGAAATTCTTAACTATTGACGATTTGATTGAATTTTGTATGAAGAATAATTTTTCTAAATTCAGCAGCAAAGAATCTAATGCAGAAATTAGCGTCCAAATGCCAGCAGTCGCTACATTTGGAAAATCTGATGATAATAAGCATACAGAAGGATTATGTCCTTTTAACGCTACTGCATATCATGATCATGTCAACTTAAACAAATCTAATATCAACGAAGATACATTTCAGGAAAATACACAATCTATACCATATCGCCCTATTCTGGCAAATATCGTTGAAAATTCTGATGGTAATAAAGATTTTGGATCACATGATTTTACAGTGGAAACTGATGAAAATGGAGAAGAAAAAATCACTTATCAGGAACGTCCAGTTGGTGTAATCAAAAAAGATTATACAATTGAATATGATAAAGAAGCCGGAGTTAACAGAGCTGTAATTCAGGGATATCTCTGGGAAGGATATTGTCAGGACGCAATTGATATTATGCAGCGTAGACAACAGGTTGATTGTAGTGTTGAATTGAGTATTAGAGAATTATCATTTAATGCTAAGGATAAAGTGTTAAATCTGGATGATTATTATGTTAGTGGATTGACTTTACTAAATGAAAATGTTGGTCCAGGTATGGCTGGAAGTAATGTTCAGCTTGCTGATTTTGAATCAAAAAATTCTGTATATTCTAATTTTGATGTAAATACTAAAATGCTTGAAATGTTAGAGAAGATTAATGCTACTCTCTCTAATTTCAATAAAAAAAATGCTGATGGAAAGGAGGACAATCAGGTGAACAAATTTGAAGAACTTTTAAAGAAATACGAAAAAACTGTAGATGATATTACTTTTACATATGAAGGTCTTTCAGATGAAGAACTGGAGGCTGCCTTTGCTAAGGCGTTTAATACTGATCCGGCAGGTGATCCTGCTCCTACAGAACCAGAAAAATTCGTAAAATCATTTGAACTTTCTCACAGCGATATTCGTTGTGCACTTTATAACTTATTAAATGCATATGAAGAAGCAGATAATGATTGGTATTTTATTAATTCTGTATATGATTCTCATTTTACATATGAGAATTGGGATGGAGATAAAATCTTTGGACAGGCATATAAAAAAGATGGCGACAATGTTTCATTTGATGGTGAAAGATATAATCTTCATCGTGAATTACTGACTGATTCTGAATATTCTGAACTTCAGAATATGAGATCAAATTATGCTGCAATTTCAGATAAACTTGCTTCTTATGAAAAGAAAGAGGCTGACGAAGCTAAAAATGCACTTTTTGAGTCAGATGATTATAAAGGAATTTATGAATCAGAAGAATTCAAGGGTTTAAAAGAAAATCATACAGAATTTTCAGTTGATGAATTGAAGTCTAAACTTGATACTATATTGCTGTCATATGCTAAGTCTGGCAAGTTAAATTTTGCTGTTGAAGATGGTGATGTGCATGATGATAACGCCGGAAAAAAACAGTAAGTAAAAAGACTTTTGGAAATCCATCACAGACTAAAAAGAAAAATAGATATGGATCTTTATTTGCATAATGCAAAATAACATATTTGTTTTATAAATCAGACCGTAAATACGGTCTTATTTTTTTGCCAAAATTTATGAAAGGAGAACAACATGATTAAGTACAGTATTGAAAAGCATGCTGTGGCCTTCCCTTCTAAGCTTGTTGCACAGAATGGCGGAGAACACATTTATAACATTACACTGACCTCTGATACAGATAATGGAAATCTTGTAGCAAGAGGCGATTTTGAAGATCTTGACCGTTACACAGAAGCTGCTGTTACTACATTTGAAGGTAAAATTCAGAAACAGGCTGCTAATGGTAATTGGTATGTAGAGGTTGTTGATCCAGGAGATGCTCTGTTTGTTTACATGCAGGCATTTATTGCAGAGGATTGGACAAATACATGGAAGAAGGAGTCTAACTTCTATAACGCAAAAGGAGACGTTGTAAGAGGTTATGCTCTTCATAAAGGTGATGTATTTGAGGTATCTGTTGAGGGATTCGATGGACAGCCAGCTGAAAAAGCGACAGTTACTTGTGAAAACAAGAAATTAAAAATTGGTTAATTTAAGGGAAAGGAGGAAAAAATATAATGAGACGTAAAATGACTTTTGCTGATTTAAGTGCACATGTTCAGGAAGTATTTGCTAGCATGTGTAAAGATGGTGTTACACCAGAGGAAAATTATGAAGGTTTCAAAAAGCTTACATATGATCTGAATCATAATCCAAACGAAATGTTTGATGAAAATGGAAATAAAAAGACCAAACGAGACGCAGAAGATGCGGTTCGTAAATTTGTATATGCAATTATGGGACTAAACGAGAATTCTACAAAACGTGACAGAAATCGTGCTATGAAGAAACATGGTATTGAACTGTTCGAAGTTATGGAAGAAGAAATTGATATTAAAGTCGAAACAGGCTTTAAAGAATCAGAATTCTTCAATAACTATGTAGAGACAAGAAACCTTTCCCGCGGAGATCGCCAGGAATTCTGGACAGATGATAAAGTTGTTTTATCTACAACAAAAATTGCGGGCGATCATCATGACTTTACACTTCAGAGACTTGGTTCTGGAGAAAGTTATACTGTAACCACAAGTGTATACGGTATTGCTGTTGGTGCTGATATTGATCTGTATTTGGCAGGAAGACTTGATTGGTCTAAATTCACAGATCAGTGTGCTGCTGCTTTCGTGAGACAGATTCAGAATGATATTTATGCTGAAATGATGAACGCAGGAAAGAAACTTCCAGCTCAGTTCCAGGGCACAGGTGCTCTTTCAAATGCTACTAAGGACAAGCTGGATGAACTGCTTGAGGATGTATCTCTCGCAAATGATGGTGCTCAGGTAGTTATTATGGGTACAAGAACTGGATTACAGCAGTTCCAGAAACTGATGGATGTTGATTGGATCACAGATGATCAGAAGAAAGATGTTGCTACAATGGGACGTCTTGGATACTATGGTCCATATACATTAGTTGAAATCCCACAGAGATTCGCTCTGAATGATACAACTAAGAAATTAATGGATCCTAAGACTCTGTTTATTATGCCGCAGGTTGAAGATAAGTTCATTAAATTCGTTGATGTTGGTGAAACAGAAATCTATGAAATCACTGATAAGGGTGATCGTATGGATGATACAATGAAATACGAAGTACAGAGATCAATGGGCGTAGGAACACAAATCGGACGTTATTTTGGCGTTTGGACTTTAGCCTAATTTTTTTATTGTAAATTAATATTATAGTCGTGTGTCATATAGATGCACGACTATACGAATAAAAGGAGGAACTTTTCATGGCAACTACTGCAGTGAAAAAGACAAAGACTACTGAAACTGCTACTGAATCTGTTACAGCATCTGTTACGGAACCTGTTACATCTGAATCAGCAAAAACAGTAGAAGTAAAAAAAGGAAAGAAAACTTATGCCCCTACTGATGGGATTCCATGTAAATCTATTACTAATGGTGGACTTTATATGCCAGGGCTTAAGTCAAATATTTTATACACATGGATTGATGCCGGAGATGTAATTGAAGTTGAATATCAGGATCTGCAGGCAGCAATCAGATCAAATAATGGTTATGTTATGAATCCATTTTTTGTTATTGAAGATGAAGAACTTGTTGCACAGTTTCCACAGCTTAAGAAAATTTATAATACATTATATTCTGTAGGTGATCTTGAAGATGTAATTACAGAGCTTTCTCCTGGAGATATGAAGGCTACTATTCTTTCACTTCCGAAAGGGGCACAGGACTCTATTAAACATCTTGCTTCAAAAATGGTAAGTGACGGTAGACTTGATAGTGTAAGAAAAATTAAAGTGCTTGACGAAATCTTTGATACAGAAATGAGTATTATGACAGGACTATTTAATTAAAAATAAGGAGGTATATTATGCCTTCTCTAAATTACGAAGAAATATACTCAAAATTTCGATTAAAAGCAGAAGCTTATGATATTTTACAATATCGTGAAGATGATGTAAGTGCGGTTTTTATGCCGGAATATTTACATGCATCAATAAATAAACCTTATATTCGAAGACTTTTTTCTGAATTGAAACTTGGAGATACAGTTCAGGAATTGACATATATAATGAAATATTCTGTTGATGATGATTTTGATGCAGAATTTATAACTGATATCTTAGGTATAGGTATGGTAATTGAATGGATTACACCCAAAATTAACAGCCTGAATAATACTCAGCAGGTATTTGGATCTTCTGAGGAAAAATTTTATTCTCAGACTAATCATTTAAATGGTTTAAAAGATTTAAAAAAATCATTAATCAAGGAACAGAAGAACTTGATTAAAGATAGAGGTTATATATGGAATAGTTATCTGGATGGAAGTAATACATAATGGATACAATTTACGGACATTTTGATGATTTACAAATTGAAGAATATAAGGAAAAATTACACAAAGAAATGTTTTGGCTTCTTTTATATAAGGATCCAAAAACAAAAGATGAATTTAAAAATGTTGACTTTGAAAAATATTTTATCAATTTAATGAAGAAAATCGATGGTTTGAATACTCTTCTCTTCTATCCTGTAGAAATTGTAGCAATTATGAGTTTATTACAGGCGGCTCTCAATGAGACAAGAAGTGATGATTTTAATTATCGTTCTTACCGAAAATTGATACTAGATGCGCATTCGTTAGTAGACAAAATTAATTCTAGGAGTTGATTCTATGGTTACTGCAGAAATGTACAAAAATTATTTGTCATCATATGGCAGTAATCTAGCTCAGGTAAAGAAAAATCAGTCTGATGCAATTATGAATAATTCTTTTACTGCCGATGCACAATATAAAAGAGTTTATATTTTAACAAAAGATGGATGGAAATGGGAAGATGCTAAATATCAACGTCATGCCAAGCTTTCCATTCTTAAAGATGCAGTGGATTATTATTTACAATTTCGGCCTAAAGTACATTATCCAATAGGAAGTTATGTGTTTGTTCCTGATGATACTGACTTCGATATTAACATATCTGGGCACGAACTTGATAATCCGCTCTCACTTCCAGACGAAAGAATTACACAACTGTGGTTTATTGTCGGTAGAGATGATGCGAATGCTTTTGTTAGATATAATATATTAAAATGTAATTGGAAATTTCAATGGATTTACGATAACAAATTATATAAATGTTGGGGTTCAAATAGATCAGCTAATAGCTACACAAGCGGTCGTTGGGATGATCAATATACATCTTCGCTTGATAATCTGACAGCTGCATGGCTTCCAGATATTTATTATGCGTATGGTAATAATTTATATGATTTAGGACTTAGTGACGATCGTACTATTATGCACGAACAACGTTTTATGCTTACGAATAACATTCTTGACCCAAAAGTCTATCAGGTCACAAAAATAATAGATCTTAATCCTTCTGGAGTAATTAAACTTTCCATAAAACAAGATGAATTGAATAAAAAAGTTGATAATGTTCAACTTAGAATTTGCAATTATTATAAAGGTTCTGGTGATCAAAAAACAGAGATTATTCAGAAACCTCAAACAATGATTACAAGTTCACAAATTGAATGGATGTATCTAAATGACGATGGTGAAATCGAGCCATTATTGGACCGTTCAAAACAGTTTCTTTATATTGGAAAAAATTCATATTTTGAATATAAACTTCCTTATGCCGATCTTACTTCTGAATGGAATATTAGTCTTGTTGACAAAAATTCCGAATATACAGAAGAAGAAAAATCATATTATGAAGGATTAATAAAATTGACTGTAATGGATAATGTCACTATATCACTTAAGCCTGGAAAAGCTCATAGTTTAATAGGTAAAAGATTTAATTTATCAGCCACAGATAATAATGGAGACAATCATTCTTCTATTGAAGTGGAGGTGCAATTAGATGAATAGAGATATATCACATATTACACGAGATCTTGAAAATAAGAAAAATAATGACATTATTTATAAAAAAGATAAACTGTTAAAACTATTCAATGAGGATCCTGATCTTAATGAAATTTTAGGGAAAAAAGATAAACGCCCGTTGAATAAATATACAGATAAAAATAATCCCACAGCTCAAGAACTAAATGAGCGAAATTTAATCATTGAATATAATAAACGAGTTGATAAAAAGCAAATTCTTCCTATATTAAAACTGAATGGTATTAATAAAGAAGTATTAAATTTTATTATGTTTGATATAAATGATACTGATACATCATATTACAATAAGGCTATGAAAATACAAACACTTATAGTTATGTGTTTAGTTCATGAAGATGATCTTGATACAGAATATGGAATTGTACGAACAGACTTATTGAGTTATATCGTAAAAGATCTTTTATGTTGGACGAATTCTTTGGGAAATCAACTTAAATGTATAGATGATTATGGAGATATTATTGACTCTAGGTATTATTGTAGAACGTTGAAATTTGAAATTGAATGTCCTAATAATTTATATGCAGGAATGAATAACAAATATGACAATTTCCAAAGAATCTGAAATTGATGCACTGAAATTATATTTTGGTGAACCATTTGTTATCGAAAATGATACATATAATGACATTATAATTAATCAACCTACAATAGGAGACATTATAAAAAGTGGTGAGAAAAAGATTTATTCTACTATAAATATTTTTATTGCTAATCCTACTATGTATCGCATGCAATTATGGGATCTTGGTATTGATTGGAATAAAATGTCTGACTTTTCTTTGTTTTGTATGCTTGTTCCAAGTATAGACTCAAAATCTACAAAGTTACTATTCGGTGACTTGAATTTCCAATTGTTTCAATTGCAACAAACACAAACAGAAGACGGGGAACCGTTTTTTTATTTACTTAATGAAGAACAAAATGTTCAGATAGATGAAGCCGCATATCTACAGATGGCTTCGTATTTAAGAGCTATGTTCAACACTTACCCAAAAGTGGAAAAAGCCAGGGGAAAATCTACAAAAGAATGGATGATTGAAGAAGATCGCATGAGCTTCGAACAACACAAAAATGATGTTTACAAATCCACTCTTCTACCACTCATATCTACTTGTCTTAATCATCCCGGTTTCAAATATAAAAAAAATGAATTACGTGAAGTTGGCATTGTTGAATTTATGGACAGTGTTCAAAGATTACAAGTTTATGAATCTTCTACTGCTTTACTTAAGGGTATTTATAGCGGCTTTGTTGACGCTTCAAAGATTGATAAGAATGAACTTAATTTCATGAGAGAAATTTCTCTCAAAAATTAATTTCTATATACAAAAAATTTAAAGGAGGAAATCATAATGGGATTTACATTAGATGATATCGTAATCGACCGTGTTCAGTATGGATATGCTGAAGATCTTAGCGGAAATCCATTATATGCATTAACTCAGCTTCAGGATGCAACTATTAATATCAGTGCTGAGTCAACAGATGCAACAGATAATCAGGGTAACCTGATCAAACGTTTCTGGAAGGCCAAAACAGGTGAGTTTACTGCAAATAATGCAATGATTAACCTGAACGTTATTGGCGCTGCGTCTGGTGAAGGTAAAAGAACTGCTTCTTCTACTAATAAAATTAAAATGCCAAAAATTATTACTGTAAAAGCTGGTGCAAAAGCAACATTAACAGGAGTTGTTGATGGTACTGTAAAAGTAAATGCTTTCAGCGCAAATGGTTCCATGGGTACTGCATATGAGAAAGATACCGCTGCTGCAACAGATAAATACGCTCTTACAGAAGGGGGAGAATTTACACCACCTACAGCTGCAGGCGTAGATACTTACATCGTTATGTATGAAAGAGAAGTTGAATCTGGTGTTGCTATTACTAATAAGGCAGATAAGTTCCCGCAGACAGTAAAGCTTACTTTAAAGGCTCTTGCTGTTGATCCATGTCATTCTGACGTTCTTAAAGGAGTGTATATTGTACTTCCATCATTCCAGGTATCTCCTGAAATTGAAATCTCTCTGACAACTGACGGACAGCTTGCTTACTCTGGATCTCTTCAGGTAGATTACTGCTCTGCTGATAAAGCTCTTTATCACATTTATTGGGCTGATGAAGACGAAGAATAATTATTAGATAATATAATATTATTCTAATTACGGTCGGTATGTGTCATAGCATACCGGCTGTTTTACTATCCATATTCAAGGAGGAAAACATGGTTAAGAAAAATAACAAGAAATGCATTTTATGCGGAAAAACATATACATATTGTAGTCGCTGTGAAGAATTCGACCATCTTCCAAGATGGATGGAGATTTATTGCAGCGATAATTGCAGAACAATCTTTAATACATTAACAGAATATAATGCTGAAAACATTACAGCTAGAGAAGCTGCTGAAAGAATGAAAGATTGTGATATGTCTGATGTCAGTAAATTTCATGAAGTAAATCAGAAAATGATTGCAAAAATTCAGAAAGAAACTGCTGATATTAAATTACAGAAGATCTCAGAAAAAGATATTGTTGAGCCGGATTCTGTAGTTGACGAAGAAAACAGCGAGGAAATTGAAACTCGTAAACCAGTACGTACAAGAAAACGTAAATAGTATTTGAATAGTGATTTTTTAGGGGTATGTCTCACTATTCGAGACTACCCCTTTTTTCACTTTTAAGGAGTAAAAGGAATATGAGAATACAATCAAATTTGAAGCCGCGTGATTATACGGAGAAAGAAGTCTGCAGGATTATAAATCCGAAGCAGCGTGATTTATATATTAAACATAGAGTATTTCCGATAGATATGTATCCAAGTGTTACGGATGACGGAAAAGATATTATTGTTTACATCTTTTTAATTGAAGAAACCAAAGAGCTGTTTCAGCAATGGCTTAATCATACACTTGAATAAGGAGAACTTTACATGAAAGAAAAAATTTTAGATAAACAAGTTCTAAGATATGTTATTGCTACTACTGTTTCTGGCAAACCAACATATCTCAAAAAGAAATTGCAAAAAATTGAATACAGTTTTGTAACAGATATTGATGACGCTACTAAATGCTCATCTTATGCTATTGCAGAGGCTGTAAGAAAATACTACGAACATGACACTCGTGATACTAATGCAGGATTGATTATTATTCCGGTTGTTATCAGTTATGAATTAGTAAAAGAGGTTTAAATATATGGATAAATCAATTATATTGACAATTGATCAAAAGACATTAGATTTGTATACAAAGTATTATTTTTTAGAACATCCAAGAGCCAAGAAAATTCCTATTGAAAAACCTTGGCATCCTTCGATTAATACTTGGATGATCTTACCACGTATACAGATGAATGCGTTAAAACAAAAGTGGAAGGAATTCGTAAAATTCTGGGTAAAAATAAATAAAATGGATAATAGGCAGTTAGATGATTTTGATCTCATTGTAACTGTCTTTTTTAATACAAAAAGACGACACGACGTAGATAATCAAATTCCTAAATTTATTTTAGATGGATTAACTGAAGCTGGGACTATTGTAGACGACGATGAAAAGCATCTTCACTCTCTCACTTTAAAAACCGGATACGACAAGGAAAATCCTAGAACAGAATTTGAATTTATCATCCATGAACATATAGAAAATAAGGAATAAAAGGAGATTTATTATGAGTGAAATAAATAAAGTTAATTCAGATACAATTGAAAGAAAAATTGATGTTCCAGAGTTCATCAGAAGATATAATCTCTTGAAAACAGATGAACAGCGAGATGAATTTGTTAAAAATATTATTTGGAGAACATATTGCCCTGTTTTAGAAAAGAAACTTGTTCTTCAGACAATACTTGATAAGTCTATTACCACTGGAAAAAACGGGGTACAGTATATTGATATGTTTTTATCTAAAATCAATATGACTACTACTATCCTTATTTTATATACAAAATTGAACATAGTAAAAACTGATGATAGTACTACAAATGCATTTCAAGATTATGATTTATTATTTGAAAATAATCTCATGAATAAAATTTGTGAAATTATCGGAGAAAGAGAATTGTCTGAACTTATGAGTATTAATAGTTTGCTTATGGGTAATTTCCATGAAGAAAATAAAAATATCGAAGCATATGTTGCGAAATATACAGAAGCATTTGCTACTACTGTTGGTATGTTTGCCAACGAAGGTATTTCTGAATTAATGAAATATGTAAAGGAAAATGGAATTAAACTTGATTTGAAATAAATTATAGGAAGGGGGCATTTGATATGACAATAGAGGAATTTGCTCGAAGGATAAAAAAATTAATGGCTGATATCCCACAGCCATTTTCAAATTATTTGGCTGAAGCTATAGCTCCAGAAGTTAAAGCCAAAGTTAAAGAAATATTTGATAAATGGGTTAACAATTATTATGCGAGTTATTCCCCAATATATTACAGCAGAACATATGGATTAAGAGATGCATATGTTTGTGAAGTATACGGAAATCTTCTTGTATTTGAATCAGATGCCTCTTTACTAAATGGATCTCATAGAGTAAGCAATGAATATATTTATGACCGTATGTTTTTTGAAGGATGGCATGGAGGCGCTGATAAAGGAGAAGGTCATCCGGCGCCAGGATCATTATATTGGAGATCTCCATTTAAAGAGTATACACATTGGGGAGCTATGGCTGCCTCATCTGCTGCTCCTGGACCTAAAATTCAGTCAGACGTAAAAAACTATTTTAAAAGTGGAGAATGGCATAAAAAAGTAGAGGCTGTAGGGATAGATCTACTTATAAATCGTTATGGATTATAATATAAAGGTTGGTGAACAATACATATGGCAAAAATAAGAGAAGAACTTGAAATAGTAAGTAGTGACGATCTTAATTCATTGCTTAATAGATTAAATAAATTAAAGGATGAAATTAAGGATACTAACAATACAACAGTTAAGCCTAAGACAGATTCGTCAGAAATTGATAAAGCTAATATAAAATTAGACAATTTAAGAAAAAATGCTCAAAGTGGAATTGATGCAAAAGTAAATGTTCAACTTGATGCTTCTGATTTAAAGAAGCTCAATAATCTCCCAACTGCAAAAGCAAAAGTGGATTTTCTAGTAAATAAAGGTACTATCAGCAAAAGCATTGGTAAAGATTTACAGGCCGCTATTGGGAAAGCTTATTCAAATGTCAGTAGAAAATTCAAAGATTTTCCAGGGCTAGATAAAGAGCCTAATATATCTCTTGATAATTTCATGAAAAGAGTTCCTGAATTATCAGCTCGTCAAAGAAGTGGCATAATTCAGACACTTACGGATAAGGGCATAATATCAGATAAAAATATTCCTGAATCATACGAAACTGTATATAGATTAAAAAGCTACTTAGAAAATGCTAAAAAAGCAGTATCTAAAACTATTCCGTCCGAGGCGTTTACTGCCCCGGATCTTTCTTTATCTGCAACAGAATATGGTAATGCAATTAATGAACAAGTGAAGCTCGTACAAAATGTACTTAATGCTTCTAAGTTTTTTGCTGATTTAAGTTCTAAAATGAATGTTAAAGCTGCTGCAAAAGTTTCACCTGAAGAAATGTATAAATTAATGGGCGTTGGTTCTGAAAAGGCTGATACAGGTAACTATGTTGCTTATCTGGCAGATCAGATTGCTAAGAAAGCAAATGTATATGATATTATCGATCAGGTTGTAACGGGCGCTCTGGATCCGACGCAGATCAGTCAAAAAGATATTGCAAATAGCATTTCAAAAATTACTAAAAAGAAAGAATCTACACCTAAGGCTTCTTCTACTGGTAAAACTAAAAAAAAGTAAAACCTGTTATTGATGATTCTGATGACTCAGATCGACCAGAAGGAAATATTGAAAAATTATATGATGAATTAAAAGATGCATATAAAAATTTTGTAGAAGCAAGAAAAGCAAGAAAAACAAATAGTATTCATCCATCTGATTATGCTTTAAAAAGTGCAGTATTTAGAGAAGCGTATGCAAAAGTAGCACCACATTTATTTGATGATGAGAAAGAAAAATTTGTTGGTCCAAAACCTATGAGTCAAGAAGTAGCACAATTAGCTGCTGATTCTACAAGAAAAACAGTAGAACAGATTTATTCGATAAAGAAGCCGCTTAAAGATCTGGGTTATTTAGGGAATAATCCCGATGTGTCTAAGATATTCGATAGAATTTCCAACAGAATTATTAAAATTAATGCCGATAAACTCAATAACCGTGATAATGAAAATGGCGATACTGATGAAATTATAAAAAATATTGGAGTAATGAATAAATTAGCAAGTCAGCTTGAAGATATGATTCATGCTGACGGGCATGTGGATTTTGCTATTAAAAATCTTCCTACTATTACGAAACCAGCTACTACTGCTTCATCGTTACTTGATAATTCTGATATTAAAAAACAGACAGAAGAAACTGCAGATGCTATTACTAGAACAGCAGATCAAGTTATTGATGCAAAATCCAAAGAAGTTGATGCTGTTGTTGCTGCAAATGATAAAATTGCTGAGTCCGAGAAGAAAGTAACAAATCAAGTTACAGATGCTGCAAAAGAACAGAACGATACAATCAAAACTGTGTTTGGTTTGAAGAATGTTAATTCTAATTTAACAGAAGAACCTGTTACTCCACCAGAATTAGATGGCTTAAAACAGCTTTCTCAAAGGGAATTTGGTGACGCGCAGAAATATATTAAAGTGTATGAAGATACTAACAGAACTATATACACCCTTACTCAGACATATAAAAAACAGTTCGATGCTAATGGTAATCTTTTAGCTGAGGGATATGAAAATGCTATTGCATATTATGATAGTTATGAGAAACTTGAGGGAGAAGCTGTTAAATTAAGTAAAAAGATTAACTCTAATTATGCGAAACTTGATACAGAAAGATATAAATCTACTGATAAACAGAATCCTAATTATCTTAAAAAGTTACAGGATGATATCAAATCTGCTCAACAAGACTTATCCGAACTACATAGAATTGCAAGGTTAAATGCATCTCTTTCTAATAACAATTATACATATCAGGATTTTACTCAAGCACTTCGAAAAGGATCTGCTGAATCCGCCAGATCATTATCTGCAACTCGTAAAACAAATCGTGATAATTTCAATGTTCAAAAAGATACATTAAATACCGATCTTTCTAAACAGATTTCTGATGTGAAATCTCTTGGTCAGGCAGGCGCTATTGCTGCTGCAAAGCTTCAGACTGTACAACAGGCTTTAGTTGGTATTACTACTCCTTCTGGACTTGAAGATACCAAGAAACAGATCGAGGATATTGGTAAACAATTCGATGCAAATAAAACTCGTGAGTCTGCATTAAATTATGTTCACAACCTGGAACAGGGATTAACTGGTAAATTACCTATCACTAAACAAAATAGTGCTACTTCTCAATTTGAAGATAGTATCAATAGAACAAATGGTACATGGACTGGACCATTAGCTGATTTGGATAAAACATTCAAATTTAATCGTAATACTACTGCAACGGAAATTGACGGATATATTGCCGATGCAAAAAAACTTGGAGATATCGGGAAAGAGTCAGCAGAAGCATTTTCCAATTTAAAAACAAATCTTGAAAATTGCTATACAGAATCTGGATTGAAACAAATTCAGACACAAATGCGTGGAATTTCCAAAGAAATGTCTACTGCCAAAAAGCAGGCAGATGAAGCTGCGAAAAATTCTGAAACTGCAAAGATCAATGATCAGTATACTCAGATTATGTCAGATATGTCTAATCTTGAGAAGAAAAATAAAGAACTTCGTACTGCTCTAAAAAGCGATAAAAACGCTGATTATATTAAAAATATTACCGCAGAACGAGATGCATATAAACAGGCTGTAGCAGGTGCAGATGAATATATTGATAAGCATAGAGAGGTTCTCGGAGATAAAGCTGTAAAACAATACAATACAGCTAAAAGTCGTGCCGGTCAGGTAGAAACAGATATCGAAAATGATATTGCAGCACAAACAAAAGCAATTGATACCAAAGATTTTACTGATAGATATACTTCTGCTATTGCTGATGTAAAAGCATTGGGCGAAGCTTATAAAGAACTTAGTAGTATTCAGAAAGAAGCATTTTCTAAAAAATCCGGACAATCTGCTACCACTTTGGACGATTATAATCAGAGAATTACTACTGCTCAGAATAAAATAAAAACTTTAACTACTAAAGTACAAGATTTCCGAGATAATGTATGGGGATCTGATGCTGCTCAAGTGGATAAATTAAATCAGAAAGTATTTGACAATTACGAAAAACAGTTCGACAATATGTCAAATACAAAAGATAACTATACTGCTGATTTAGTAGAAGCAATGAAAACTGCATATCAATTGAAGCGTTCTACTGAGGCTAGTCTACTGAAGAAAGCAATGAATGTTTCTTTAGACTCAGGCCAGTCTGCTGAATTAAAAGGCAAAAATTCCTATGCTTCTCAGCTTTATGGTTCTTTACGAGATCAGGTTATAGAGCAGTTTGGTAAAGATTTTCAGGAGCAGGCAATTTCTGATTTAAGAACAACTGCAAATAGTCAGAGAAGCGATATTCTCAATACAAATTTCAAAACACTCTCTGGTGACATTGGTCAATACGTTTCCAGTGTCACTAAAGCAGGTCGTGCTTCAAAACAGTTTGAAAGTGATTTTTCTGGAATTTCTACAGATCTTGTAAATCTACAAAATACTTTCACAAATCCTTCTAAATTAAATTCTCAAGGTATTGCAGAATATTTTGATCAGATGAATGCAATTGCTAAAAATTATGAATCTCTGAAACAGCATTATTCCTCTGGTATAGGTAAAATATCGCTTGATTATGAACAGGCTCTTGGAGCAATCAGTGGTGAAAAATCTGTTGGAAAAAATAGCAATTACCTTAGAGCGGCTCAAAGTTATATTGAAGAATACAATGGTATTTGGAGTAAATATAATGAAGATGTTAAACAATTTGCTGAGGGTAGTGCAGAAAGACAGCAATTAACCGCGCAAGCTGAAAAAGATTCTACAGAAACTATCAAGAAGATGCAGAATCTTGCAAAAAATGCATCCAAGTATGAAAAAGTTACAAATAAAGGAACCGAAATTGACTGGACAGCAAATAGAACAAAAAATACAAAAGATGCTTCTGCATTTTTAAATCAATACGCTTCTTCTATCGGGTTGACTTCTGAGATTTCTACTAAAATCAATGAGTCTACTGGTCAAGTAACAAAAACATTCACTGATATTTCCGGAAATACTGTAACATTAACCGGTAATATTGATAAATTTAATGATTCACTGCGTGTAACACAGTCATTAGTTTCTAAGAGTGGATCTGGAATGTCTTCATTTGGTAATTCTATCAAAGGAATGGTATCAGGAAACTTTAAAGGTGCTATTGCAGATATTGCAAGTTATGTTTCTTATTTCCAGGTGACCATGAAAGCAATTCAGCAGGCCAAACAAGGCTTCAATGATTTCTTAAATTTTCAAAAAGACTTAACAAATATTAGTTACACAATGAATTTATCACCGGATCAATTACAGAATCTTGGTACTTCTGCAATTGATATGGCAAAAGATTTATCAATGTCATTAGATAATACTATGGACATTTATAAAATCTATGCGAATATGAATACTACTGCTTCTGAAATTCAGCAGACAGCTAGACCAACTGCTATCTTAAGTAACTTAAGTGGTGTTGATGCCTCTACTGCTGCCGATCAGGTACAGGGTATTTTACAGCAGTTCCATATGTTAGAAGATGGATCTACTACTGCTGCTGATGCCTCTATGCATATTGTCGATGTTCTGGATAAAGTTTCCGGAAGTGTGGGAATTGATTACGCTAAAGGTATCAAAATTATTTCTGATGCTGTACAGGCTTCCGGTCAGGTTGCTTATGATGCAGGTATGTCATATGAACAGCTTGCAGCTATTACTGCTAAAGTATCAGAAAGAACTCGTGAAGATGGATCTTCAATTGGTAATGCTTTGAAGACAATTATCACAAGAACTACAAAAGTCGGTAAAATGCCACAATACGCCGACGAAGTTGACAATGCAGCTTTATCTAATGCTTCTGCATCTCTGCATGCTATAGGTGTAGATGTTTATAATCCGGATGGATCTGATCGTGGTATCATTACTGTTATGTCTGAGCTTAAAGATAAGTGGGACGATTTAACTGATGCACAGCAAGCCAAAATTTCGTACGACGTAGCAGCAACACGCCAGACGAGCAAGTTCAAGTCCATGCTGGATGCATTCACAGACTCCATGTCATTGGCAGAAGAAGCAACAACCGCAAATGGTAATGCTGAAGCTAACCAGGAAAAATACATGGAATCAACCGCTGGTAAACTACAAGCAATCAAAACACAGATGCAGGATTTCTGGGTTAATTTCTATAATTCAGGGACTGTAAATGGTGTTCTTGAATTTGTACATAGTTTAACAGAAGGATTTACGTCACTTGAAAAAACACTTGGACCAATACCGGCATTACTTACTGCTGTATTTGCAGCAATGACAGTAAAAAATGCAACAATGGCAGGATTAAAATTCCTGAGTGGTGGAGGTCTTGCAACAGTCGTAGGTTAACCCAAAAATCTAAGGGTCACACGTTATTTTCCGATTTTTAACAATGAGCCTATCTACATAGAGATTCATATCAATGTGTGGAGAATAGCGACTTAAAATAAATAGAGGATTAATACGTCGAATTCACTATTCTATGCTGATTGCATAGTGAAATGGGCGAAAGCTCGTGACAACGCACGTACCAACCTGATTTACGATTTAGTCATATGTGAAACGTTAGTAACAATTACGCAAGTAATGACGAGGGAAACATATTAATAATCAGGAGGAGTAGAGAGAGCACCCTTCCTCGGAGTATATTATATATACTTTTAATGAATGTTCCATGAGCGGCACTTCTCTTCTGTCGAATCGCTTTATGCGGAGGAGAGAAAAATAAACTTGACAAAAGAAAGACACCGCGGTGATCAAGCGCAGTGTCTGTAAGATAAGCTTTGAATTTTAAATTATTGAAATTTAACCTTTAAAACTTTAATTGTGTGGGTTTCACCCCACACTACCAGAGTTGTATTTCTACTTCTCCGGTGTCTCGCTTGCAAACTCGCAATTAATATCAATGCTCTGTTCTTTCAGGTTTATTGATGTCACGAGTTTTGTTGGATTGTGCTGGAACACCATCCATAAAGCTGCAAGTAATACTAAAACCGTAAAGAATCTTTTAATTGCTATCTTTGCAAGCTTAAATTGATGTTCTTCTTTCTTCATGTTCCACCTCCCTTCTGCCATATGGCTAAAGTAAATATAAGTGGATTTTGATTTCGGACAGAACATCCGATTTTGATATTTATGATTGTAGGTGTGTGCAAAGCCGAGGCACACTCTCGGCTATCCTACAATTAGTAAATATATCACTAGACTTTATTGTTGTAAAGTCAGAACGTAAGTTCATTCTTTTTCATATGTCATACATCCGATGATTAAATATCGCTTTGTTCTACCGTATTCTTCTGAATCAGTTTGTGCATAAAGTGTATAGAGATTTTCAAAAGGTTGTGGTGCAGGTTTCTTATAAAACGGAGATGAATATAATTTTTTTCCATACGGATCTAATTCTTTTCTAAAATTGTCAAGAAAATTCTGTTTTTTGATTTGTATTTCATAATCCGACCTATTCTTTAGGTCTGACATTGTAATAGAATATTCTGTTTGACAATATTTACCAGGAAAAATATTCTGAATGACAATAACTTCACATTCACATATGTCAAGAATTAAAAATGGTTTACAGGAACAATAAAATTCTGTGAATACCCATCGTGTACTTCCATATGAGTTCATTGATATACTATTTTCAGGAGTGACTGTTAATGATAAATTTGCAATATTTTTATGTAATGCTTTCGTGTAAATATCTTTGACTGGTTTATACTTTGCATATTTGCTTTGTGAGACAGAAATTAATTCTTGAAAATCGTCTGGAAGATTTGAATTTATGTGTCCAATCATTCTTATACTAAGGCTTATATAATCAGGATCAGATATTGATAAACCATTATTATGTACCAAAATTTTCCTTAGAAGTTTTTTATCGACAATTCGATAATCTTCCCAGAGAGTATTTGATTCTTCTTTTAATTTTAGAACATCTGGAGTATTAATTTCATCCCAAAATGATTGCTTAATTTGTTTTTGAGATTCACCGATCTCTATAATCTTTTTTATTCTATTGATTTCTTCTGGGCTATAATTTCCAGTATACATATGTACTCCATTCTGAAAGTAGGTGTTTATATGATTAGCTTAACAAAAAATAATAACATTATTATTCCGTCTCAGATTCAGTTTGAAAACCAATTTGCCGTCTTGGAGCTTCTGGAATTTCCTTTGGCTGCGCGCTTAAAAGAAAATCCAACTGATTTATATGTTGTATCAGTTTCTGCGGTTTGCCGTAACTGTCCTCTCCGTAAAACACGATTAGGTTGTACCCAATGTAGCCGACTTTGTTGACAATTATATTAACTGTTTCTCCAAAATGAGCTACCGCAAGAACCATATCATCTTCGTCTGGTAACGATTCTTGATAAGAACATAATGCCTCATATAGTTTTTGAGCGATTACAGGAGCAGTATTTTCATTCTGAATATCAGCAGATAATTCTTGTTTCATATGAAGTCTACGTTCTTCTATATTTTCATAAAATCCATTTACAATATTATGCATATCCATAGTATTACCTCACCTTCCTGGCCACCACTTGTGACCGCACTTCTGGCAGAGATTCTTCTTCTGAGATGCACCAATCCAGCCGAAAAGTCCGTAACCTTGTTCTTCTGTTGTTACTGATGTAGAACCACAACGTGGACAACGAACAACATTTTGGAATGTATTTGGTTGTGGAGTTGGCTGTTGCGGTCTGTCATTATATCTTGGTAAAACATCAAATTCGAATGTTTGAAAATTATTTTTTATACATTCAAGTACTAATTTTGCCGTTACATAAGTTGATAAAAAATAGAATTCTGACCATTTTTTTAATTCATTGTAGAATTGTAAATATTTTTCATCACTTATTACCGGACGAAAATTTGATATTCCGTATTCCAGCTCAAGAAACTGTTTAAAGTGCGTTTTATCCTCTTCAGACAGTGGTATATAGTATTGGCTTATACAAGAAACATCCTGTTCTTTATTTCTGAAAATACAAATGTTGGTCGCTTGAATCACTTCTTCAGATAAATTATTATTTATAAGAAATTCAGATGCAGGACATCCGCAATAAATACAAGCCGGAGCTTTGTCACTTATCTGTTCTCCACATTCTGGGCATTTAATAAGGGCCATAGTATCATCTCTTTCTTTTATTTTTTATATGAATTATACCTTAAAATTCATCTTATGTCATTAAGTAAAATCGGAAAACTTACAAGCGCATTTAGTTCATTTAAAAATAATCCGTTAGATTTGACTAATATGGCTACTGCATTAGCTTCTGTCGGAAATGTTGATAATGCTGCTAAATATTTAGTAAAAATAAACAAACAAAATGGTAATTTTCTTGGTGAAAATGCTATGGCAGTTTTATTGAGTAAAGCATATCGTTCTTCAGGCATTAATCAAGAAATGGCTATGGGATCTATAAATAATGCATTAGCAAATAGTTCTAAATTTAGTATGGGTGGAATGCTTGGTAGTCTTTCTGCTGTTGGTACTGGTATTGCAACAATGTTTGAATCTATTGCCCCAGTAATAATTCCTTTAATTATCGCAGCAGTTGCTGCTAAAGCAGGTAAAATGGCTTGGGATAATTTTGCCACAAATACTGCTGCTAAAAAAAAATATCAAACTTCATCTAAGGCTTATCAAGAAGCTGCTTCTGAGAGAGATTCTGTACAATCTGAATATGACTCTAATAAAGAACGTATCCAAGAGCTTCGTGCTAAGGCGAATAGAACTGTAGATGAATCCAAAGAATTATCTAATCTTCAAAGTCAGAATGATTTATTAAATTCACAATTATCTGTAAAAAATCAAATTGCCGATACAGCTCAAAAACAAGCTGCGTTAGATGCTAAAACTGCATTGGAAAAAGGGAGCTATCGCAGTGGTGGGCTTCTTAATATGGACTACGACAGTGATCTGGAACATGCATCTCAATTAATAAAAGAAATTAAAGAAGCACAATCTGAAAAAGCTGAGATTGAAGCAAATCGTTCTTCTTACGATGATTCATATTGGTCAGATTATCAGAAAGAAGAACGTGATATTGCAAAATATGACAAAGATATCACTAATAAAAAATCTGATCTTTCAGATTTAATGACAACTATTTCTGATACTTCGCAAGATTTCTGGGATGAACAAGGAAATTTAGTTGATAAGTCTACCAAAGATACAGCTGACAAAGTAAAGAAACTTGCAAATGATTATACATCAATTACTGGCGTTTCAGATATCGACTCTAAAATGAATAATTTGTTTGCTCGTTCACAATTTAAGGATGTAAAAGATCAACTTCTGGATATTGGTAAAAAGCAGGGTTCTAAAGGTATTGAGACTAAAATTGATGAAATCGATGGTCTGAAATTTGCTTTAGATGACGCTGGCATCAGTGTAGATGATTTTACTTCTGAGCTTATGGCTATGGCAGATCCAGACGCAAAAAATCTGGAAGGGATTAAAGAAAATCTAAAAGATATTTTCGGTGAAATCAAAGATGCAGACGGAAATTCTCTTTATGACTTCTTTAAAGATAAATCGAATAAAGATATTGAGGGATACTATGATTATTTTCTCAATCAGGGATTAAACCCACAAACCAGTGATTACACATGGAAAAAAGAAGATATTGAAAATAGTTATAATGATTATCTCAAATCTAAAGAAACTATCGAAGCAGAGTCTTCAACATTTTCATCCAAATTCAAAAATTCTGCCGAAGATACAGCAACCGACCTTGACACTGTAACTGATAACTTCCAAACAGATATGTCAAATATCAAGTCTTCAATGGATTCTATCAAATCCGGTACATTCCAGAATTCAGATATTACTGATCTTATTCAGCAGTTCCCGGAACTTGCTACAGAGACTGATAATCTCCAACAGGGATTACAGAATTTAGCGTTTGATAAAGCAAGTAATGCTATCGGCAAAATTAGAGACTCTGTAAAAGATGTAACTGATCCAAAACAGCTTGCTGCTGCTGATAAATATGTTCAGAGTATTATGGATACTATGGATCTGAGTGGATTTGATATGAGCAATGCTAAGTCTGCAATTCTTGGTAATTTAACAAAGAATTTAGCAGACAAACATATGGCCTCTGTTACAACACCAAATCTTGTAAATCAGTTAATGTCAGAATATGGAAATGATGAAATTGCAGTTCAAGCAATTATGAAATTGTCACTTGATCCATCAATGGCAAATGCTGATCTCGACACTTGGAAATCTAAAATTGAAGATACTAAAGTACAGATTCAGTTGGATACTTCAGCTAAAAATCTGGATAATCTCTCAAAAGAACTAACTCGTCTTCAAACTGATGCTTCCAATCAGCAGACAAGACTAAACAATAAATCTGCTTATAATATGAAAGCTACTGCTTCAGATTACACCAATTTAATTGAAAATGGTGACAAACAGATTGAGAATCTTAATAATCAGATTAAAGAATATCAGAATAATATCGATGCTTTGAAAAATAGCAAAGGCTTATCTCCTCTTTCTGATGAAGATAACGAACAAATTAAGCAGTGGCAAGATCAGATTCAAGCTTCTCAGATGTCTATTGAAAACATGAAGGCTTCTCAGGCCGATTGGACAAAAACAGCATTTAATCTTCCAGTAACTGATATGCAGAACACTGTTACCGCTCTTACATCAGCTATTAGCGAAATGCAGACAGAAACAGGTCTTACATCTGATACTATGGATAGTCTTAGAACACAATTCAGTGATCTAAAAGATGCTCATGTTGATAATGTATTCGATCGCACTGCAAAAGGTTTGAAAATCAACACAGAAAGAATGAAGGATTATCTGGAACAACAAAATGAATTCATGAATTCTGATTTTGCACAACGGATTCAGGATTATCAGGATCAATTATCAGCAGGTAATAAAGATTATACTCAGCAAGGATTAGAAAATCTTAAAAATCTGCAGGCACAGTATTTTGCTCAGTATCAGGAGGCGGCAAAACAATTCTCTGATTTCCAAGCTATGGTTAATGCCGACAATCTTTCTACTGAAGGCAATGAATATACTACAGCTAAGAGTTATCTGGATAACGCAAAAGATCTGTATGATAAAGGCTTAGTTGGTACTCCTCAGTTTAAAGCAGCTGCAAAATATTTCTCTCAGAATGGTTTTGAAGATGCTGATAATTTCATTGAGAACTACAACAAACTTAAAAATTATTACACTGATGATGCTTCCGGTCCAAAGAGATTTTTAAGCGATCTTGAAGCTAAGGGATTGGCCACTTACAAAACTCTTGAGGATGGAAATCAGCAATGGATGTACTCTTTCACTGATACTCAAGAAGCTGCAGATGCTATGGGTATGAGTCTTGAATCATTCGAATCTATGTTTGGTAGATTGAAAGATTATGGCGATACAAATAATTTTGTATCTTCTCTTGAAGAAGGTGCCCTGAAATCTGAAGAGATTGACGATAAACTCATTGATGCTCAGATTAAAATGGGAAAACTGAAAGCTAGTGGTGCAAATCAATCCGCTCTGGACGATCAACAAGCAGTTATTGACAATTTAATTGCACAAAAAACTGGTATTACTCAGGCTATATCTGATTTCAAAGATGGTACTGTTGATCGTAAGATTCAGGATATCAAGGATGCCAAAGGTTCTATTGACGAATTAAATCAGTACATAAAAGATAATGGTATTGATAAAGATTCTGATTTAGGCAAGAAATATATCGAATCAATTCAGGAACAAGCTAAGAAGACAGGCATTAAATTAACACCTGAATTTGAAGTTGATGAGGCTGCTTATAATGAAATGATCCAGAGTTATGAAGCGAAAGCTAAAGGCTCACAGATCAAACACTTCCAGGATGTCAACGAAGGAATTGAAAGTGGTAATACTGGAGATTACTCTGATTCTGATGTTGAACTGGTTAATAAAATTAAAGATGCTCAGGAACAGAAAAGTGAAGCATTACAGAACGTTATTGATGCTGTTAATTCATTGGATAAAGATCAATGGAATGAAGCAAACCAGATTGAATTAGGCAATGGAGCTTATGAATCTGAAGATCAGGGTATTCGTAATGTTGAAGATGCTCTTCAGGGACTTTCAGATCAATTTGGACTAACAAAAGAACAGGCAACTGCTCTTCTACCGGCTCTTGAAGCTTTAGGTGTTGTTAATATTGATCCTAATGTTGATATGACCGGGCTGGATGAATTGGATCAAGCTACTCAGGACGGAATGGCTTCATTGCGTCAGATGCAAGCAGATGGGGATATTAAACTCTCATTTGATGTGGATAGTAGTATAGAAGGATTATCTGTAGATAAACTACAATCACAAATTGGTGAATTAGAGCATATTAAAGTAAATTTTGACGTAGATTCATCTGAATATAAAGCAATTCAATCTATGATTGATCAACGTGAAATGCAAATGCATGTTCAGATTGCAGTAGATAAAACCGGTGATATTGATAAGTTATTATCTCTTAATGATGAAGAGTTGGCTCAAAAAGCTGAATTGGACGTAGATGTCAATACCGAAGATGGTAAAGCTAAAATCGATGAACTACGTTCAAGTCTTGAATCTTTATCAGGTGATACACCTGCTATATCGGTTAAAATTGACGAAACTCAATTCCAAGCATTGACAAAAGAACAACAAGGCCAAGGAACTGTAACTTTCAAACCAGAACATAAAGAAGTAGATGCTTACCTTGCTGAAGAGAAAAAAAGCGAAGGAAAAGTAAAATGGTCTAATGAGACAGGTTTAGTAGATGTTTATGCTGCTACCGAACATTATTCTCATGGTACTGTTCATTGGGGAAATAATATTTCTGCCGTTCAAACTTCATTCACTGCTACCGGAACTGTTAATTGGATAAATTCAGGTGGGCCAAGTGGTGGTTTGAGTAAAGAAGTTCAACTCTCAAGTGGTACGTTCAAAGCTAAGTCTACAGGAAGCGCTTACAATGTTTTAAACATCACACCAGCTCATGCAAGTGGGACAAATGTTGCTATTAAACAAGATCAGCAAGCTCTTGTAAATGAAGTGGGCGTCAACGGTCACGCTGAATCAATTGTTCGTGATGGTGTTTGGAGTTTAATTCCTGGCGGTGCTCATATAGAGAACCTGAAAAAGGGCGACATTATATTCTCTACTACTCAAACTGATGCTCTTCTTAAACACGGGGCTATTCAAGGACATGCCAGAGCTTATGCAAGTGGCACTGTTACTTCTCCAGGCGTTATGAAAGCTTATGCTGCTGCTGGTAATACTCCGGGATTCCACTTCCAAGGCGGGGCTGCAACTGTTAAACCTGCCGGATCTGGAAATTCTGGTAACTCCGGTAATTCTGGTCTTCAACATGCAATCGAAGATAATACAGATGCGGTATCAAACAATAGTGATGATACAAGTGACGCGGCTGATGAAGTAAGCGAAGCTCTTCAAAATGTAATCAAGAAGCTGAATGATAATGCTATGGATTGGGTTGAAATTGCTATGGATCGTCTTGATCGTATAACTTCTAGGTATACAGATCTTGCCGAAAGTGATTATAGTCATTATACAAAAGCTCAAAAGTATTATAATAAAGCTCTTGAAAATACAGATAAAGAAATCAAGGCTGCTAAAGAAAGCATCTCTGTTTATAAAAGGAAGTCCGAAGAAGTTGCAAACAATGGCGAAGTAAGCAAATATCTTACTCCTGCTCTGAAGAAAAAAGTTCAAGATGGCACTATTAATATAGAAACATTGGATGCAAATCAGAAAGCTGCCGTAGAAGCATATAAACAGTGGTACGACAAGTATCTTGATGCCGTTCAAAAATATAGAGATAAGAAAACTCAGGAACTTGATTTAGCTAAATCTAAAGTTGATAATGTTTACGATTCCTATGATCTGATCATTAGTAAGCGTAAAGCTAAAGAGGAATATTATGCAGCTAAAGCTGAAAATCGTATAAAGAGCGGAAAATCTCAAAAAGTCGGTTCGGTATATTGGAAAGATCTTAAAAAACAAGTAAGTTATGCTCAATATCAGAAAGACTGGATGTTAAAAGAAAGAGATAAAGTTCAGCAAAGCATGACAGATTATCTTAATGTGAATGGTCATAACAAAAAAGATAAAGCTTATCAGGAAATGAAGAAAAATCTAACTGATTTGAACACGTCTATTGTTGAGGCTGATACACACATCCAAGAAGCTAAAGCTGCTCTTGAAGAAACCAGAGAGAACTTAAAGCAATGGCAAATTGATCGTTGGGAAAGAGCTGGTGATAAGCAGGACGCTTCTCTTAGTTATAAAAAGAATGCTGATGATATTAATTATCAGCTTTCAGCCAATGATTATGAAGAACGTTTGAAAACTTATGATAAAATTATTCGCGCTGATGAAGCGAAAAGACAGCTTCTTGCAGAAGAAATTGCAGCAAATCAAGCTAACGGTGGAGCTTGGAGCAATGAAGAGATGCAGAAAAAGATTGAGGAATATGATAATCTTACTACTTCTATTATTCAATCTAAAGAAGCAATGCAGCAATTAGCTCAAGAAGAAATTGATTTTCGATTTAAACCTCTTGATGAAGCGCAGAATAAACTTTCAAATCTTGTATCTGAACTTCAGACTGCTCAGAAGTTGCTTGGCGATACCGAAAGTTTCTATAATGATGATGGAGCTTTCTCTACAAACGGTTTGACCAATATTTTATTGGTTCAAGAACAGATTGATGCTACTAAGGACAAAATAGCAAATTATCGTGAGGGATTAAATAAGCTGGACGAAATGTATAAAAATGGTGCAATTGGTCCAGAATATTATAAGACTAAAACTGATGAAATGCTTAAGAGTTTGCAACAAGAGTCTGCTACTCTTGCCGATCTTAAACAGAACCTTCTTGATATGTATACTACTCAGGTTACTAAAGAGAACGATCTGTTACAGGAGAATATTGAAAAACGTAAAGATGCCCTTGCTGCTAAAGAGAAATATTATGATTATGATAAGACTCTAAAGAAGAAAACTAAGGATATCAATACATTAAAGGCACAGATTGCTGCACTTGAAGGAACATCAAATGCAGCCTCAAAAGCTCGTCTTGAGAAATTACGTGCGGAACTTGCAGATGCAGAAGACGATATGGCCGATACAATGCATCAGCATGAAGTCGATATGAAAAATACCGGCTATGAGAATTTTTCAGATGAGGCAAATAAGGCGTTAGACAATACTCTTGATGCTGTTAAGAAAAATGCAGCTTTCCAAGAAGCTATTATTGGCAGCATGCTTTCTAATGTAAAAGCAAATTACGACAGTACCTATAAACATCTGGGCGATGTAATGGATCAGTATGGCATGAAAGTTTCTCAAACTTATAGTCAAATGATCACAAAGGCAGCTGACTTTAATACTGCTGCTGTAAATGCAACAAAAGCATGGGAAGGTGTTACAAAAATTGACACCAGTAAGCCTTATGGCGGTTCATCTGCTGGTAATAGTGCATTTGATAGCGCAATGAATAACGCAGGATCTTCTCAGAATGCTGGAAGTCCAAATATTAAACCAGATACAGACTATACTCTGAAGCTGAGTGATACAGATATTTATCTGACATACAGTCATATCAAGAAACAGCTTAAAGCAACATGGTCACCAAAGAAACCGGAACACTCTGATATTGAGTGGAAAAGTTCTGATGAATCTATTGCGAAAGTTTCTTCTGATGGTACAGTTCGTGGTGTGTCTTCAGGTCTTAATAAGAACGGTTTAATGGCGCGTGATGAGTCTAAAACAAGAAAATGTATCATTACTGCTATTGGCGGTGGTGGTCTTGCTAAAGCTACTTGTACCGTTCATGTAATGCCGGATTCTCATTATGAGAAGATCAAGGATTACGCAGATAAAGCTGGCATTAAAGATACTTCAGGCGATAATCTGAGAGATGCTATGGAATATGCTTATAAAAACGGCGCAAACCATAGCGATCAATCATATACCGCAGTTGAGGGATTTAAGAAAGCATATCTGAAGGACTGGACAAATTCTCTAAGTAATCGTCCAGATGGTGCAACAGACGTTCCTGCCGGAGTGAGTCCTTTGATAGGATATTTTAATGCTAAAGGTAAGAAAGTCGGACCAAAAGAAATGCAACAGCTTGCAGATATTCTTCAGATCAATACTCCGGGTGTTAAGAAATATGATTCTTGGGGATCTACTCTGAAAAATAAAATCCTGAAGGCATATAAATCCTACGGATTCTCTAAAGGTGGTGTTGTACGGAAAGGTATTCCTGCCAGCATACTTGATATAATCGGCGGGGACGCTTTAATACCGCGTGGAGATTCTATGCTGATTGGTGCAAATCCGGGTGAAACTGTTTTGACAAAAGAATTCACAGATCAACTGAAACCTACAGTTGCTACTCTGAATGAATTTAATGCTAGAATGGCGAAACCAATTACCACTATTCTACCATCGTCTTCAAATGATACAAGTGTGAATAGTGAGTGTAATATTACAATCAATGTTGATAAAATCAATAATGAGCAAGATATTAAGAAACTTGCTTATCAAATTGGTGATATTATCACTGAACGTAATAAACGTGACTGGAAAAAAGTTCGCTAATTTAAAAGGGCTGTCTTTAAGACAGCTCTTTTAATATTAAAATATATGAAAGAGGTGAAAAAATGCTACAATTTGAATTTAATGGTCATACTTCTGATGAATATGGATTGATTGTGACTAGAATAGAAGAAAATGATACTCTTGTAAATCGTTCTTTGCAATTAGGAGAAAAGAACAAATATCGGCCAAAAGAAAATCAGTTCGGAACATTATATGGTGATAATTATTCATTCAAAATGGGCGTAATGAGAAATCCATGCAGAAACAAAAATGTAGTTCCAGAATTAAAAAATGGAATTTTAAAATACGATCCAACATATACTCCATATTTAGATAATGGAATTTTAAAATTTTCTATGAATTATACAGCTGATATAAAAAATGGAATTATTATTCCAAATGATTCTGATTATTTAACTTCAAATAATATTAGAATCATTAATGCATGGTTAACATCCCCTCAATATCCAAGGCTTCTTAAATTTATTGGAGACGATTATTTTTCAGAAGAAATCGAATTTTTTGCTACAATTACAGAGGTATCTACAGAACATGCATCTCTTCCATATGAACTAACATACACAGTAACTTGTGATAGTCAATGGGGATATACTCCTCTTATTTTATGTAAAACAACTTCCTCTTCTACTCTTCCTAGAGAATATTCTATCCAGAACAATTCTGATTGTTGGGAAGATTATGTATACCCCACAATTAAAGTTTCTCCAAAATCTCATGGGATAATTACTATAAAGAATAAAACCGATAATGATAGAACAATGAAAATTAATGCATTAAAAAGTGATGATTTCTATATAGATTGTAGAAATTTAAAAATTTATGACATCACAAATTCTATTGTATCATTTGAAGACTTAGGCATTGAGGATATAGATGACATTTATTGGCCTCGTCTTGCTTACGGAGAAAATATCTTTGAATTTACAGGTGATGCTACATTTGAAATATCATACAGAGAACCAAGAAAGGTTGGTGCCTTTGCATGAGAATGACTCATAACTATGATGTTTATGGAAATACAGAATCTGCAATCATTTATTTGGCTAAACCTGGGAAACGATTCTTTTGTGCATTAGGTGGAATTGATACTTCTACTGTTTCTGTTACGTTAAGAACTAATAATACTGCAGAATTAACTTTCACAGTTGATAAATATGTAGATGGCGTAGAATCTCAGGGATATGAAGAACTTGATGAAATGATGGAATTGTATTGTGACGGAATCTGGTATAAAATTATGGATCCTCCAACAGAGACAAATGACGGAACACAATGCACAAAGGATATTACCGCCGAATCATATGAAATCTCTCTTACCCAGTATAAATTGAAAAATTTTAAAATTAATATGGGCGAAGAAGATTCTTATGAAATGATGTACCAAAAAAATCATGACACAAGTAAATTTTATCAAATTAAATTTTATAATCCAGAGAATGAAGATTTAAGTTTTCTGCATATTGTGCTGAAGCATGCAGATGTACCTGGATGGAAGATCGGATATGTAGATAACATCACTCCGGATGATGATAAGGTATTACTTCCGAATGAAATTTGTAATTTCGATGTGGACGATCAAAATGTATATGCATTTTTCACCCAAACTGCTGCTCCTGCATATAAATGTGTTTTTGAATTTGATACCGAAAATTTATTAATTAATGTATATAAGCCGGATAGTTTAGGTAAAGATACAAATGTAGTACTTGGTTTTCGTAATATTCAAGATAGCGTAACAATATCAAGAGACGACAGTTTGGTAACACAATTTTATGTTGATGGACTTGACGATTACAATATCGATCTCGCAAATTTTGGAAACTCTGTAATTACAGATTGTTCTCATTTTTGTCGTGAACCATATATGAACATCATCCTACAAGAAAAATATACAGCTTGGCAAAAATACATAGAATCAAGAAGAGATGAATACTGTAATCTATCTAGGGAGTATAATAAAAATCTTGACATTCTTGCTGAATTGATGAATAGAGTCCCTATTGATACTGCTCAGACAAATTGGTTCGGACAAAAAGTTGAAGATCTAAAAGATGCATATGATTCAAACATGGCTATAATCAAAGGTTTTGAGTCTATTCATGTTGATGAAGAAGGAAATTTTGATCTTGAAGATTTGAAAAACTCATCCGATTGGCCTATGTACGAATCAATCATGAACTATACTCTTCCATCCATTGTGGCTGCGTTACAAGCTCAAGACGAAACTATAGAGGGTTTCGGTAAGGGAAACATCATCTCATGTGTAAATCCAGTTGTATTAGGTCAAGATTGGTATATGGTAGGTTCCGGAACTTCTTCGTTCCAAACAGTACAAATTAATGACGCACCTGCATACGGAATTACTCGTGGAGTTAAAGTAACCGGTACAGATGGTGGTATCTATCAACACAATATCAGTATCGAACCATCTCAGAGATATACTCTTAGTTGTTTTGTAAAAGGATCCGGTACATTTTATCTTGGTTATAATAACACCGGAGAGGACAGAAAGAATATTTCTTATAACATCACATCTTCTTGGACAAGAGTTTATACTTCTTTCAATCTAACATCACATCTTATTGATGTGGCATTTACAGGAAGTTCTGACTTTACTGTCTGTGGTATGCAGCTTGAAATGGGAGATGCCCCGTCTCAATTTGGATACTTTACTCAGTCTGAAGCAATCATGAAAGCGTATGAAACAGATTGGAAATTATACGGCATTGCAGAATTAAAAACTAAAATTGCCACATATGATTCATGTATCAAAGAACTAAAAAAGAATGGATATGCAGATGGATATAATCCTCTTTCTGGATACGAAGAGGCATATTTCACTCAAATGCATCAAAAATATCTGGATTATTTGAATTTAAAAGATCAGGCTGAAACTGCATTAAAGGAACGTCAAGCTGAATATGATGCGGCTAAGAAACCTGAAATTCAAGAAAAACGAAACCAGATTGCCAAAGATGTTTTAATGGAAAATTTTGGTAAAGTACAGGAAAAATATCCAGCGTTTACAGATAAGGAAACGTATATTATTAAGAGTCTATATAATCAAGCAACTTATTCAAATGAAAATATTATTATTACGACTCTTGATAGCACAGTTGATGCAGTTGATAAAGCGATTACATTATATAAAGATGCTGTAGAAGAATTGTATGTAGAATCTCATCCGCAATATACTTATACAGATGAAATTGGAAATATTTATGCTCTTCCAGAATTCAGAGAATATCATGATCAGCTTGCAGTAAATGATTTTGTTCGATTAGGACTATCTGATACACGATATGTAAAACTTCGTGTTGTAGAAATCAGATATAATCCTTGTGATATGGATGAAACGATGGAAGTTACTTTTTCCAACATGGTCCAATATAAATCAAAATTAACAAATGATAACGAATTTTTAACAAATGCATTAAATCAGACTTCTGACAGAACCGGTGGTCGTGTTAATTCAGTCAACAAATCTTCTACTTCTGATTATGTCATCACATCAGAAGCTATTAAACAAATCTTTTCAAATCCTCTATTCAATTCAATGTTAGGTGGAACTGTCACTGGAGGAACCGGGTCTGGCGGAACCATTACTGCTGATACAATTATTGCAGAACTCGTGAAAGCAAAAGAAGGTGTATTTGATAAGCTTACTGTTGATACTGCTTTCATGAAATATCTCGATGTAAAACTTATTTCCGCAGATAAGATCACAACTCGTATTCTCGAAGCGGAACAGGCAAATATTGAAAAGCTGTCAGCTAAGATTATAGAATCTAACCAGATTAATGCTGATATGATTAATGTGAAAAATCTTCTTGCAGGTCATGCAGGGGTTGGAGAATTACATACAATTCATCTTACTGTAGAAAATGCAGAAATTGATCAGGCTGTTATTACTAATCTCATCGCAAAGAAAATTGCAGTTGGAGATTTAATGGCTCAAAATGCTCTTGCAAATCAAATTGTACTTATCTCTAAAGACAATAAACCTACTATTGCATTTCAAGAAAGTACCCAACAGTTTTATGATTCCAAAGGAAATGTTCGTGTACAGATTGGTATGGACGGTAAAGGGGATTTCAACTTTATTGTTAAAAATGGAGACAGAGCCGCTTTATTTGATGAAAATGGTATTACCCAGACAGGTATTCCAGATAATACAATTCTTGGAGACATGATTAATAACGCCACCATTACCAAAGACAAACTTGGATTTCAAATCATAGAACCAAATGAACAAGGTGGTATTGACATCACTAATATTTATGATGGCAAAGGAAATCAATGGTGGGGAATAGAAAAGACGACTATTACAGATGACTACACAAAGCAGATTAAAAATGTTACAGATACTCTAACCGGACAAATCGAAACTAAGGTTAGTAATACTCAATATCTTAAAGATCAAGAATCTATCCGAACAGATTTTTCTGATATCAAACAAGATGTTTCTGGAATTACATCTACTGTAAGTAGTATGCAAACAGATCTTTCTGAAGCTCAAGAAAAAATTAAAGCAAACACCTCTTCTATTACTCAGAATGCAGATAAAATCAGTTTTATGGTAACTGGTGACAAAGAGTCTGAGTTCACAGTTACTGATAAATTTATTCAGATGATCTCTGACCATATTAGCATTGATGCCAGCACCATTGACATTAATGGTATTATCACTGCAATGAATACACACACTGGACCAGGTAAAACTAAAATCGACGGTGGTATTATTGAAACTAACACTATTACCGCTGATTCTATTAAAACAGATGCTATTATGTCTAAAGTATTTGAAGATAGTTTAGTATCTTGTTATTCAACTAAAGGAATATGGTTTGATTTATCTGACAGTGGAGCAATTAAAGCAAAAAATTTTGCTATTGATGCAAATGGAAATGCTTATATTCGTGGTGACAGTACAGTTGAGGGAACTATTATTGCTAATAAAGGTTATATTGGTGGTATTGGCGGTTTCCATATTGAAGCGGGAAAACTATATTCTGGTATGGATACCTTTCCTGAACAACCAACATCAATATCAAAAGATAAAAATGTGTATATTGGTACAGACGGAATTGCTCTTGGTGGTGGGAATTTCAGAGTTGATCCAAATGGTAAGCTTTATGCTAACTCTGGTACATTTTCAGGAACTATTTACGCTGATGGAGGAACTATTGGCGGTTGGAATATATCTGCAAATTCATTAAGCAACAGAGACGGATCCATAAGTTTAAATCCTGATGGTTTAAAACTTGGCAATCAGTTAAATGTAGATAATCAAGGGAATGCAACTTTTGGTGGTAAACTATCAGCTGCTACCGGAAGTTTTTCTGGTGAATTAGTTGCAGCAACAGGTAGCTTTTCTGGAGAATTAAAAGCTGCTACTGGCACATTCTCTGGGGATTTAAAAGCTGCAACAGGTAGTTTTAAAGGAGAACTTTCTGGTGCAACTGGAAGTTTTACAGGTAGTGTTATTGCTACATCTATTACTGCAAAGCAATCATATTCTATTTATTATAACGATGTTGGAACTGGTGAACCAACTGATTCAGTACAAGTAATTACTGCATTTGACTGGGGAACTAATACAACTCAAATTGGATTTGGGTTGATAGATTCATCTTTAGACTCTTCAAAAATGCATGGAATGCTTCTGATAAAAGAACAAGGCGCAAGAGTTCTAACATTAATTGCAGATGATATTAATACAAATGGATGGTTAAATGTTAATAAACTTAATATTACTGATTCATTCGGACAGTATAAAGGAGTGCCATATAAATCAATTATGTGGAAACCAACAGACACATTTGACTTTAATGGTTATAATCATCATCACACTATTCTTCCTTATAAGAATGGTAATTTTGCAGTAGGTATGGAGAGTACGACTACAGGAATGTTATCTATTAGTTTATTACCATATTTGTTATCAACTGAAACCGATACGTATGGTAATATTACAGTAAGTAAAACCAAAGATACTACTTCTCAGATAAGCATTGGAGCAACAGCTAATCCATATGCGTGTATTTATGTAGATGCCATTTATCTTACTGGTGATAAAAAAGCTTATACCTCACTGGCTAATTTAGGCAATGGTGGTACAACTAATTATAATGGACTTACAAATAAACCTAAAATTAATAATGTTGAATTAACAAGTGGAAATAATACATTATCTAATTTAGGGATCGCTGCACGATCACATTCTCATTCTAAGTTAAATAACAGTTCTCCTGTAGATTATAAAGGATTTGGTCATTGTCATACCGTAATTATGAATAGTAATCATAATATGTGGATTGCAATTAATAACGATGGTACACCCGCATTAACTCCATATAAATTAAAAACATCAACTAATTATACAGATGTTGATACATATTCATTAGAAAAAGGTGGCACTTGTAACCTCGGAAGCACAGATGCGCCTTGGAATGCTGTATATGCTAAGAATTACTATGATGAATATGGAAATAAGATTTCTACAGGCGGTGGTTCAATTAGTCTTAAAATTGATGGAGCTACACGTAGTTCTGGATTTACGAATTATAACCTTGCAACGCAAGATTGGGTGACTGGTAAAGGATATTTAACTCAGCATCAATCTCTTTATGGATATGCTACTACAAGTTGGGTGTCTAATAATTTTGCTCCTAAAGGTTCTGGTGGTGGAACAACGTATTATGGAGGTACAGGTATTACTATTTCTGGAAATACTATTTCTGTCGATAGTACTGCTTCTTCTACTCATACACATGATCATTTAACGGGATCATTTGATGTTACAGTTGGTTCATCAACAATGTTTCCAGACGGAGATGGTGTTTATTCATGTGGTAGTAGTGGACATAGATGGAAATATGTTTATGCGTCTAATGGTATAAATACTGGTTCTGATGAATATATAAAAGAAAATATCAAAAGCATTACCACTCTTTCATCTATTGACAAGTTTTATATGTTATTAAATCCAATTCAATATAAATTTAAACAACGTCCAGGTGATAAAGAAGCCTCTAAAATACATTTTGGATTTGGTGCAAGAGAAACAGAAAGACATTTAAATGAAAATAACTTTAATTCAGAAGAATATAGTTTGGTTACAAAAGCTATTTTAGATAAGCCTAATTTTGTTGGACGTACTGATGAATATTCAATGAATTATCTTGAATTTATTTCTCTCAACACTCACATGACACAGAAAGCCCATCATCGTATTGACTCTCTCGAATCTGAAAATCAATCCCTTAAGAATGAAATTCTTATGCTCCAGGGACAGCTCTCTCTCATTACTCAACGACTACAAAAAATGGAGGAAAAGTTATGTTAAAAATTAGTGAAACAAGAAATGTATCCGGTCAGGTTATGATCGGTGAAGGTGAAAACTCAAAGCAGGTTGCTTATCTTAATGCATCTGTTAGTAAAGATGGAAATGTAAATATCAATAAATCCATTCAGGATAGCGAAACATTTAAAACAAATAAAGAAGCAGTCCTGAAAGATTTTACAGAGTTTGAAACATACGTATATGGAATTATTCCTGAATAAATAAGAGGCCATGAGCAATCGTGGTCTTTTATTATGCAAAGAAGGTGAAATATTTGACCAGTCGAGAATATGAACTTGAATTAAAGAAAATTAAAGCCAAAAATCGGCAGATTGAAATGAAACGAAATCTGAAAGCAGCAAAGGTTAAAAGATTTAATTTGAAAAAACCAAATACAAGTAAGCTTATTGTGTTTGTAGTCTTTGCTATTTGCTTACAGATTCTTTGGTTTAGTGAACATATGATAAGTCTCACTGGAGATACGAGTTATATGTATGCGCTCATAGGTATTCCGGCAGCGTTGATTCCTACAATTTTAGGATATTATGCCAAAGCTAGTAAAGAAAACCAGGTCGGAGGTATTACCTATGATACTGCAATGTGCAATTTAGAATCACAAGAAAGGCCAGTCTTCGATCATGTATCTGAAGATGAGGCTGTAGGATGAATGGAGGTATGACTATGGACATCAAACAGGGTATTCAGGATGTATTATATCTGATCATTACTGGTATTCTTCCACTTCTTATTACTTATGGAATCCTCTTCCTAAAAGTAAAGATTAAAGAACAGGAAAAGAACTTGGAGAATGATCAGCTCGTAAAATATATAGACGCTGCTACTGATGCTATTAGTAAAGCAGTACTCGCAGTTAATCAGACTTATGTAGATGCTTTGAAGAAGGAAGGTAAGTTTGACGCAGAAGCTCAGAAAACTGCTAAACAGATGGCTATTGATAAAGCTAAGGCTTTGATTACAGAAGATTCTAAAGCGGCTATCGAAACATTATATTCTGACTTTGAAGCATATTTAAATGATGCTATTGAAGAACTCGTCAGAGAAAATAAAGTTACATATTAATATAAAAGGAGTACAAGGATTATGAAAAAAGTTATTGTAAATGCAGACATTATGGCAATGTATAAAACATTAAATTCTATGAAGAGTCGTGCGGATTTAATCGCAGGAGATGTTGATGTATTCTGGGCGAATACAATGAACCTGAAGACTCTTAAGGCGCAGGTAGATAAAATCTCAGAGGTCGAGCAGGAGTTAGTTGATTCTTATTTTACAGAGGAAAACTCACATTCTATTGTTGACGAAAACGGTAATGAAACAGGAAATCGTGCTCTTAATGATGACATAAAAGATAAAATCATCCCTGAAATCCAAGAAGGTCTGCAGAAAATTTATGATAAAACATGTGAACTTGATGTTGAGATGATCCCAGAGGAATCTCTCAAGAAAATGCTTAAATCTAATGAAGACAAACTGTCTATGCTTGATATGACAGTACTATATGAATTTGTAGAAAAAGGTGAGTAATAATGGCAACATATATTCAGGGAATTCAAACCTCTGTTGGTGTTGTTAAGTATGATTACAATTATCTGGCTAATCTCCCTGAATCAGATATGACATTATCTAAACAGGGTGCATTCGCTGATGCCCTTGTTGTTGGAAGAAAACTTACTCAGCTGGGAGCTGATGTGGATAAATTGAAAGAATCTATGACTGCCGTACAGAAATCTATCTCTGATCTGCAGTCTGCAGATTCTTCTTCTAACACTTCAATTGAACAGATCAATACATCATTACTTAGCATGACCAATAATATCGAAACAATACAGAACAATATTACTACTTTGACTCAGAATGCTGCTGAGATCAAGAAAAGTGCTGATAATGCGAATTCATCAGTCACAACACTGCAGGAAACTATTAAGTCACTACAGACTAGAATTGAAGCTTTAGAAAAAACTCAGACTAAATAAGGAAGGAGGCAGTTATGTATACACTAAAAATTACAGATGAAAATACTGTTGTAACAACAGTCAAAGAATCAATTGTGGAAAGAAGCAATTATGTAGATAAGATTCAGATTGTAACAAGTAAAATGTACCGGGAACAGATTGATATGTCAGATACAACTGTTTATATGAAGTATAAGCTCCCAGTGTCAGACAAAATTAAAATGACACAACTTATTATAAATAATCTTGAATATGAACAGAATTATATCCAGTATTTAATCCCTGTCGATGCAGCACTTACTGCTGAAGCCGGGGATATCGAAGTATCTTTCACGTTCTTAAAACTTGTTGCTAATGAAGATGGAACATACACTTCTTATATTCGAAAAACCACATCAGGTGTTATTCATATTACTCCACTTGTACAATTTGATAAATATGAACCTTCTGAATTGTTTACTGAAATTGATCAGAGGCTCCTTGCTATGGAAGGAATGATTAAAGATCTCAATGCTCAGAATAAAGCAACTTATGAAGGTATGGTGAAAGATATTCGTCTTAATACAGAAAACAGAAAAATCACTTTAACAGACAGAAATGGTGAAGATACCGGAAATGGTATCGTTGTAAAAGATCTTTCTGCTATGGTAGCCGAAGATATGACAGGTAAAGATCCTGATGGCACACAGGATGGAGTTGTTCATCTTGATCAGGTTGTCGATCTGGATAAATTATTAAAGTAAAGGAGTCATGATATGTCATTTAAAGATTCTAAAATTGCTGCTGCGGCTAATTCGGCAATGACTTTGAGTGCTGAGTTAGCCGTAGACACTGAGGAATATACATTATGTACTGATGGTCGTTATGAAGTATATACCAAATATCAAGACAATGCATATTCAACAGTGGATAACTTAAAAAATATTGCCGTTGATGCTACACAGATTAATATTATGCAGGAAGAAAACAGCCAGTATATGCCATTTAGGATTCCAAGATATTGGGATGGTATGGATCTTATGGATATGCTCATCCAGATAAGATATGAATCTGTAGCTGAGAAAAAAGGTAAAGTAGCGACAGTTATCAATGTAGCTTCCAACAATACTTATATTCGATTTGGTTGGCTGATTGATGCTGCTGTTACAGCAAATGCCGGAGATATAATTTTTGAAATTATGGCTACTGGCGTAAATGAAAAAGGAAACAATTATATTTGGAGAACCAAACCAAATGGTAAGTTTACTGTTCTGGAAGGATTAAATTATGACGGGATCATTGAACCTTCTGAAGATTGGTATACAAGTTTTGTAAATATGATTCTTGGTCATGTAGCCGAAGCAAAACAATACGCAGATGAAGCAAAAGCTTCCGCTGCTTCTATTAATGTAGATGATATAAAAGCAGATGTAAAAACATCTGTTATGAATGATCTTAATGGAACAGTAACTGAATCTCTGAAAGCATATTATACAAAAACAGAAGTTGATACAAAAGTCAAAGAATTAAACACTGCTATTTCTGGTATTGACAGTTTGAAGAACTTAAAAGTTGAATATGACAACACAACTGGAAATTTAGTGTTTAAAGATGGAACGGAACCTATTGGAGAACCTATTACTATTAACAGTCTTGCAAACCTTATAGTTGAGTATTCTGTTGTCAATGGAAAAGGTTCATTAGTATTCAAAGATGGAGAAACTATTATTCAGACTGTAGAACTTAGTTCTATTGAGCCATCTGCTGAGTGGAGAGCTGCATTGAAGCAGGAACTTGAAGCAGAAATGGACGAGAAAGATACAGTAATCTCTAATCGAATTGGTCCACTTGAAACAGCTAAAACTGAAATCGAAAAGAATGTAAATGCCAATACTGCTGCTGTCTCAGAGATAAAAACTACTATTTCAAACATTGAGAAGAAAGTAGAAAGTGCTACTACAAAATCTGATGAGGCCAAAAATGCTGTAGATATCTTGAAACAAAATATGACTTCTTATGATACTCAGTTTGAAGGAATTAATACAGATATTACAGATGTTAAGGCCGCTATTGAAGAAATCAAGAAAAATCCTGCGGCTGCAGAGTACGATGTTACATACGAAAATAGTATTTTTACATTTTTAAAGGATGGAGAAATCCAGAAAAGCTTTAAAATTGAAGGTGGTGGAGGATCTTCCTCAGATACTACTACTATTACTATTGAAAGAATCACAAATGCAGATGCTATTTTCTTACTTGGTTCAAAAGCAATTATTGAATATAGTTTTTCATCTGTAGATAATACTGGTGATACAACTGGAGCCGGTACTGCTGTGTGGAAAGTTGGTAATACTATTGTAGCTACGAATACGGCTGCGCAAGGAAACAATAGTTTTGATATCACTGAATATCTTAATGTCGGTGCAAATACTATTAGATTAACTATTACCGACAGTTTTGGGACACTTGCCACTAAGACATGGACTGTTACTATTGTAGAATTCAAACTTGAAAGCACATTTGATGATACTTTGTTATATACAAATACAGATGTAGTATTTAGATATACACCTTATGGAAACGTTAATAAGACTCTTCATTTTATTCTTGATAGTGAAGACTTAGGCACTGTTGAAACTCAGTCCTCTGGCAGAATTATGTCTTATAATATTCCTAAACAGGAACATGGCAGCCATTTACTCAAAGTATATATGACTGCGACAATTAACAATAAAGAAATAACCTCAAATACTATTTGTAAGGATATTATTTGTGTTGATCCTACAAATAGAACTCCTATTATTGGATGTGCTCAACAGGAATTTACAGCACAACAGTACCAAGCAACAAGTATTAAATATGTTGTATATGATCCTGATCACAATCCCGCCTCTGTAAAACTATCAATTGATGGTAAAGTACAGAGCACTCTTTCTGTAAATCGTTCTGCTCAAATCTGGAGTTATAAGTCATCCACTGAAGGAAAACATAACCTGACCATCTCATGTCGTAAAGTGACTAAGATTTTATCAGTTAATATCACTAAACTTGATATTGATGTTGAACCAATCACAGCCAACTTAGCATTTGATTTTAACCCTGTTGGAAAATCCAATGGAGATACCGACAGACTCTGGACCGATAAAAATAACTCTGCTATTACTCTTTCAGTATCAGATAACTTTGACTGGGATAATGGTGGATACCAGATTGATTCTTCTGGAAACCAGTATTTCTGTGTAAAAGCTGGAACAACTGCTCAGATTAATTATAATCTCTTCGGAAAAGACCCGAAACAGACTGGTTCTGAATTCAAATTTGTATTTAAGACTCAGAATGTTCGCAATGCTTCTGCTACTTTCTTATCATGTATTGATGGTACTGAAGGCTCTGACGTAGGTATTAAAATGGATGTTCATGAAGCATACGTGAACACTTCTACTGACAGCTTATATTTTCCATATAGCGAAGAGGATATTATTGAATTTGAATATAATATCAATACAATTGATACAAAAGACACATCTGCAACTTCTATCATTATGACTTATGAAGACGGAGTTGGAGGAAGACCTCTTATTTATGATAATTCTCATAGACTGCACCAGTATTCTCCTACCCCAATTTCTATTGGTTCTCCGGATTGTGATGTGTTGATTTATAGAATGAAAGCTTATTCTGCTTCTCTCACAGATTCTGACATTCTTGCTAACTTTATTGCAGATGCTAGAGATTCAGATGAAATGATTGCAAGATATAATAGAAACCAGATCTACAATGACAACAATGCTCTTACTCCAGATTCTGTAGCTAATGCTTGCCCGAATCTAAGAGTAATCAAAATTGAAGCGCCGCATTTCACAAATGACAAGAAGGATTTTGTTAAAAATACTTCTATGGAATGTATTTATAAGAATGGGGATCCTAAATTAGATAACTGGAAATTTATTAACTGTTTCCACGCCGGACAGGGAACTACAAGTAATGAATATGGTTTTGCTGCCAGAAATATTGATGTTATTTGTTGTGCGGATGGTGTACATCAGATCAATAGTAAGATTCCTCTTGATCCTAACTATAAGACAGAGTTAGTTCTTGGTGATGGCACAAAATATGAGAACGGAACTGGTAAGATTAGTCTTACAAGAAACTCTGTTCCAAATAATTGGTGGAATTTTAAAGTAAATGTAGCATCTTCAAATATGGCAACTAATGCATTAGGACAGAAGAGATTCAACGACTTTTTACCATATGAAAGTCCTGCGGTACGTAGAGATCCTAAAGTTAAAAACTCTATGGAATTTGTCAACTGTGTAATCTTTATTAAAGAATCTGATCCTGATATTACTACTCATAGAGAATTTCAGGATACAGACTGGCACTTCTACTCTCTCGGTAATATGGGAGATTCAAAGAAGACTGATATTACAAGAGCTTATGATCCAGAGGATATGAAAGAATTCTGTATTGAAATCAGTGACAATACTCTTCCAAACTCTGCATTCCAGACCGGTATAACAAACCAAGATGGAACTATGAAATATCCTATCAGTAAAGCTGAATGGAAAACTGGTAATACAGCATATGATGCTCTGTATAATAACTGGGATGGATCATTTGAATTCAGATATGATTGTTGCGGCGATTCTAAGGATGGTTCTGCTCTTACTTCTGATGAAGCAAAAAAGAAAATACGTACAGATAACAAACAGATTTGGAGAGACTTCTATGAGTTTGTAATTACGTCTAGTGATAAAGAATTTAAAGATGGCTTGAAAGATTGGTGTATTCAGGATGCAATGCTCTATTTCTATTTAGTTACACTCAGATATAGTATGATTGATAATAGAGCCAAGAATGTTTTCCCGCATTGGGCAAAACATTATATCACTCAGGAAGAAGCTACAACTATGGGTGATAAAGCTAAATATTATACTATAGATGATGATGCGGCTGCTCTGCATAATGGTTATAGATTTGATCTATGGGCATATGATATGGACACTCAGCTTGGTATTAATAATTCAGGTGAGCTGTCATTCCCATATGGTAAGGAAGATACTGACTATAAAGAAGAAGGAAATCCTTCATCTGGTTATGTTTTCAATGCTGCTGAATCTGTATTGTGGTGCAGAATACGTGATGTATTTACACAAGAATTAAGAAACATGTATCAGTCTGTAGACTCTAACTGTTGGTCAGACTCCCACTTAATCAATGAGTATGAAGCATGGCAGAATCAGTTCCCAGAAGAACTGTGGAGAATCCACTATGAAAGATTGTATATAAGAACATATCGTGCTGGAACAGTAAGATTCCTTAATGAGATGATGAATGGACGTGGAAAATATCATCTCAGACAATGGGAACGTGACCAGCATATTTATATGGGAACGAAATTCTTACATACAGATGTAAAGTCTGATCAGATTATGTTCAGATGTAATACACCTAAGAAAGTTGTAGTTAAACCAGATTATACTCTGAAGATCATTCCTTATTCTGATATGTATATTTCTGTACTTTATGGTAATTCACCAGAAACTACTCAGGTACGTGCAAAAGCCGGACAAGAATATAAGATTACTACGGACTTAACAAATATGGATGATACAGCTATTCTTATCTATGCTGCATCAAGAATCGAGGCATTAAATGACCTCTCTGCTTGTTATATTCATGATAATGATTTCTCAAAGGCTTCTAAGCTGAAAACTCTTATCATTGGTAATAATACAGCTGGATATCAGAATACTTTTATGACATCTCTTAATATGGGTAATAATACTCTTCTTGAGACTTTGGATATTCGTAATTGTCCAAATCTTACAGGATCTGTTAACCTGTCTGCATGTGAAAATCTTATTAATCTTTATGCTGATGGAACTATTGTAACATCTGTATTATTTGCTAATCATGGTAAGATTGCTCATGCTTCTCTCCCATCTTCTATCAACACTCTTACACTCAAGAACCTCAAAGACTTAACTGATCTTAAGGTTGCAGGATACGATAATTTACAGACATTTGTATGTCAGAATTCTATCGTAGATGCTCTTGCTATCTTAAATGCTGCTATTAATACTCTTCGTACCGTAACAATTACTGGTATCTCATGGAATCTTGATGATACTACGCTTCTTCTGAAATTATCAAAACTTGCCGGTATTGATGATAATGGCGCTACTACTGAGCAGTCAATTCTTACTGGATCTGTTCATGTTCCTGTAGTCAGACAGCAGGAATATAAAGAATTTGTTGGTTCTGAAGATGAACCTGGAATCTGGACAGACCTTGTTCTTACTTACGATTCAATCATTACTCAATTCAAAGTTACATTTATAAATGATGATGAAAGTAATACTATCCTTGATATCCAGTACGTAGATAAAGGTGGAAACGCTGTTGATCCTACTACAAGAGAAGTTAATCCGATTCCTATTCCTACAAAGAAAAGCACAATTAAGCTTGATTATACCTTCAAAGGATGGGAAGGTTCAATGACAGGAATCTTTGCTGACAGAACTATTACTGCTATATATGACAGTAAAATCCGTGAATATACTGTAAAATATGTTTCTAAAGGATTATCTCTTCAAGAATCTACTGCCCAGTATGGTTCTTATGTAAAATATACAGGTGATACTCCTGTATATACTGCTGAGGAATCTGCTTATAAGTACAATCTGTTTAAAGGATGGGATAAGTCAGGATTTGTCGATGGAAATAAAACGATCAATGCAGTATATGAAACATGCGAATACGTAGATGGATACTTTGATAGTAAGGATCTGGCCAATATGACACAGGTTGAGCTTTATACTCTTATGAAAATGGGACTTGAAGCAAAATCATTATCATTAAAAGATACATTAGATTTCAAACTTGGTGTTGATTATAGCTATGGCGACATTGAAGAGCATGAAGTTATTTCAGCTGCGACTAAATTTGATGGAACAAACTATATTGACACCGGATTAAAGATCATGGAAAAAGACAGAGACTTTACGATTGCTATTGACTTTGAATTCGATACAGACAATAGTGTAAATTCTACTCTTGCACAGTGCTTCCAGGGTGATGGTTCAAATGGATTCAGACTTTGGTATTCTCAGGAACCTCGTTTCTCATGGAATACTGATAGTATAACTCCATCTGCTGGAACAAATCGAGAGATTATTGTATTCCGTCATGAAGCTGGAAGTCAGAAGCTTTATGTATACAATTCAAACATGACTGGAAAAGAAGTATCTTCTACTACTCTGAATGCGATCAGGATTCCAGAGCATAGTTCCACTCTCGTATTTGGATGTTCTAAAGCTGACGACGGAGCATATGAAAACTTTGCAAAAGGCACTGTACATTGGGCTAAAGTCTGGTACGCAGATCTTGGTGAAGAACAATGTATGGATATTGCTTCTTGGATTCATGAAATTATTCCAATGGAAGTAGCTAAGTTTAAAGGATATTATCTATCTGACGTTGCTTCAAAGAGAGCTAACATTACATTTGTTGCTTCTAATCTACTTGGTACAGAAAAACCTTATAATAATAAGAGCACAAATGCAGGTGGATGGGCTGATTCTACATTAAATACATGGTTGAATACTCGTATGGTTAAGGCAATCTCTCCTTTATGGAAAGCGTTGATCAAACCTGTAAAAGTATACTCTTCTGTCGGTAACAAGTCTAATGACACTTCTGTATCTAATTGCAGATTCTATGTTCCATCTCTGTACGAAGTTGATCCTACTGCTACTTCTGAACCATATATTTCTGAAACAAATGCTCCTATTGCTTATTTCACAGATGATGATACCAGAAAGAAAGCAAAACCTTCTACTCCTGCAGAGTATGAATCTTATTGGACCAGATCTCCAAATGCTACAGTTGCAAACTGGCTGTATACGGTTAATGAATCTGGTGCAACATATGGATTCTCTTATCCAGGGCAGAATTCTGGAATCTTACTTATGTTCTCAATTTCAAGTGAGGGGTAACCATTCCCATCTTATAAGGAGGATATCACATGTATTATAAAGTAATCAAAAATGATGAAGTCGTAGATGTCCTTAATCATATCCTGTATATCAAATATCAGGAGAAACATAGTCTGTTGCTTCTATGTGATATCACAGAAGCACAGGCTATTTTAAGTTCAGACGGAAAATATGGATGGCACATTGAAGGTCTCTATAATTTTCCGCCTGATAATGACATTTATGCAATAAAAGAAATTTCAAAATATGAATATGACAAATTGAAGAGGTGATCACAGCATGGCGTTAATTCCAACCTGGTATTCTGCATCAACTAAGCAAATTGCAGAAAAGGCTTTACAAAGAGGGGTGCTAAAATACCCAGGACTTTGTTACATCCAAGACAGTAAGAGTATAGCGTGGGTGACCATCGACAACACATTAGAATATGTCAAAGGAGATAAACAGATTACAGATGTAAAATGCATCGGATCAAATCTTATGTTTTTCTCTGGAGATAAACTGCTTTTCTCTTATGACATATCTATGACTGATGAAGATAAAGATCATATTATTGAAGAGGTCAAAAAAACAATCGGATTGGATAATTATGTCAAGTCTTCTGAGCTTTCTACTCTTTTAGATAATATAATCGGTAATCTTGAAGATAAGTCCACTGTTGTAGACTATATCAACAGCCTATCTTATAACAAATTATCTGATGTACCTATTGTAAATCTTATAGGTACACTTACTGTTCCTGTGAAGATATCATCACTCGATGATGGTATTTATAAAGTAAAAGGCCAATGTATCATTGGTGGAAACAATACTACTGTTCAATCTTCTGCAGACGATGTTCTGTATCTTGTATCTCATGATGCTGATACTTCCAGCACAACAATCACAAAAATGCAAGGAAAATCTATTACATTGTATTTCATTCAGCAGGATGGTGAATATACGACTGATCGTTATGTCACTGAAAGCTGGATTAATGAACAGAATTTTGCAAGTGCTGATTCTGTAAAAGAATATGTTTCAAATATCATTGAGGAAACCGTTTTAAATGTTTTAGATGATCATATTGACGCTGCTTTAGAAAGAAAACTTGGAGGTATTGATTCCGAAGATTTAACAAATATATTTCAAGGAGGAAACTAATTATGGCAAAATTACAGTTCGCTACACTTTCTAATCTTCAGGAGTTCTTAAATCTGCATAATGTACAGATTGACTCAAAAATCAGTGAAGCTGTTAAAAGCTCAATTAAAACAGTATCTCAGTCAGAAGACGGATACACACTTTATTTCTACACAAAAACTGCTCCAGTAACTATTGATGAAGCAGCATTCACTATTACTATTCCTCAGCCGACAGGAAAAGCTGACAAAGTAAAAGGTGCAGTAAAAGGTCATCTTGCAGGATTAGACGAAAATGGTAATCTTGTAGATTCTGGAAAGGCGGCTACAGATTTCGATGCAGCCGGAGCTGCTAACACAGCAAAAACAGAAGTAATGTCTTATGTTGGTACTATTCCTACTGGTGCTAAAGCTAAAGATGTAGTTTCTTATATTAAAGAAGCTGTAAAGACAGGCACATATGATGATTCTGCTCTGAAATCAAGTGTTGCAGCTAATACCGCAGCAATCAGTACTCTTAATGGAACCGGGGCTGGATCCGTAAAGAAAGCTGTTTCTGATGCAGTTGCTCAGATTGTTAACGGCGCCCCAGAAGCATATGACACACTGAAGGAAATCTCTGATTGGATTTCTTCTCATGCATCTGATGCAGCAGGAATGAATAGTCAGATTACTACCAATAAAGAGGATATCTCTAAGCTGAAAACACTTATCGGTACTCTCCCAAACACAGCAACATCTAAAGATATCGTAAGTTATATTGCTGAATATGTTTCTAAGGCTCTTGCAGATTCTGACCTTTCTCAGTATGCGAAAGCTGAAGATCTGACAGCCGCTGTAGGAAGAATTGATGCTATTGAAAAGAAATTACCTACATTAGAAGCTGCTGATAAAAAGAATGCTGGAGATATTACTGCTGTTAAAGGCAGAATGGATACTGCCGAAGGTAAGATTACTGCTCTTGAAAAAGATCTTGCCGCTGAAAAACCGAAGATTGCTAAGAACACATCTGATATCACCGCTCTTAAGGGGCTTGTTGGAGATGGATACGAAGCAATTCCAAGTGCGTCTATCAAAGGTTTATTTAGTGCGTAAAGTAAGGGGTTACTCCCCTTGCTTTCATTAAAGCGAAGGGATGTGCAGATAATGAAAGAACAATTTCTTAATTTACAAGGTCTTACTGAGCTTGTTGATTATATTAAAAAATATATAACTGATCAGCAAGAAGTCATCCTTTATGCATCTTATACATTGTTTCCAACAATTGGTAAAACAAATGCAATTTATGTGGACACAACCACAAATGCAATCTATAGATGGGATGATAATAATATCAAATATTATGCATTGGCATTTGATCCTGAAAAGGAATTCATCATGCAATGCGGTAGCTCGAAAGGATGATGTGAATGGCTACACAGACATTGAATACTCGTATTGCCCTTAAATCGGACACAACCGCTAATTGGGCGAAATCTACGCTTGTTCTATTAAAAGGTGAACAAGCGATTGAAATTACAGAATCTGGCGCTTACAAAATTAAAATTGGTGATGGGGTTAAAACATTTGCTGAATTGCCATATGCGACTATGACACCAGAAGAAATCTCTGCACTGATTGGTAATGGTTCAGTACAGAACGTAACTCTTGCTTCCGGTACTAACAACGGTACATTAAAACTGACTGTAGATGGAACAACTACAGATAATATTGCGGTAAAAGGATTAGGAAGTGCTGCATATACAAATACTTCTGCTTATGCAACTGCCGCACAGGGTACTCTTGCTACAAACGCAGTCCGTAAAGTAGTTTCTGGCACTGCGAACGGTACAATCTCTGTAACAACAGGAACTGGAGCAGCAACAGATATAGCAGTAAAAGGATTGGGATCTGCTGCATATAAAGGAGCTGGAGCTTCACAGGGACAAGTTCCTGTAAATGGAGCCGATCTTGGAACGACAGCCAATGTTCCTGTAGTAACAAATACTTCCGGACAGTTAGTTCCGCATGCCTCTGGTGCTCTTGGTTCTGCCGCATTTAAAGGTGCCGAGACATTTGCAACAGCTGCACAAGGTGCTAAAGCAGATAAATCAGTTCAGTCTGTATCTATTACTTCTGGAACTAATAACGGCACAATTAAATTAACTGTTAACGGCAATGCTACTGACAATATTGCTGTTAAAGGGCTAGGTTCTGCTGCTTACACAGCTTCAGGTGCCTATGCTACATCCGCTCAGGGTGCAAAAGCAGACGCGGCTATGCCAAAAGCCGGTGGTACATTCACAGGTACAGTAACGCTTGCAGCCGATCCAACTGATGCTTTACAGCCAACAACAAAACAGTATGTAGATGCCAAAATTTCAAGTTCTATTGCTGCTTCTGATGCAATGGTGTTTAAAGGAACACTTGGAACTAATGGTACTGCTACTGCTCTTCCTACATCTTCTGTTGTAATAGGCGATACATATAAAGTAATTACTCAGGTTTCTGTAGTTGCTGATAATTCTTATACAGGAGCTGCTGTGACAGCTAAGGTCGGTGACTTAGTAGTCGCTATGTCAAAGGATCCAAAATGGATTGTTGTACCATCTGGTGATGAAATCGTTACTACTGTTAAGTATTCCACTACAACACAGAATCTTACAACAAGTGCTAAGTCTGGAGAGATTACAGTAGGTGAAGCTGCTACAAAACAGGTAGATTCTTCTATCGCAGCTGCTTCTACTTCTACTAAGCTTCCAACTTCAAAAGCTGTTGCCGCTTTTGTTGAAGGAAAAGGTTACAAAACAACTGACCAGAAAGTAAAGAATACTCTTAATACTACTGCAAAGGCTTATGTAACTGGTACTACAAGTGCAGCAACTGGTATTGGAGAACAGGTATTTGATACAGGTGTATATCTTGATACAACTGCTGGAAAACTTGTTGCTACTACTTTTGCAGGTGCTCTTCAGGGTAACGCAACGACTGCTACTTCTGCAGCTGCTTGTACAGGTAATGCTGCTTCTGCAACAAAACTTGCAGCATCAAGAAATTTCTCTCTTACTGGAGGTGCCGTTGCTGATGCTGTAGCATTTAACGGTGGAGGAAATGTTGCTCTTAGTGTTAAAAGTTTAAATACTGATTATTTAACTAATGGAGCCAATACTCTTATTTTAAATTGTGGGACATCTGTTTAAATGAAAGTGGCCTCTTTTATGAGGCTGCTTTACTAAATATGAAAATTATAGATTATATCTATTTAAATAAAAATTAAAAAAGGGAGGTGCACAATGGGAGAACAAAATCTCAATATACGAATCAAACATAAATATGATACGGAAGCTAATTGGAATAAAAATAATCCTGTTCTTTTAAGTGGAGAAATAGCAATTACAAGTGATAAATTCGGTAAACATAAAGTGGGAGATGGAACACATAAATGGTCTGAACTATCTTATGCAAAAGCTGAACTTACAAAAGGCGATGTAACAGGCGCTCTTGGCTATACGCCTCCTTCAAGTGACACTTGGCGAGGTATTCAGGATAATCTAATAAGCAGCTCTACAACTGAGTCTCTATCTGCTGCACAGGGTAAAATATTAAAAGAGTTAGTTGACGGGAAAGCTCCGTCTTCACATACGCATACTAAAAGCGAAGTCGGATTAGGCAACGTTGACAATACTGCCGACGCCACAAAAAGTGTAAAATATGCTACTTCTGCAGGTAGCGCATCATCTGCCGCTGCTCTTACTTCTAATGCTGGATCATCAACTCAGCCAGTATATTTCTCAGGTGGTAAGCCAGTAGCTTGTTCATATACACTTGGTAAGTCAGTGCCTGCAGATGCATTATTTACCGATCATACTTATGGAAACATGAAGGGTGCTACTTCTTCTTCTGCCGGAAGTGCTGGTCTTGTTCCTGCACCTAATATAGGAGAACAATTAAAGTTTCTTCGTGCAGATGGTGCATGGGTAATCCCTACAAATACGACATATTCTGTAGGTACATCAAGTTACTTAGGAATAACTAAGCTTTATACTGAAACTGGGTCGGCTACAGATGGTACCATGACTCAAAATGCTATTACTTCTGCTCTTAACGGGAAATCTCCTACCTCTCATACGCACAATTATGCAGGAAGTTCTAGTTCTGGTGGTGCTGCAAACTCCGCAAATAAACTAGCAACTGCTAGAACCGTATCTGGTGGAACTGACATCACGCTAAGTTTTAACTATGATGGTAGTGGTAACTCCTCTGCAAATATCGGATTTTATAGTTCGTCTGCGAGTGTAGGCGACAAAAACAATTATCCATTCCATCGATTCGCAAAACTGGATACTATTGCTGCAAGCTATTCAGATAAATCAACCACATTCTTTATCTCACAGGATTATAGTGGTGGTGGCTTCGGTATTGTACGAATTGTATTACGTACGAATAACAGCAGCTTAGCATCGACAGTTGAAGTAAAATGGCTGGTTCGTTGTGGCTTAAGTGCGGATAGCGTACAAGTCGGAATTTACAATGTTTTTGGAAAGACTTACGCAGATGCCTTCTTTAAAACAGGAGGATCGTATGCTGGAACTTGTTTCCGTACACTTGCAAGTGGTGCGCGTGGTGGTATTAGCAGAACTTGGGTGCTGGTCAATTCTTCAGAAGTAAGTGGAACCTCTGCAACAGATGCAAAAACATCTACCGAGTGTTATGCTACTATTGCAGCTGCTGGTACCGCACTTCATAAACAAGCATATAGTAGTATCGTTTCTGGTACTGATAGCGGTACTGCATCTTATGCGAATAGTGCTGGCAGTGCAAATTCTGTTGCTTGGGGTAATGTTACAGGTAAGCCATCTACATTCGCACCATCATCTCATACTCATAACTATGCAGGATCCTCTTCTGCTGGCGGTGCTGCTACATCAGCAATTAAATTATCCACACCTAGAAAAATTGGTAACGCATCTTTTGATGGTACTGCTGATATTACCTTATCTCAGATGGGACTTAATGTTCCTGTTGAAATTACAAAAGCTAACTATCTTGCAAAAAAGAAAGCTGGAACTTTAAATGCAAATACCTATTACAATGTTATTGATGAATATGATTCTGCAAATGTTATTAACGACTCATCTGTAACAGCCAACAGTGCGTTTTCAAGTACTAAATCAGAAAAAACATATGCGAAGAAAAGTACACTTGTTAATACTACTCTCACAGCAAGTAAATGGACTGGATCTTCTGCTCCATATAGTTATGTATTATCCGTATCTGGAGTAACTTCTTCAAATATTGTAGAAATAGATTATGCTTCTAATGCTTCATCTGCTGCTATTGAAGCTTATCAAAATGCAATGTTAGCTGACGGAGGACAGACTACAAATCAAATTACTATAAAAGCAACCGAGAAACCAACTGTAGATATTCCCATTACTATTGTTATAAGAAATGATTTATAAAAGGAGGCGATAACATGGCAATTTATAAAGGTGAACAATGTCTTGCCGGAGTTGGTAAGAATGCAACTATTAAAATTGGTACTGCTAAAACAGGTACTTCGGCTGCGGTAACTAATTCTGGTACTGATACAGATGCTATATTGAATTTTACATTACCTAAAGGTGATCAGGGAGTTGGAATTTCAAGTGTTATCCCTCATTATCTTGCAAGTCCTAAATCGCAGGGAGTGACCAGATCAACTACTGGATGGGCGACTTCCGCTCAAGTTATGACATCTACAAATAAATATTTGTGGTGTTATCATGAATTTGTTTTGACAAACAATAATCATTTGTATACAGATGCAACCGTTATAGGTGTTTATGGAGATAAAGGTGATCCGGGTACAACTGATTACAATGGATTGAAGAATAAACCGGTCGTTAATGGAGCTGTAACTGCTTATCAGTCAGATATTATGAAATCTCAGTTGAGAAATGTGACATTCTCTACTGAAGAACCTAAGACAACTGATGGTAAACCTGGTGATATGTGGGTGGTGTATGGCGATGAGTAATATTAAAACTGGTGATATTTTAAACTTTGATTATACTAGTACTGTCCAAACTGTAACACTTCCTAAAGGTACATATAAGTTGGAGTGTTGGGGTGCTCAAGGAGGATACAGTTCTTCTAATTCAGGAATAGAGGTTGGTATGGGCGGAAAAGGTGGATACTCCGCTGGAACTATTACACTAAACCAAAAAACACTTATATATATTTATACTGGTGGAGTTGGTAGCATAAGTGGCAACGGTAAAGCAGATGGTGGATTTCCTAATGGTGGTTCATCTTGGGCTTCCAGCACAAGCGAAGGTGCTGGTGGTGGCGGTGGATCATCCGATATCCGTATTGGTACCGATTCATTGTATGCTCGTGTTATCGTAGCTGGAGGTGGCGGAGGTGGCGGTGAAGACAACGAAACTGGCGGATATGGTGGCGGTGAAACTGGCGGAACTTTAGGTTCTGGAACACCTGGTAGTCAAACTGCTCCAAGTGGATATTTTGGAATCGGTGGTCATACTTCCTATGATGGTGGAGGTGGTGGCGGTGGATGGTATGGTGCTTATCCAGCCGGTGGTCAAACAACTCCAGCTACCGGTAGCAGTGGAAGTGACACATCTGGCTCTCCTGGAGGATCTGGTTACGTTTATACTTCTGCTACAGCCTCTAATTACCCGTCAGGTTGTTTATTAAACTCTTCTTATTACTTATCTGCTGCTAAAACCATAGCAGGTAACACTTCTTTTACATCTCCCACAGGTTCATCTGAGACAGGGCACTCTGGGAACGGCTATTGTCGAATTACTGTTATTGAATGCAAGAATACGGCGCTATATACCAGAATAAACAATTCAATGAAAAAGGCTACTGCTTTTTATTTCAAATTAAATAATAACAAAATGTACGGCGTTGGATCTGCTAATTATAATGGTTCTGTTATGAATTTTGATTATACTGGTTCGGTTCAAACTGCTACATTGGCTCCTGGTACATATAAACTTGAATGCTGGGGCGCTCAAGGTGGGAATGGATCATCTAATGGTAATTCTAATATAAATGCAGTTGGTGGTCTTGGTGGATATAGTGTTGGCACCATTACATTAAGTAAAACACAAAAAGTATATATATATTCTGGTGGAAAAGGACAAACTAAATCAAATACCGGTAGCTATTCTACTGTTAATGGTGGATTTAACGGCGGTGGGTCAAATTATACTTGTGGTTCCGGAGGTTCTGGTGGCGGTGGATCGGATATAAGGATCGGAACTGATTCATTATATGCAAGAGTAATTGTTGCAGGCGGCGGTTCTGGAACAGGATGGACAATTAAAGGTGCCGCTGGCGGTGGAATATTAGGCTTATCAAACTATAATTCATCTTACAATAGTACTCAAACAGCAGGAGGAATAGCTTATACTTCAGCTTACAATATAATGCCCACAGCTGGCACTTTTGGTATAGGTGGCAATGGTTCCGGTTCTTCAGAAGGCGGTTCTGGCGGTGGAGGCGGCTGGTATGGAGGTGGCGGAGCCGGATATACGGGCGGTTCTAGTGGTGGATCAGGTTATGTCTACACTTCTGTCACTGCTTCAAATTATCCAAATGGTTGTTTACTTAACTCTTCTTATTATCTTTCTAATGCTCAAACTATTGCCGGAGATCAATCGTTCCCTGCTCCTTCTGGTTCTACAGAAACTGGTCATTCTGGTAATGGACATGTAAAAATCACTAAATTATCAGATGTAATATATCTTACTCATGCTAAGAACAACATAATGGATTTTAATTATACAGGTTCAGTACAATCTAAAACTCTAAAACCAGGTACGTATACAATAGAATGCTGGGGTGGCCAAGGAGGAACTTACAGTAGTTACATAGGCGGATACGGTGGTTATTCCAAGGGTACTATTACTCTTACTGAAGCAACTACTGTTTATATATCTGTTGGTGGGGCTGGATCTTCCTCTTCTACTGCTGCAGGATTCAATGGTGGAGGAACTGGTATTTCTTCTGGTAGAGGTGGCGGCGGAGCTACAGATGTTCGTATAGGTCAAAATTCTCTATATTCAAGAGTTATTGTGGCTGGAGGAGGTGGAGGCGCTGGTGTAACAAGTACCAATGCTAATCCTTGTGGTTGTGGCGGTGGAGAATATGGTGGGGATGGTTATTATAATAATACTACCGGTTCTTATACTACTGGTCAAAATAGATCTGGCGGTAGTGCCTCACAAACTGCAGGTGGTATAACTTGGAGTACAGGCACTCAGGCTACTTTTGGTCAAGGCGGAAATGCTTCCGGCTACTCTTGTGGTGGCGGAGGCGGCGGCTGGTACGGAGGTGGCGGAGCCTATGACAGTGATTCTGACTCTGATGGACGTTGGGGTGGAGGAGGCTCAGGATATGTTTATACCTCTTCTACAGCTAAAAATTACCCTAACGGATGTCTACTAAATTCTACTCATTATCTCACAAATGCTCAGACTATCGCAGGAAACACTTCTTTTACTTCTCCTACAGGATCAGCAGAAACTGGTCACACAGGCAATGGATTCTGCAGAATTACAAATTTGAACCCAACACAATATGGATTATACGTAAAAACGAACTCTGGTTGGAAACACATAGATTTATAAAAGGAGGGCTTAACTATGCCGATTATATTTCACGGAACAGGTAGTGGCGGCTCTGCTAAAAAACTAAAAACCGCACGAACTATTAATGGTACGAATTTTGATGGTACAGCTAATATTACTACTGCTAATTGGGGAACAACAAGAACCGTTACTGTAGGAAATACAAGTAAATCTGTAAATGGATCTGGAAACGTAAGTTGGTCGTTAGCTGAAATAGGTATTCATCTTTCAACAACGGAACCTGCAGCTAGTGACGGAAAAAATGGAGATATTTGGATTACTTATGAATAAAAGACTGAAAGGAAGGTGAGGCTTATGGCTTGTAGTAATGGATGTGGAACTTCTTGTTCTACTGACTGCACTCATTCATCATCTGGTGGATGTGGTGGTTCTTGTGGTGGTTCTTGCTCTACTAACTGTACTGGTGGATGTTCTGGATATTGTGATGGAACTTGTAAGGGAGGTTCAGGAAGTACTTGTTCTGACTGTACTGCCAAATGTGCTAATGACTGTACCGGAGCTTGTACAAATGCTTGTGTAACCGGATGCACTGGCTGTGGGAACAACTGTGATGGAGACTGTACAAGCGCCTGTGCTCAAAGGTGCTCTAATGATTGCAATGCTGCATGTACTGCTACTTGTGCTTATGATTGCGAACATACTTGCACTGCTTCTTGTGCCAACGACTGCACCAGTTGTGGTGGATCTTGCTCAAGTAATTGCTCAGGAAATTGTGATTCCGGTTGTTATACTGGTTGTTATGGTTGTGATTCTACCTGTTCTGGTGGTTGTTCTGGCACTTGTAATACTACTTGCACTACCACTTGCGCCAATGACTGCACTGGCGGGTGCAAAGGAACCTGTACAGGTGGATGTGGTGGTTCTTGTGATAATTCATGCGGCTTTTCTTGTGAAGCTTCATGTGATAACAATTGTACTGCTGTTTGTTCTGTATCTTCTGTGTATGGTGGAAACTCAGAGAAGAGTGTATTGAATTTTGCTTATACAGGTAAAGCTCAATCTGTAACCCTTGAGCCTGGAAAATATGTTCTTGAATGTTGGGGAGCACAGGGAGGTTATCGTTCTAATTCTAGTTATGGTGGAAAAGGTGGCTATTCTACAGGGACTTTAACATTGACTCAAAAAACTACTATATACATATATGTCGGTGGATCTGGAAATTCTGTTACATCAGCATCAAATTCAATCTATCCCGGAGGTTTCAATGGTGGTGGATATAGATACAATTATAAAGGTGGTGGTGGCGCTACTGATATTCGTATTGGAAGTGCTTCTTTATATGCCCGTGTTATCGTTGCAGGTGGCGGTGGTTCTGATGGTAGTCCTAATTATAGTGGTGGGTATGCAGGTGGTGTATCTGGTACTAGGGGAAATTTTGGATGTGGTTCATATGGATATGGTGGATCTCAAACTGCTTCATATTCATCTTTAAGTGCTATTAATTCACAAGGCACCACAAATTCTTCTTCTAACTGTGCTGCTGGTTTTGGTTTCGGTGGTTTTGGATGTTATTACGCTTCAGGTTACGGTGGAGCCGGTGGCGGAGGATGGTACGGTGGACAAGGTACTTATCCTGATGGTTCTGGAGATGATGATGGCGGTGGCGGAGGTGGATCTGGTTACGTTTATACTTCCTCTTCTGCTTCTAACTATCCTCAAGGCTGTCTCCTAAATTCATCTTACTATCTTTCTGATGCTTCTAATTTATCTGGCAATGAATCTTTCAAATCTCCTTCTGGTGCTACAGAAACTGGTCATTCTGATAATGGCTATTGTAGGATTACCTGTTATGTCAAAAAGAAAACTCTACATTGTAAAATGAACAATGAAATTAAAAAAGCAGCTCCAGTATTTATGAAAATGAACAATAAAATTTATGATGCTGGCGCTAATGCTGTAATGGATTTTGCTTATACAGGAACAGCTCAAGCTATATCACTTCCAAGAGGAAAATATATTATAGAATGCTGGGGCGCTCAAGGCGGTTCATATAGTAGTTATTATGGTGGTGCTGGAGGATATTCTGTCGGAACCATAACTCTAACTAAAAATTCTACGGATTTATATATTTATGTTGGTGGACAACCAGAAGCTACAACTTCAACAGGTGAAACACCTGGTGGATTTAACGGAGGAGGAAAAGGTTATTCAAGAACTTATAATTATAGTAGTTATGGACAAGGTGGCGGCGGTGCAACCGATGTTCGTATAGGAAAAAATGATCTTTATGCTAGAGTTATTGTCGCTGGTGGCGGCGGAGGTTCATCATCAGAAAATTCGCTTACAACAAAATATGGCGGTGGAACTACTGGTGGTTCTTCTGCTTCTGGATATGGAGCTACACAAACTGCTGCAGGTACAAATGGTTCGTTTGGTCAAGGTGGTTCTGCAACAACTTCTGGAACTAATTATAATTATGGTTCCGGCGGTGGTGGAGGTGGATGGTATGGTGGTGGTGCATGTTCTGATTATAGTGACAGCACTAACTACCGAGGCTATAATGGCGGAGGTTCAGGATATGTTTACACTTCAGCTACTGCTGCTAATTATCCAAGTGGTAATTATGTAAATTCTTCTTACTACCTTACCAATGCGCAAACTATAGCAGGAAATCAATCATTTAAATCACCTGATGGAACAAATGAAACAGGCCATACCGGAAATGGTTTCTGTCGAATCACCCGTAAATCAGGAAAAATATTTGTAAAACAAAACGGTTCATGGATCAAAGTATAACACTTTGGTCCATATTTAAATTACGAGGAGGAATTGTTATGAAACTTATTTTTAAAGACGGACAAGAATTAGTTATTACTCGTGCTAACGATACATATTCATATGAAGGATATAAAGATGGGTTAGGAAATGATATGAACAAAAATATTGTAGCTACTATTTCTATCTTCAATTCTGATAAATCTTTAAACACTATTAAGGATATGATTACTGATGACAATAGAACAGGTTTTAAAATTATTTATGGGAATACCCAGAAAGATTATACTGGAATGAAAATTGAAAGTATTTCAGAAGAAATCTCCAATGAAAGAAGTGTTATTAATATCTCATTAGCTACAGATAAAACCATAGCTCCTACTGAGACCACTGGAACAACAACAGAAAAAACTAAAGAAGAAACTAAAGAAAAAACGGAAACAGCTTCTGATAAATAATTAAGAATGAAAGGAATATAAGGATATGAGAAAAATAATCGTAAAGGTTGATAAAGAAAAAGCTACAGAGCTTGAAAGAGTTAATTTTGAATTAAACTTCGTAAAAGACATTGTACAGAGAGTTATTGAATCACATCCAAGCGATTTAGAACTCATCAATGGAGATACTCTTATGTCTTACAATAAACGTGGTGCAGAATTACAGAGAAAGTATGCTGCTCTTGCAAATGAGATGGAAAAGGAATACATCCCAGAATACCTCGAAGGTCATCAGTATAGTTGGATTATTCCAAATAATTCTGATGAAATGACTATTACTATTAAATGTAATTGTGAGATTCCAGAATTAGAGGGAATAGCATGAAAAGAACAGAACAATATTCGGACCAGATAGCTAGACTTTATCCATCTAAGAAGGTAAAAACCGATGACGGACAAAGAATATTAACACAGAGTATCACTTTTCAAGTAACTGATGATTGCAACCTTGCGTGTCTATATTGTTACCAAGGACACAAAGGAAAAAATCGAATGTCGTTTGAAACAGCTAAGAAATTCTTTGATTTAGTTGTATCAGGTGAAAAAGGTTTTAAATCTTATATCAATCCAGAGAAATCTCCTGGATTGGTTGTAGATTTCATTGGAGGAGAACCCTTTCTTGAGATAGAGCTTATAGATCAAATCTGTACTTATATTATGGATAAACTCATAGAGTTGGATCATCCTTGGGCCATGAAAACTATGTTCTCTATTTGTTCAAATGGTGTTTTATACAGGGACGAAAAAGTACAAGCATTTCTTCGTAAATGGGCCAATAGATTATCTTTCTCAGTTACTATTGATGGGAATAAAGAATTACATGATTCCTGCCGAGTTTTTCCAGATGGTGGTCCAAGTTATGACATAGCTGTCGATGCTGCGTCAGATTGGATGAAACGTGGGAATCATATGGGAAGCAAGATCACAATTGCTCCAGGTAATATCAGCTTCTTATATGATGCTATTAAGCATATGGTTGATCTTGGGTATGATGAAATTAATGCTAACTGTGTATATGAAAAGGGTTGGACACCTGTACATGCAACTGTTCTTTACGATCAAATGAAACGCATATCTGATTATTTCTTGGAACAGAATTTTGATTTTGAACGTGATTTCTTCTGTTCCCTTTATAATGAAGATTTCTTTCATCCTAAAGATCCTGATGATTTACAAAGCTGGTGCGGAGGCGTTGGTAATTCAATGATTGCTTGCGATCCTCAAGGTCGCATATTTCCATGTATCAGATACATGGAATCTTCTCTTAATGGAGAGCAAGAACCGTACTCTATTGGTGATGTAGATAATGGTATAGGATGCACAGAATGTTATAAATGTAGAATTAATTGTATGGCAAAAATAGATAGAAGGACACAGAGTACAGATGAATGTTTCTATTGTCCTATAGCTGCAGGATGTTCTAATTGTTCTGGTTATGATTATCAAGTGAATGGTACTCCTGACTCAAAAGCTACTTATATATGTGTTATGCATAAAGCTCGTGCTCTTGGAAACCTGTATTTTTGGAATAAATATTATAGAAAAAATAATATGAATAAACGAATGAAAAACTATGTGCCAGATGAATGGGCGCTTGAGATTATTTCTGAATCAGAACTTAATATGTTGAAAGAACTTGAAAGAGAGGATTAAAAGCCTCTCTTTTTTATTGACTAAAAGGAGGCTTGATATTATGGCAGAAATTAAAGGAATTGATGTTTCCAGATGGAATGGAAACATCGACTGGAAAACTGTTGCTAGTTATGGAATGGGCTTCGCTATCCTAAGAATTACAGAAAAAGGAAATATTGTTGATAGCACATTCGAACCTAATTATAAAGGCTGTATTGAGAATAAAATTCCTGTTGGAGTCTATAAATACAGCTATGCTACTACTATTGCTCAAATTAAAAATGAAGCAAATGTAGTTATTAAAACATTGAATAAAAGAAAACTGGATTATCCTGTGTTTCTTGATATAGAGGATAAATGTCAGGAGAATTTATCTGACAGTTTAATGATGAAAATGATTGAAGCATTTAGAGCTATTATTGTCAAAGCTGGATATAAATTTGGTATTTACTGTGGTTATTCTTGGTATCAGTATCAACTACCAGAAGGTGCTAAAAAGTACGATGTATGGACAGCAAGATATCCTAATAATGATACCGGTGAATTACAGGAAAGATTAAGAGTTCCTGCTTCTACTGGTGTTATTGGATGGCAATACTCTAGTAAGGCAACCATTCCTGGTATTCCAACAAAAACCGATCGAAGTGTATTCTATAAAGACTATTCTAAATCTTCTACTACTTCTACAGACTCTCCCAAACCAACAACTACACAAGGAAGTGATACTATGAATAAAGATAAAGCTATTGATGCTCTTATTGCTTGCGCTGAAAATGAGGTTGGATATTTAGAGAAGAAATCTAATTCTCAGCTTGATGATAAAACTGCAAATGCAGGTTACAATAACTACACTAAATACTGGAGAGACGTATATCCTCAGTATCAGGCACAGGCTTGGTGTGCAGCGTTTGTGAGTTGGTGCATGATGAAAACATTCGGTCTTGATGTAGCTAAAAAACTCCTTAAACATTGGCCTTATGTATACTGTCCTACTCTTGGAAATCTCTTCACAAAGTATGCAAATCCACAGCGAGGAGACATTGTAATCTTCTATCGTAATGGTACATTTGCTCATACTGGATTAGTAACAAAAGTCGAAGGAGATAAATTTTATACTATTGAAGGTAACACTTTAGGAGGCTCTTCTATTGTTCCAAATGGTGGTGGAGTTTATGCTAAGAGTTATTATAATTCAAATCTCCCTGGGACAAAGTTTTGTCGTCCAGACTATTCTATTGTCACATCCATCTTAACTTCTAACACCTCTTCTACATCATCTCCTGCACCTGTACAGCCATCTTATACTGCATGGGTAGGTTCTTGTACAGCTAATGGAACAGATGTATTCTCAGGCGCTACAGGAGCTTCTAAGTTAAGTACATATCCTAAACTTAATGCAGGTAATCTTGTGGATATCATCGGTGAATCTGGTACAAGATATCAGGTTCGTATCGCTGCAAAATATATAGGGTATGTAGAAAAATCTAACATTAAAAATCCTAATACTCCTGCTGCAACAACTACAAAAAAATATCCATTTGTAGGAAAAGTAACTGCAAGTAAATTGAATGTTCGCAAAAAACCCGGTACTGAACATTCGTTACTTCCAGAGTATCCGATGTTAAATAAAGACAATCTTATTAATGTCCTCGGAGTTACAAAAGATACTAAAGGTGACAGATGGTACAAAGTATCAATCACTAAAAAAGAATATGTTGGCTATGTATCAGCCAAATATATCATTAAGGCATAAGGAGGTACGTCATGGGTATTGAACAGATACAGAAAATCCATGAGTTTGGTGAGATCAATGTGATCATATCTTTACTTCTTTGTGCAATGCTTGTTATAGCTTTAAAAGCTGGATGGGAGAAACTTCTTGATGTTCTTGGTCTCGAAACAAAAGCATCTCTACAGAAGAAAGCTTTAGAGAAGAAGTTGTCTGATATGGAACAGAAAATTGCTGATTTTGAGCAGTCTCAGCATAATTATCATGATCAGTCCATTAATATCAGAGATGATCTGAGAACAAATCAAAATACTCTGAGCACACAGCTTACTGATCTTACAACTTTGATGCAGAACTTTATAACTAATCAAGATGAGTGTACTGTAGCATCATTTAGAAGTTCTCTCTGGAGAATGCATAGAGACTTTATGGCACAAGGGTACATCACACCGGATGGATTAAAGACATTCCTAGAGATGGGAAAGCTTTATGAAAAGGCTGGTGGAAATGATATTTATCATGAGAAATTACTTCCAGATATTGAATCTCTGGAAGTCAGATATACAAAAGACAATGTACTATAA